CTTGTTAGCTGTTTCTATGTAGTAACCCGATCCATCATTAAAGTTAATTAACATACCTGATTCAGTTTTATCTATTGAGTTAATTGTTAATACTGCTGCAGTTGTTAAAGCTCCTAATATAATTGATATTGTTAATAAGATTTTAGTTATTGTTTTCATTATTCTATCTCCTTTATTGTTTAATAATTTATTATGAAGTTCATGAATTGTATTTGTAATTGAGTTGCTACTGCTTTAAATTTACTTGTTAACGTGTTTGTAATTAGTTCTAAAGTATTATATAAATAATTTATACCTTCTAAGCTATAAGCCTTGTATTTGGCTGTTGTGTTTATTGCAGTAGCTATTATCTTATCTATAATACTATTGTCTTGCGTCTTGATGTATTTAGTTAGTAGCTTGTTGATATTGTGATAATCTCTTTTAGATCTTATTGTTAATAGTAATTTGTTCATTGTTCTATTCTCCTTCACTTTGTTAATTTATAGAATGGATTATAACGTCATATTCGTCTGTTAATATGTATTTAAAGTTTATTGCTATCTCTTCCCATCCGTTTGATAGATAGATATTTTTATTATTTTCTCCTATATTATCAGCAGAATTTATTAAGTAGTCCTCTAATTGTGAATAGCTGTAATGTGTATTTGTTAATTCTTGCACCTTTAATTCTATTTGATTATTTGTCATTGTTAATTCCTCCAATTAATTTATTAATTACTATACTCTTATTATATATTATAAGTAGTTATTTGTCAATCCTTTTTTTGTTAATTTATATAATATTTTTTATATTATTTTCTTAGTCTCAGTCGGCAACGGCCTTTATAAAATATGTATTAGTTTGTTTATGATCTTATTATTTATTTTTCTATTGGTATTTTTTATTGATGATGTGATTGATTGATATAGTGTGATTGTATATTGATAGATAATAAGATAAGTAATGATTAAGTGGTGTATGATGTATAGATAGATTGATTGTGGATAGTTTGAGCTATTAACAAGTTGTCCACAGAAGTTATACGTAATTGTATATAATAATGAATTGATGTTGATAAGTGTTTAGAGTTGCCTTGAAACTAAAAAACGAATTTTGGTTTAATAAATAAATTGCAGCTATTCAACAGAATATTTTAGTTCTTTATATGGTTTTAATTACTGTATTATATGATATTTTACCATTGTCTTAACTACCTATAATATATAATTATAAGGACTTAACGCTAAAATAAAGGGTTTGGAGGGGTATATTTTCATTTTTTGGATTGATCGGTGGTGGGGAATTGGGGTTAACGGTTCTGTTTTCATAATATGAAATTTTTATCAACTTCGACTAAAATTTGATATTTTACATCGTAACTGCAATCGTAAACCCTAGTAAATACAACACTTTCTAATATCTTAATTACTAAATAAAATGATCTAAATGCATTATCTACCTATCAAAACCCTTATAAATAAAGGGTTTGCACGATACAACCTAATAAGCAGCGAAATTGAATTAATAATCACCCTGTCAATTGTGCTTAGAACCCTTACAAATAAATAACTATCGTCCGATTCATGAATTCAGTTACGAGTAACACATTTCGTAACATTAATTTGAATTTAAATAAAAATTAATAAAATATGTTGACAAAATGTTCGTTTTGGATATAATATAAGTAAGGGATAGATTGAATTAGCTACTCAATTGAAAGTGGATACTCCATTCCATTTCCCTTTATAAAATAAAATGGAGGTATATTTATGAGAAATGAACAAATTAAAATTGATGGGGTTATAATACCCTATGTTATTACAAATGAAGGTGAAGAATATTATCCAATTAAATACATAATGGAGCAGTTTTTATTAAAAGCAAAATGTGCGTTACATAAAAAAGATAGTTTGAAGAAATATATACAAAGGCATTTAATAGATTATTCATTTAAAAATACTGTATCGCAAGAAACATATTGTATGAGCAAAGATGGATAGGTAGAATATATTAAAACTTGCAAGAAAGATCAAAATAAAAATGAAATAAAAATTAAGAGATTGCAATTATTTAGTGAATATATTGGGGTACAACTTAAGTTTAATAATTTAACCTACTATGATCTATACACAATAGAATGTATAAAAGACTTTAAGCATAGAAATCCAAAAGTAAAGGATAAATGTTGTGTAAAATGTGGACGAACATTCCCTAATAGTGATTACTTTTTTAATAAAGATAAAAGAGTTAAAGGTGGAATAATTAATACCTGTAGAGAATGTAATGGTGGATATTGGCTTACAGATAACCTGGTTAATAAATATGTATTTACAACATTTGGCTCTGAAAGTTTTGAATATTTCATAAAAGATAAAAAAGAATTTGCTATTGATCGTATAATTAACTCTATAGGAGAAAAGATTGATATTCGTAAAATGTTTGGCAAAGAAAATGAAATTAATATAATATTAGATGCATGTAAAAGATTAATTGAGTTAAGAGGAATTGACGAATCAGATATATCATTAGATAATATAAAACCATTCTTAAATATTAAAGATTCATCTCTGAATAAATTAACAAATAACATGATAATTAAATATTGTATACCAGATATAAGATTAAGACCTTGGAAATGTAAAAAGTACTCCCTTGGCATAGTTGATAAAAATGAAGCATTGAATATTTTCAGAACGTATTTAAATGACAAAGAAATAGTAATTGAAGATATATTCGCTTATAAAAATTGGGCAAATTTAATTAAAGAATGCAGAATAAGAAGGCAAATAAATAATGATTTATTAGGGTTTGTTGTAGATTTGTACGAAAGAAAATATGCAGGTTATTTATTTAATATAGCATCATCAAATTATTACAAAATAAAATCTAATTTAATATTTGATATGAAATATCTAATCGAAAAGACTTGCGATTACAAATAGAAAAGATACCACTATACATTACAAAATATACTCTAAAGCAGAAATCAAACACTCTTTATGATTTATTAAGAAAGGAAAACAGAATATTTAAAGATCTTTTTGAATGGATAGAAGCATGTTATCCTGGTAAGTTTATAAGAAGTGATTTTGATTTAAATCCTTATAGATCAAGATTTGATAGTTTGGAGGAAGCACAAGTATATGAAGAGTTAACTAAAATGACAAAAGGGGTTATTTATAATTCTAGAGATGATGAAAATAGAGTTGAAATAATGGGTATGGTGCCTGATTTTATAATACACACAAATAAAGGATGTTATCTTACTGAATATTTTGGTTTATATTCAGCAAATGCTACTAATTCATCTAGATTGCAAAATTATATGAGAAAACACAGTATAAAAATTAAAAAATATAAAGAGTTAGAAGTGTTGGGATATAAAAATCTATTCATATACCCCGAAGATTTAAAAAATGACTTTGAAGGTTTGCGAAATAAAGTTAAAAATATAATATAATTACATTGAGTGTCATTATTTGACACTCTTTTGTTTTGATATCCCAAAAGAAAAGCCATAATACGTCCTAGAATCAATTTTAAATTATTATAGATATAATTTATCGTCTAAAAATAAAAACGCTTTAGAAAGGCAAATAAGCACGTATAAACAAAGAGAATAAAAAGAACTTACAATTAAATTGAAAAACAAAAAAAAGACAATAATTGCTTATTGCCTTTTGATTGTTAGTATGTTATTATTTGATTATCGTTAAAAAATATCGTTAAAAAAATTACTTTGAAAGCTGTCCTTATTGCCTTGGGATGGCTTTTTACTTTTCTTAAATGTTTTTATTTCACTATCCTCCAAATATCTAATCCTTGTTGGGTATAATCTCTCCAATAATTTATAGTGATCTTCGTTAAACTTTTCTTCATGAGGATTAAACTCTATAATATAATACAAATTACTCAATTGTTTATCCGTATCTTTATGTTTTTGATTTATAGTATATATACAATGTTTCTCATCAAGTATTTTTAAGTTTCTCTTAACTGTACTTTCACTTATCATTAACTCATCTGCTAGTGTCTTAATAGCGGGGTAACAATAACTTTTCTCTCCTGCCATAGACCACAAACTCATATATATCATCTTTTCCATTACTGTTAATCCTTTGTATTTTCTAAAAACATTTGTAAAAGGAACATAGCTTACTTTTGACGTTGACTTAATTTGGTCTAGTATCATTGCTTTCTAAATACTCACTTATTATTTGCTCTACCAATTGTTTCATACTAACACCTTTTATAATTGATTCTATTTTCAATTTCTTATGCGTATCTTTATTAAGATACAATGTAGATTTTACAATATTGTTTTTATCCACAGTTATCACCTCAAAAACATATTAACATATAAATAGTTTTGACGTCAATATGTATAACATGGATAGAATAGATAGAATATTTATTTATTTCTTTATTTATTTCTATTTAGTAGGTCAAATTGAACCCCATGTGGATAACTTTTTAACATCTAACTTATTTAATACCAATTGGTGGCAGACTTATTAACATTATAAACAGGGGGTTATTTTTGACCTGGGGTATGGGTTCAAATTGGATGGGGTTCAATTTGAACCTCATGTGGATAACTCATTCGCTCCTCCCTCACGGTCGTCCCTCATTCTATTATTGTCTTATTTTAGGCTAGTAAAATAGCCAATTTAGACTTAATAAATGTATAATGTATATATACAAGCAAATACACCTTTAAATATACAAAAAAAGAGATCATACTAATTGTATAATCTCTTAATTAATTGGCTATAATATATGTAAGAATAAATTAGAGTGGTATCTAGTAATGACCTGAATCAAAACTAGACAAGGAACTTAATTTTAACTAGTTCTACCATTCTAAAAAATAATGAAAAGAGAAAAAATAAAATATCTGTCTGTGGTGGGATTTATATTTTATATGTTATTTCTCTTTCTGTAGGTTAATATAATTATGTTTGCTTAAATAACTAAACTATGGTTGGTTTATTGTGTTATTTCTTTATAAGCTATATCATTATTTATTAACCCTATTAGATATCCATTAAGATAAATATAATCATCATCTGTTATTGCAGAATCTTTTATCTTAGTGTATATCTCATGTTTTACATCATTAAATCTAAAGTTGGAATAGTCTTCTAATACTAATGAATCTATTTCTGACTTTAGATTTTTTATAATGTAGTCTGTTAATTGCCCTTGTCTATTTAGGTTAATTATAGATGATCTTAATTTTAAATAGTAAGGATTTGGTTCTGTTTTAGTTTTTCTAGTAGTCTTTTTCTTATTTAACTGTTTACAAATATATTCCGCACTTCTTTCTTTGGGAACATATTTCTTTCTCTTCTTACTAGAACCTTTCTTTGAAGGTATTGCAGAATAAATCATTACATTCATCAATCCACAATTCAATGGCAGTATAGTTGAAAATAATATAAATACAATAAATATCTTTTCAAATACTGAATTAGTTGTAGCATACCAGATAAGTAATGGAATACATATTATTGGTATAATGAATAATGATTTGTTGATGATTTGTTTCTTTTTAGCCATATAAATAGCCTCCTTTGGTTAATTAAATTCTTTTTGTAATAGTTAAATAATTTCACCTCCTCCTTTGTGATATGTATCGCGGCGGGGCTATAAAATAATTATGCCCCAATTAATTTATCTATGTTGGTAAAGTTAAAATCTAATGATAGATAATCGAATTCAACATTTTTATATTTTGTATTACCCAACATAGATATAACTACAACTGTTGGGAAGTAGTCTAACACAGAGTAATTGTCTTTAAAATATTTTTGCACTTCTTTTGATTCATATAAACTTTCCAACTTCTCTTTACTTGTAAAATGACTATAATCTATTTCTATTAATAAAGAGTAAAAACTATCTCCTTTTTTATAAATAATAAATCCATCACTCCTCTTTTTGCTTATCTTCCATGATTTTTCAACTTCAAATAATTCAACACTATCCACTTTCTCATGCAACCTTGAGTAAAAATCAATTAGATAATACTTATGAGCCGTTATATGCTTCTTGTTAATTTGATATATATATTCGTTGCTACCATATAAGTATCTTTGCAGTAATCCACCTTGTTCCATTTTAAGCAGCTTCCTACTAGCTAAGTTATAGGATTGTTTACAGTTTTTATAAACTATTCTGCTGCAAATCTTAGCTGTAATAAATCCATATTTCTCTATAAAGGATAAAATATCTTTAGTGTTCTCATTTATTCTCATAGTATCACCTACCCATTAATATTTTTAAAACTAATTGGTCTAACTTCTGCTACCTTTTCTTCTTTTTTGACTGGTTTATTTGATTTTTTAGATGATTTAGGTTGTTTTTCTTCTATTTCTACAGGTTTTTGAACATCTTTTAATAAATCAACCATCATATCTTCAGATAAATATAATGTTTTTCCTATAGATATACCTCCCGTATAATCTGCTATAAACTCTCTTGATTTTTCTAGTGACACTGCTCTTTTAGCTAAACCTTCACCTGATAAAATACTTAAAGCACTTGCTGAATTTGATTGATTGAAGCAGATTTTGTTTCCTAACTGTGCCTTAATTTCAGGACTCATATTATTAATAGTGGCTCTTTGAGAAGCCAATGTTATATATATTCCAGCACTACGTGATTTTCTAATCAAATTCCATAACAAATCCTGACTTTCTGAATATTCCATCAAGTCTGCAACCTCGTCAGATATAAAATGTATTATTTTTAATTTTTTATCATTACTAACTAAAGAATTATATTTATAAATATTTGAGCAATATTCTTCGTATTTTGCAAATAATTTATTTCTTCTATCCATTTCTTTATTTAAATCTTCTAATAATTTGATTGTTTCGGCTGGACTATTAGAATATCTCTTGCATTGTTTTACATTTTGCAATATTCTTAGGTCTTCCTTCTCACTCATCATACCTATATACAAATCAAAATCATTTCTAGTTACACATAGATTTACAAATGCCATAATTAAAGATACTGTCTTACCGCTCCCTACTACTCCGCCTATTAGACAATTAGGTACAACTTTATAATCTAATATTATAGGTTTATAATCATAGCCCATTCCAACATATAATTGCCATGCTTTTAGCTTTTTAATAGGGGTAAATTTATAATTGTTATCTATTGCCTTAGTTATAACATCACATTCAGCCTTCTTAGAGTTATTATTATAAGTTATAAAACATTTACTTAATACTTTTGATAAATCATCGCATGAAGCGTCTAAATCGCTATAATTTAATTGAGAAGGTATTGATATAGATAATTTATATCCTATTTCATCTTTATTTAAATCCTTAATTGGCGAAATGGAGTCTATTGTATAAGTTTCACCAAAGGTATTCCTAAACTTGTTGCCTGTATGGAAGTATCTATACCACTCAAATCTAATCTTATCTTTATCTGATATGTCTTTATCACTTTCATGCACCCTTATATATATTGTATTCTTCTTATCTTTGCTAGGTTCTGCAATAACATCACCCATATACAGTTGTTGTATTGAAGGGATAAGCTTCCTGAACTCATTACAGTCAAGACCTATAGGTAATCCGATTATTGCATCAAATCCATAATTTTTGCGAATTATTTTTAATATCTCATATTTCTGTTCTATTTTATTTTCAGATTTGTTACCTATAGAATCCATTAATTTATTCCATTTGTTTTTTATGTTATTTTCTATCTTTCTATTCTTTATATCTTCTTGATTGTTTAATGTATAAGCACCAGCTAAACACCCTACCATTGCCAATGTTTCTAATATCATCTTTTATCCTCCTTTGTTAGTGCTGCCGCTATTATTCCGATAATTAAAATAACTGCGAACCAATTAGGAATAAATATACCCATTAACGCTGTTCCATTTAGCAACATGCTTTTTAAGACACTGAAGCTACCAGCTACTAGATTATCAAACATAGGGGATACTATTTCTATTGTTTTAACTATAACACCTACTGATACACCTAAACCTAATATTTTTAACGTAGCTATTGATCTATCGAGCTTTTTAGATTCAACAATCTCCTTACCTACTTTAATATCAATTCCACTAATTTCTTTTTGCATACTTTGTACTCCTTGAATAATTATTGTTTTTGTTGTTTATACTATATGTATATGTAAGTATGTATTGAAATGTGTATAGAAATTAAAATTATTTTGAGGTGATAGTTATGATGGGAAAAACACATATGGTAGCAGGTGTTATAGTTACTGGTGCGTTGTGCTATTATACTTCATTAGATAGATTGTCATTGATTTGCGGATTCATTGGAAGCACTGCACCTGATTTAGATTTGATTATAGGACAACATAGAAAATTAACACATAGCTTATTGGGGGTTATTATTGCATTTGCTATATGTAGTCTATTTAATGTAACATTTGCTATTAGCTTTTGTGCTAATTGCATTGTTCATATTGGGCTAGATAGCTACACGAAGATGGGAGTTCCTATCTTTTATCCATATAATAAAAAGTATTATGGATTTAAAGAAATAAAAAGTGGGGGAGTCGAGGATAAATATTTTTGTTTAATTATGATATTTTTGATAGGTTGTATATTGGCAGAAATATAAAAAAGACTAGAATATGATATAGAGAGTTATCTAAGATTAGTTAAATAAAAAGACTAGAGAAATTAATCCTCCAGTCTATTATCACTAACTCCAAAAAGAGTCATCCATCATAGATCTTAATCTTTGTTTTTTACTTTTCTTTTCTACTTTAGATTCTGTTTTTACAGTTTTCTTTTTACTGAAAGTAAACTCTTCGCCCTCATCTTCATCTTCTTCACAATCTAATAATTCATAAGCAGTATTAAGTGTAGCCATATGCTTATCAGGATCAGCGAATCCATTTAAAACTAAGAATGTATTATCGCTTGATACTAACTTATCAAAATCAGTTATATTGTATTCGGATAATATATTTTGTTCAGAATAATCATCTGAGTTATATGTCCCATAAATATGTGTACATTTAATCCTATTAGGTAATACAAATGGAGATTTTTTGATAGCATCATCAATAGCATCTTTTACTGAATTAAACTTATTACTTAAAGGTAGAATCATTTTATATCCTTTAGCAAAGTTTACTAATAAAGAGTCATTGCTATCTAATGCTTCTTCGCCTAATTCTAAAGAATCTAAGAATAAAGACATAGTTCTAATATTAAATTCATCTTCATCCTCCATTTTATCATTATCAATAAACATATAAGAGTCTATTTGCCCTATTTCCATTAGCTCTTTTATATCTTCATATAACGATAAAGTATTTTCTAAACTTATCTTTTTACTTTTAAGTTTTGCAGAAGCTCCTAATAAAAATATTTTTATATCAGGGTTTAGTTGTTTTAATATTTTAGTTATAATATCAATGCTACCATTTCCGAATCCTCCATCTAATGATGTCATAATAATAGCTGATTGATATTTATCTATAATTCTAGCAAAATAATTCATAACCTTAACTCTATCTAAAGCTATAGATTTCTTTGCTTTACTTGCATTTCTTCCAGTTCCATCACCATTTATAACCAATGCATTTCTTTGTAAATCACAATTATCTAATATTTCCATTTCATTTTTATTAGAATTTACAAATATACCGTCATAACTAGCATGTAATTCATCTCTATTATTTAATAAGCTTATGAAAACATTCATTAACTTGTTTCCACATCCACCTGTTCCGATAACTAAAGTATTATTCATCTTTATACATCCCCTTCATTTTCAATAATTCTTCTATTCCTTTTTCAGAAACAATATAACTTTTTGCATTTTTAACTTTTAATCCAACTTCGATATATCCATGAGATTCTAACATTCCTAATGTTAAAGTAACTTTACTTAAAGACAACTTGGTTTTATCTATAATCTCTTTTTTTGTAGTTCCTTTAGTTTTTATCATTCCTTTGTCTTCGTCACTCTTATCTAATATAGACTCTAGGATATAGTAATCATTTTGAGTAAACAATTTAATCACCTCTTTAATAATTAGTATATCATTACTATTTATATATTGCAAGATTAATTATATCTTATCATTTATATACTTTTATTATAATCTAATATTAAAATAATGTTCATATATTATTGTCATTAGTTTAATATAAAAATATATTTATATTAATGTATAACCAATATTATATTGATTAAACATTAACACATCGACAATATAATAGTAATATTATTGTAATAGAATAATACATGAGTTTTTTAGTCTGAATTAAAAGTTAAACTAAAGCAAAGTTAAACTACAATTATTTAAAACTAAAGCAAGGTTAAAGTAATAAATATTTATATTAAACAAAACTTAAAGTAATAATAGTTGAAATTAAAGGAAATTTAAACTATTATATAGTTATAGTTAAACTAATTGAATATTTTTACTTTAATAATGAAATAATGTAGATAATGTTTAATTTAGTATATTGGAGGTTTAAATATGGATAAGTTTCATGATGTTGAATTTGAGGAAGTTAACAATAAAATAAAAGATAAACAAATAAGCGGAACGAATCATTTATATTATAATACAAGCCAAGTAGCACAAATGTTAGGGATTCAAGATTCTAAGGTAAGGTATTATTCAAAAGTATTCGATGATATATTAAAAATAGAGGTTATTAATAAACAACGTAAATATAAGCAGGAAGATATAGATAAACTAAGATATATGCTAGAACTTCAAGCAGAAGGAATGAGTTTGAAACAAATAGAGCAATATTGTTCAGAAGTTAGTTTTGAAGATGATGGTAAGGTTCAAATAAAAGAATCCAACCCTTTATCTATTAAAGCGCTGGCACAAAAACTAATGGATCACCAACAAGAACAAATAGCAGCTATGGAAGAAAGAATTGTGACAAGATTAGAAAATTACATTTTAAATCAAGAAAACAATAATAAAGAATTTATTGAAAAATTGAAATATGAGGTGTCTATAACCGTAGATGAAGTTATTTCAGAAAAGCTAGAAGAAGTTAAGGGTGAATATAATGAAACAACTAAATCTCTAAATGATATAAAAGAGCAACTACAAGAAATAAAACAAATGAGTTGTGTGACAAAAGAAGACATAGAAAAAGCTTCTTATAAAGAAGGATTTGGAAGAAAGTTGCATAAATTACTGTTTGGAAATAGATAAATGGGGCAAATAAGCCCCTTGAAAATATTTTAATATAAATTAACAAAATAGATTGACAAAGAAATTTGTATGTTATATAATGGATATAGAAAGGAGGGACAAGTCAATAAAGCAAATGATAAAAGAGATACATTGATATACTCGAAGAAAAAGCCAATTATAGACTCTAGGAATAGAGTTTGGTGTTTATAGGTATAATTCATCATCTAAAAATAAAAACGCTTAGAAATTATTATAATGCGATTTAAATGCATAAATAAAAATTAATGAAATAAAGGAGAGGGTTAAAATGAGTGAAGATATTATTAGAGGAATTGTTGAGGAATTAGGAGTTAAGTTTGATTTAATGGCAGAAATAGAGGGGCAATACATAAAAATAAATGAATTTGATGGTTATGTTAAAGATAATGATACATATAAGAAGATGGAAGAATTAGCGATAGGAATTTGTGAAAGTATTAGAGAATCCTGGGGAGATCAAATTTTTGATGTTGATTATGAAATAATAGGACAAACAGGTGAATATGATTTAATGTTTTTAATAATATTATAGAAATTAACAAAATAAAAGGAGGAAAAGTATGCTAAGTTGTATAATAGGAGGTAAATCAATTAATTCTTTTGATTATGATGAAGCTAAATTAAGAGAATGGTCTAATAAAGAAATATTAAAATGTCCAGAATGTAACGAAAGGGTTATATATTGCAAGGGTGATTACAAGATACCATATTTCAAACATGAGATTGGCTCTGAATGTAGTGGAAATAAGTATTATGAGCCTATGACAGAGGAACATATAAATGGAATTAAGATGCTTTACAATAGGTTGAAGGAGATAAAAGGTGTTGAAAATTTAGAAGTTGAAAAATACATAAAAAATACAAAACAAAGACCAGATATATACTTTGAATATGAAGGTGAGAGATATTGTATAGAATATCAATGCAGTCCAATATCAACGCAATATAATAAAAGACATGAATTATATCAATTAGAGGGGATAAACGATATATGGATATTAGGAACGGAAAAGTATAACTTTGAAAAGTTTAAGGAAGGTGATAATACTATTGATTTTGAAGAGAAATCCATAAAAACAATAGAGGACGAAATAGATAGGGGAGATTCGCCTTTGTTGTATTTAAAGGAAGGAAATATATTAAAGATAGACGAAGACGGATTTATTCCTGTATTGAGAGATGAGTATAAATATTTCTATAAAAATTCGCCTTTAAAAAAGACTGTAGGAATGTCTCTTTATAAATACAATATAAACGATATGAATGTTGATACATTAACAATAAAAAATAACTTTAATATAACAAAAACACTAGAAGAAGCAAGGACAACAATAGAAGAGTGCGAAAAAATGATTAAAGAAGTAAGAGAGAAGTATGGGATAAGTATGCTGTTTGGGTATAATTTATCGGTAGATAGATTTCCTTTTTATATACATAATGTTGACGTATCGTATTACTCTAAATACACTTTTGGAAATAAAATTTCTTTTAATTTTGAAGATGTGATCAAAAAAATAAAAAATGACATTGATAAGAAAGTAAAAAAAGTCAATCTGATGAATTTTATAGAAAATAAAAAAATGTGGATAAATCTTGTTGATAACAAATATAAGTTTGATGTATGTTATAGCGATTTCTTAAAATATATATCAATAATTAAAAATGGTCGCATATTATATGAATTTGGCTATGAAAAGCTAAATGATATTGATGAGTTTAAATCTATTATTATTGATAGATTTGATAAAATAAATAAAACGTATGAAACATTGAACACCATAGAAAAGATGGTTATAAATAGATACAAGATAGAACGTCAATATATAAAACATGATTATGATACATCTATACTCTCTTTTTCAATATACATACATCAAAAAGACGAAATTATAGATTTCGACATACATTTGGGCGAAGAAAATAGTTTTAATATAGATGGTGAGCATAATTATCATAAGATATTTTTTAATGGTGATTATAGTTATTTAAAAAATCTGTTTAATAAAGAAGTAGCAGATGAGATCAGGAGGGTTAGATATGGTCAAGTATAAGAAAATTTATAGCAAAAGAGTATTTTTAGAGTTAGTTATAAAAGGACATGAACTATTATGGACAGAACCAAATAGGAATAATAAATGGTTGAGCGTATTCGTGTTTAAATTAGATGATACATTGTTAAGAGATTTAACTGAGATAACTAATAAATAAACTGATTGATTCAAATAATTATATCGAAGGTGAGGGAAATTAATGAAATTAGAAAATAAAGAAATGGATATTATTAAAAAACAAGAGAATACATACATATACAATATAGATGCTTGCTATTTATATAGAGCTATGACAGAAGATATAGCAAATAAAGATGGCTTAATAATTAATAAAAAAGGTTGTTATTCAACAAAAGACATTTCTTATGATAGGCTGTTTACAGCAACAATACCTTATAGCTTAGAAATGATAAGGTTAGATGAATATTATCCAAAAGAAATTTACGTAAAAAATAAAAAACAATATACAAAAGCAATAGTTAATGTTACTTTTGATGAAAATTATAATCAGTGGAGAGATAAAGTAGATTCTGAAACAGGAGAAATAAAATTAAATGAAGAAGGTAAATCCATAAGAGAAAGATATTTAGTAAAGAGCAGAAAGGGTATGAGAAAATACCTTTATACTAATGGATTTACTATTGATGGTCAAAAATACATATTCTATAAAAGAGGTGCATCAAAAGCTAGGACAGGATCTTGTTTATTTATAAAAGAGGGAATGTATAAAAAAATGATGAATAGAAGCAGGTTACTCCATAATAAGACTAAAGAGGAAATAAAAAATAAGAAAGGTTTATTTATAGATGAAGGAGAACAGTGTGATATAACATCATTAAATGCTTATCAATCTCTTGTATTAAGTGGAATCGAGGATATTATACATATAGAACCTAAGTCAATATTGCTCATTGATGATATAGATAGTTTACCGTTTGAAGTTGAATCAAGCGTCACAAGAGAAGTAAATGGAAAATTGCAAACTAAGAATGAAAAGGTAACTAGAGTTAATAATATGACAGATGGCCAAGGATTATTGGATGAGTCTGTATTCAAAATTGCAAATAGATCTAAAAAAGGTATGATGTTATTAAGAAGCGATATGTTTAAATGTTGCGCATTTAATACAAAACTACAAAAATTCTTTGCATATATGGACAGTCAAGGAAAAATAAAAGACGGGAAGATAAAAGATAAGTATAGAGGTTGGGTAGATTATAAAGATATATTATTGGTAACTACACCATCTAGTATTAAATTTTTGAAATTTAAGTATAAATTCAAAGATGATAAAGAGTGTTATGAAGAATGGTTCAATAATATAGATAATGTATTTGGTATTGTAAAAAGTGACAAAGAAGGTAATTATGGAACTTGGAATAGGACAACATATCAGATAATTAACAGTATGCCATTTACAAAAGAACAGATAAAAGAATTAATGTGGCATGAATTAGAATATGTTAGATTATTAAAGACTGATTTAGCTTATTTTAAAAATCATATAGCAATAAAAGAAACAGTAGTAGAGCAGCTAGAGAAAGATATAGAAGAACTTGATTGGGATAATGAAGAAGATTTCAAATCAGATAATGGTAATTATTCCACTGGTGAAATGATAAATAACATTTTAGCTATAAATAGTGATTTTCAATATACAAAAATATTTAAACAATTTAGAAGAGATCAAATAAAATGCTATATAAATGAACTTAGAAAAGGAAAAATAAGATTGGAAGATACTATATACTCAACCATAGTGGCAAACCCTTATGAAATGTTATTACATAGTATAGGGGAGTATGATAACACATGTTTAGCTAAAGGGACAGAGATATATTGTAAATTCTATGAAGATAATCAAAAATTGGCCACATTTAGAAATCCACATATAAATTCAGGTAATGTAATGGTGGCAACAAACAAATGGCATGATGAATATAAATGGTTTAATTTTAGTAATAATATAACTATTGTAAATGTTAGTGATAATGATTTTCCTGATAGAGGACAGGGGTTTGATTATGATTCTGATACGTTGTTACATATCCCTCACAAAACATTTGTAGATGTTGCAGAGAAATGCCAAATGTATAAAACTCCATTAAACTTGGTTAAAGGCGATAGTAAAATAAGATATAATACACTTGATGAATTGGCTGAATTAGATGATGTTTTAAGCAATAATTTTATAGGAAAGATAATAAATAAGTCTCAAATAATAAATAGTTATATGTGGAACTGTAAATCAAAAGGAATGGACGAAGAATTGATTCAGAAGCTATATGATATATCATCAATGTTATCTAGTTTATCTCAAATAGAACTAGATAAGGCTAAAAAATCTTTTGATAACATATCTATGACAAAGGAATTAAAAAATATAAATGACATGAAATATAAAGGTAAAACAATTATAGATTTTGATATTGAATATTTGTTTGAGGAGAAAGTTGATTCTGAAACTGGCGAAATTATAAAAGTTCCGCAATTAAATGTTAAAGGAGAGCAAAAGAAAATTAAAAAAATGATAGTTCCTAAATTCTTTGAATATGTTGCTCAAGATAATACATACAGAAATACAATTAAATTTAATACACCTATGGATTATTTAGAAGAAATATTAGATGAATGTAGAATTAGAAGTGTAAGAGGAAATAAGACTATAGGAGATTTATTGGTTCAAGCAAAAACCTTGGATGGAGTTAGGAATATGAGCGAACAACATACTAATATTTATAATATAGTAAAAAAATGTTCAAGAAAAATAAATTTCCTGTCTTTACCTAGTTGTCAATATTGTCAATCTAAAAAGGAGATTATAAGAGCCAATGCAAAAAAAGAGGCATTAGATTCTTTAAGAAAAATGAAAGTAAATCCTAAAACACTATATTCAATAATGCAAAAATGTTTTGGGGAAGGAAGGAGAGAAGATGATTTCTCTAAAATAGGAATGATAATGTTAAGTTTATTATACAAATCTCAAACATTAAATATATTATCTTTATTTAAAAACGTAAATAATAAAAATGAATATATTTTAATTAAAGATAAAAATGGAGATATAGACATATTTGGATATAAGTATATTAAATTAAAAAGAGCTGAAATTATACAAAAACCTTAAACTTTTATTTTTCAACACCTCGTAAACCCAGTAATATCAATGGTTTGCGAGGTTGCTCTTACGGGATATAATGATAAGAGTATAATATATCAATATTATCTTATCATATAGGCTTTATAAAGTCAAATATTTTCTTAGGGGACAAGTCGACACTAATATCTAAGTTCCCTGTTACAAGATATTTATAGTAGAAATACTTTAATATACCAAGCCCTTCGGGGCATATCTCATAAATTCTCATCTCCCTTTTATATTTTGGACTGTTCGTACGGTTGAGCAGTCCTTTCTTATAGGGAAGTGAGATAAACAAAATTAATAAAATAAAAGAGAAAATTAAAGGAGAGAGAATAATGAATTTAACAGAAATGAGAAGAAATTTTGCAACAAAAACAGGAGTATCACAAGAGAAAGCAAAGGAATTAATTACAGCTTTAGAAGAAGTTGTAGTTGAAGGATTATTAGAAGATGGTAAAGTAGTTTTTGGAGTATTAGGTTCATTAGAAACTAGAGAGGTTGCTGAAAGAACTGGTAGAAATCCTCAAACAGGTGAATCTATGATAATTCCTGGTAAAGTAAAAGTTGCATATAAGCAATCAAGCAAGATCAAAGAAATAGTTAATGAGTAGGTGATATTGTGGCAGCTAAGAAGAAAATATCAGAGAAAAAGATAACTACAACCAAATTAAGTATAGAAGGCTTTCTGAACCTCGATGAATTACAAGGTTTTACAATGGAAATCGAAGAAGAAGGAGAAAAGGATATTACTGAAAAGTTAAAGACTTATAACGGGCAATATGGAACTTTAACATGGACAGTAAAAGAGGAAGAAGAATTAGAATAAGATTCTATAAAAATTAATATAATAGCGGGTACATATGACTCGACTATACAAAGATACTATTCACGAGTGGGATAGTGGTATTTGAAAATAGCTCCCCATAATACTTTATTAAATATAAATACCTTTTTTTGGAGCATTAAACTTGTCTTAATACGTATAGGACATTCATATTTAAGTTTAGTTTAGCAGGTTTATAGAATATGGAATAGTTCACTTTGAAATTAGTATATGAGTAGCAATTGCTAATGGAGTGAATGCAGAATTAATATTATCTTGTGTTTGAAGGTAAGACTATGCTACTAGCACTCAACAAGATAATGTTTCAAAACACTTTGAAACTATTTGTGGTCGAAATAGTGGAGTGTGGGGACTGAGATTTGCGTGATTTAATTGCACGCCGTTGGTAGGCAACAGAAAAACCTATTTTATGTAGATGCCTCTTTTTATGGTTATGAGACGTTAATAAAAGTGAGTTGTTGAACGACTGACATAAAAACCACCTAATTATTCTTTATGAGTAGTCCATAAGTTAGACACCTCAGACACAAGGTGCAACTCAGCAGAAGTAGAGCTGTTTTATAAATCTACGACTATGATAATTCCTATAAAGGTCATATAGGGGTTTGAGTTTTAGGATGGTTCTCTAAATAAAAACCACCTCATAATATTTTTATAGAGCTTATCATGTGGTAAGTTGTTTGAAATATTACGGTATAACTACCCTCTAGTGGATGGAATCGCTAGTAGGCTTAAAAGATATAGTTATCTATATTACATAGAATGGATATAGATTGAGGGAACAGCTAACCTCCTTTTATAATATAAATTAACATAATAAAAGGAGATATTGAAATGAAAAGAGAAAATCAATTATTAGAAAATAAGAAAATGAGAGAAGAAGTAGTGGGTAGAATTGAGGTATTGGAACAAGTAGGAGAATTATTATTGCTTCCTAATACTGATTTTGCCACAAAGGAAATGGTTTCACAATATTATGGTATAAAGTTGAAAACATTGGAAAGTTGTATTGAAGATAATCAAAATGAGATACAGAATAATGGAATGAGATTATATAAAAGAGCAGAAATCCTAAACCTTCTTAAAGGGGGAATAGAAAATAATGAAATAAAAGTGCCGAATAGAGGCTTAATATTATTTCCCAAAAGAGCCATATTAAATGTAGGTATGTTGTTGAGAGATTCAGAAGTTGCTATTGAGTTAAGAAGTAGATTATTAGATATAGCACATGATGCAGAACAAGGTCAAGGCAATATTGAAACGGTCATAAATGAAATATCAGAAGAAAAGCAACTTATGTTGCAAAGAATAGAAGCTGAGATGAATGGTAATTTTGATGAAGTTTGTGTTATTAATGCTAAATTATTTGCACTTAAAAATAAAAGAATTTCTGAATTAGAAGATGAAATTAAAATCATAACTGAAAATTCATTAACCATAAAAGAAGCCAGAAAGGTTATTAATAGATTGGTAAGAATTATTGCTATGAAAGAATTTAGTGGTGCTTTTGGAAAAGCATATAGTGAGTTGTATGGCAAAGTTAATTACCAACTAGGAATAAATATAAAAGCGAGAAATAAGAAATCAAACCAATCCTATATAGAAGTGCTAACAGAAGAAGAGACATTTTCTGTTGAGAAAATAGTTAGAACATGGGCTAATAACATAGGGATTGATGTAGAGAAAGAACTAAAAATATCATAAAATTTAAGAAATACATATAACGTATAGGTTGAGCCAATTCTTAGCTTATACGTCTTTATTATATTAACTAAGAAAAGAGAGATTAGAGATGGGAAAGAAAAGAGTTCAAAAGGTGAAATGTCCTAATAGATGTGGAGAAATAAATGTAGATCAAGAGATTGAATTAGGGAATTTTGAAAAGGTAGGAGATATAAAATTTATATATTGCCCTATTTGTGGAATTGAAATAATAGTAAATTAACAAAGTGGAGAGATGAGAATGAGAGATTATTTAAGAAAAGAAAATGAAAGTTTATTAGGATTCTATAAGAGAATAACTGATAATAGAAAAGAATATGATCTTGATTATTCAGAATGGGCTAAATTAATATTAGGTGAAGATAAATATAGCTCTGATAATGCTAGAAAAGCATATTATGTTGTCAAACCTATGTTAGATAGCTTAGATGAAAGTAATATTAATAATATTTCTGATAATGAAAAGATAAAAGAAATTGAAGATAAAATACATGAGCTAGAAAAGATTCAACTAAAAGTTAGAACTGAAAAACTAGAATTAAATAAATATAAAAGAATAGATGCAAGAAATGAAATGCTTTATGATGAGTTTAAAAGAAGTGTTAAAAACACAGAAGTTCCAGACTTCAAGCCTTTAATAATAAACAGAGGAAATAAAGTTGCACAATTAGGTATTTCAGACTTTCATTTTGGTAAATGTTTTGAGATTTTAGGCAATTCATATAATGAAAAGATATTTTATGAAAGAATGAATAAATTAGCATCTGAAACAATTGAAATTTGCAGAGATTTAGGAATATCAAAATTACATGTTTTAAACTGTGGTGATGATATAGAAGGAATGTCTTTAAGAATATCACAATTAAAATCGTTACAATATGGATTTACGGATCAGGTTATAAAATTGGCCAAATATATGGTTAAATTCTTAAATAGACTAAGCGAGGAGCTAGAAGTTACATATCATCATGTCTTAGAAGGGAATCATTCGGAAATCAGAAGTTTTGGCGACAGAACATGGACGTGCGAGAACATGGAAAGAATAATAATTACATACATAAAAGATATGACTGAAAATAATCCTAGAATTACAGTACCAGAATACAATGGACAATATTGTTCTTATGATATTTTAGGGTATAATATTTATGCTAGGCATGGGCATAGAAAAATTAATGAAAACAAGGTTATAGGCGATGTAACTTTAAAATTAAAGAAATTTATTGATTATGTTTACTTTGGACATTTACATCATTCTAAAAGAAAGACTGTATCAACAGGAGACACCAATAATAAAGAAGTTATATATTTACCTTCTATAATGGGAGAAGATGAGTATAGTCAAGACTTTATGTTTGGTGGATCTAAAGCTTGTGCAGTATTAGATATTTTTGAAGAAAATAAGGGAATTAAATGTACATATAATATATTAGTAAATTAGTTTCTAATATAAGTTACTCGTAAATGATGATAAATACATAAAAATGAATTAAAGTTTGTTGATAAAAGGAGAATGTATATGAATAATAGATTAGAAGAATTATTAAGAATAAAAGAAGATATTGAAGCTGAAATTGAGATGTTAGAGAATGAGGAAGTTGTTGATTCTACTTTAGAAGATCTTACAGTAGATTTACTTGAAGAATTAGCTGAAGCTGATGAAGATACTTGTATTCATTGTTTAATAAAGGAATTTTTAAGAATGGCTTATGATATAGGATATGAAGATGCAATGCTAAGTGTTGAATAGTAGTTAAAAGTGAAATTTTATTAAAAAATTAACATAGTCGAGGTGAAAATCCTCGGCTTTTGTATGTGGGATAGTCAGGACAAGATACCAACTATCCGTCAACATTTCTTATTAAAGATTAAAATAATAAAGGAGTGTTGGTGTTGTGAGTAAAGAATTAACAATTATTGATGAAAGAGAATTATTAGGGAAGGAATTTAGAATTTATGGTACTTTTGAAAATCCATTATTCTTAGCGAAAGATGTGGCTAATTGGATAGAACATAGTAATCCAAGCAAGATGCTGAGTTCAATAGACGAAGAAGAAAAGACCACTCTAACTATTAGTTATAATGGTAATATGACTACAAATCAACTATTTTTAACAGAGGATGGATTGTATGAAGTTCTTATGCAAAGTAGGAAACCTATTGCTAAAGAATTTAAAAAGAAAGTCAAAGAAATTCTAAAGAGCGTTAGAAAAAATGGAGCTTATATGACTAATGAAGTTATAGAGAAAACTCTAACTGATCCTGACTTCTTAATACAATTGGCAACTCAGCTAAAGGAAGAAAGAAATGCTAGATTAAAAGTAGAATCAGAAAATAAATTATTGGTTGAAGAAAATGAAACTATATCATTAGAAAATAGGCTGCTTAATGGTGAGGTATTTAGTTGGGCAGGCAAATCATTGATAAACGCAGTCGTGAGAAAGTATGCTAGAGGTGATTTTGCTAAGGCTTGGAATGAATATAAGAAGAATTTATTATATAGTCATTCAATAAACATAAATAGTAGAATTACAAATTATTTAAATAAAACAGGCAAGAGAACTAAGCCTAAAACTCTCGATATGTTAGATGAGAGTGAAATTCCAAATGCTATTGCGACAGCTATATCTATGTGTAATGAAGCAAATATAGATATAGGAGATATAATTAAGCACTTTAAAGAAAATTAATACATAAAAATTTTTAAAAATAGGTGATGATATCAAAGGTATGTTCTTTGAGCCTATTATTTATTATTTAATTAAGTCTATCTGAGGGTAGATTTATAGAATAATAAAGAAGGAGTGTTGATGTAAAATGAGAGAGAGTTATCAACAAAGAATGTTAGAAAGTAAATCTAAAGTAATAATTTGTGATTGGGATAGAGGCAAAGGGAAATCATATTCAATAGCAGATTTTATTAAAGAAAAAGCAAATTTTAATATGCCTATAAAAATATTGGTAGTTGAAGCATCTAAGTGTAGAGCCTTTGCAATACTACAAGAAAAGTTAAAAGAAGTAATTGAAAGTGATGTATATGATATAACTATTCAAGGATTTGATAAACTGGTAATAACTAAAACCGTAGGATGTAAGAAATATAATTTAGTAAATATAACAATAACATCAAATGTGGAAAGTTCAAGGGGAATAAAAGTTGACTATGTTTTATGTGATGAATATATACCTAGCTCAGATGAACTATCTATGTTTTATAATAATGGAGCTAAACAGGTATATGTTCTAGGTACATTCGATATTGATTATATTTCTGACAATGATATTAATGTTGATAAAAATACGTGGATAAATGAAGAAATTAATAAATTGATGGTTGAATTTTCGAATATACCCAAAGAAGAGAACACGACTAAAAGAAGAGATATTATATTAAATATGATTGAAAGATTAGAACATATGAGGGTAAGGAGTAAATAATATGATTAAGTATATTAAGGCATTATTTAAAACCGTAAAACAGATGGATAAAGTTGGAGCATATTGCTTAGCATCTGAATTTTTTATGATATTAGTATTACCTTCGTTATTTCTATCATACTTTTATGAAGTATTTGCAATAGTTGCGCTAATATTAGTGTTGGTTGCAGCAACACTTGAATTAATATCTATCTGGGATATAGTTAGAATAGAATTTTGTGAATTTAAAGAAATAGTTAAAAGAAATATTGACTAGGGAGAAATCTCTAGTCTCTTTTTATTGTTTAATTAAGCACATTTTAGAGTGTGTTTATAGAATAATAAAAATTAACAATAAAAGAGGTGAGATAGATGGCTACAAGAAAAAGTGAAAAGCCAAAAGATACAACTATCAAGCAAAAGCTAACTTGTAGTTGTTGTGGTAAAGAAAAAAGAGAATCTGATTTCTATATGTCTAAAGCGTACATATATAAAAATATAGGAAGACTTCCTATATGTAAAATGTGTTTAGGAGACGTATATGATAGATATTATAATAGATATGAAGATGAAAAAACAGCACTATATTATATGTGTAGAGCAACATCATTATGTTTTGATTTAAGTTGTTTCATGGGCGCTATGCAAGAGATTTCTAGCGGAAAAAAGAAGTCAAATGTATGGCAATTATATATGACAAAGCTGAATAGCATAGGAAGCAGAAATGGTGCGGGGGATGATTTTGATGCAAGTGATGAGATAGAGAATTCTTTATCTTTAGAAAGTAATCAAGGTATAGAAAATATAGAAGATAACATGAGATGGGGAAATCTACCTAGAAAGGATATAGAATTTCTTAATAACCAATTTAATTCATGGATTACTAGACATAAATGTGAGACTAGAGCTGAGGAAATACTTTACGAAGAGATATGTCAAATGCAATTGGATATAAAGAAAACAAGAGAAAATGGTGGAGATACTGTTAAAAAAGTAGAAGCATTGCAAAAATTAATGGCTTCTGCAAATATAAGACCTTTAGACCAAAATGCTATGTCTGTAAATGAAAATATGATGTTATGGGGAACAATAGTTGAAGCAATTGAGAAAAATGAACCCTGCGAATATTTTGAAGAAGAAAAAAGAAAAGAATATAAAGATTTTAAAGGATATAGAAGTTACTTTACAAATTGGGTAGCTAGACCATTAAAGAATTTATTGGCTAGTCATAAAGACTACAATATAATTCCTGACGAAGATCTTGACAAAGATTTTATTGATGAGTATTCCGAAGAAGTAGGTGATTCTAATTATGAATAAACCTATGAATTTTGTTACGAAAAATAGGAATTATGCAAAAAGTAACGATTTGTTTAAAAGACCACAATTTACAAGCAAAGAAAAAGAAAATTTAGCAAACAATCAAGAGTTTAAAAATCAATTTATAAAATGGAATACATTTATGAAAGAGAACTATGATATGTTTGCTACTTGGTATTTGGGATTAGATTTATTTTTATATCAAAAAATAGTTTTACATTTCATGGGAAAAGCCAATCAAGCAATGATAGTGGCGAGTAGAGGAATTTCCAAATCATTTATGATAAGTATATTTGCCTGCTGTAAAGCTATACTAGAACCTGGGAGTATTATAATCATAGCTTCACCTACTAGAGGGCAAAGTAATCTTATACTAAAAGAAAAGATACAAGGGGAATTATGTAGAATGTCTCCTAATTTAAAAAGAGAAATAAAAGATATAAAAACAGGACAGAATGAAGGTTCTATATATTTCCATAATGGTTCGCGTATACTAACTGTTACCGCTAGTGAAAATTCAAGAGGATATAGAAGTAATTGTAATCTATACGAAGAGAAAGCAAAGATGAATAAAAGTGTTATAGATACAGTATTATCACCATTCTTGATTCCTAGACAAGCTCCTTATTTAAAGAAGCACGAATATTCACATCTGAAAGTAGATCCATGTCAACTTTCAATAACTTCTGCGTGGTATAAATCGTTAGAATGGTTTTGGGAAGAAATAAAACGAATAGGTCAAGATATGGTTTGTGGCATAGAAGATCAGGTTTGTTTTGGCTTTGATTACCATTTGGCTGTACATGAAGGCCTTAAGTCAAAAAGAGCTATGGAGCAAGAAAAGGCAAAGTCAGATGAGATAGGGTTTGCTATAGAATACGAAAACGTAATGTATGATAGTGAGGGTTCTTTCTTTACATATGACTTATTCAAAAACACTAAAAAGGTTAAAAAGGCTATATATCCTAGAACTAGCGAAGAAGTGGCTAGTGGTAAAAAGATAAAGAGATTGGCTAAAAATGATGGAGTGATAAGAGTATTATCTTGTGATATAGCTATGTCTAGTGGAAGTACAAACGATAATTCTATTTATACTTTGGCTGAACTAATACCAATGAAAGGATATTATCTAAGAAGGATAATTTACATTGAATCACACAATGGTAAGACTGCTATGGAGCAGGCGGTGAGAATAAGGAGATTGATATCCGATTTTGATGTTGATACATGTGTTCTCGACTGTTTAACTATAGGTTTGCCTGTATTGGATTTGTTGGGCGAGCAATTAGTAGATGATGAAACTGGTGAAGAATATAGACCTTTATGTGCTTATAATGACGAAGACCTGAAAGCTAGATGTAGAGTTCAAAATGCCATTCCTATGATATTCGGAATGAGGGCGAATAGCCAATTAAATAGCGATATGATAGTTGAAATGAAAGCATTATTTCAACAAAATAAAGTAGAGATGCTTGTTGATGAATCAGAAGCAGAAAACTTTTTAACAAAAACCAATAAATTATATAAAGATGGCGAACCAGAAAAAAGAGCAGAAATGATGTTGCCTTATGTTCAAACATCTTTGGCGATTAATGAATGTATACAGCTTGAAACAGAATTAAGACAAGGAAGAATTGCAGTTAAAGAACGGGGTACTAACACGAAAGACAGATTCTCTTCTATTTTATACTTATGTTGGGTAAGTTCATTAATAGAAAAGGAGAATATGCGAGAAGATAATAAGTCAAATGTAGACTTCTCACGGCTACTACGATTCAATCAACCAATAACGAAAAGAAATAAATTATTTTAGGAGGTGAAATATGGAGGAAGTACAATTAACAGAACAGCAAAAATTATTATTAACATTTGCTAAAACTTTGCAATCTACAATTTCAAACAACTATGTAGTGGCACAAAAAAAGAATTTATTCTCTAAGAAATTCAATCAGGAAAGAGTAGAGCAATATCTTAGCAACCCACAAAAATATGAAAAGCAGCTAAGACAATTATCAATAGTTCTAATAACATTATCGCCCCTTTATGGTTCGATAGTTTCATACTTTTCTAGTATAGCTAAATTTGTACCAGTAGTTGTACCAAATGTAACGAAGTTTCTCACTAAGGGCGGAGAAATAGATTATGAAAAATTAAAAAAAGAATATCTTAAAGTCTCCAGTTATATGGAAAATCTTTCAATAGAAGGAGAATTTACTAGAATTCTTGCTGTTAATGGTGTTGAAGATGTGTTTTATGGATATCAAATAAGTACAAATAACTCCAATTACTTTTTACAACTAGATGCCGATTATTGCAGAATATCATCTATAAGTGATGGTTGTTATAACTTTCAGTTCGATTTCAGCTATTTCAATGTAAATAATAAATTAAAAGATGTGGATCAAGAACTATTAGATAGTTATCCATCTGAATTTAGAGAAAAATATAACAAATACAAAACAGGAACTTCTCCTCAATGGCAAGAATTAGATGAGAAGAATACAATATGTATAAAATATACTGATTTACCTTTTGTGTTCCCGCCTTGGGCAAGTTTGTATAGTGATTTGTCTGATCTGCAAAGTTATAAAGATACCGCAAAAGCAAAGGATGCAAATTCAGCTTATAAGTTATTAGGATTGCAAATACCCCTTAATGATAAATCTGAAAAAGAAGATGCTTTAAAGGTATCTACAACTACAGCATTAAGTTTCTTTGATATGATTAATAGTTCATTACCAGAAGGAGTAGGTGCATTCTTATCGCCTATGAAGTTCGAAAAGATAGACTTTGCAACAAATGAAGCAAGTGAAAAAAATAAGATATTAGATGCAGAAACATCTTTATTTTTATCAACTGGAATTTCACCTATAAACTTTGGTAGAGCAAATACTTCTACAGGATTAAATGCTTCTAATCTTGTTGATAGTGGTAAATTATTTAATCTTTATAGAAAGTTTGAAAGATGGTTGAATAGAAAAATGAAATTTGAGTTTAATGGTAAGTTTAGCATACAATTATTAGATGTTACAACTTTTACTGTTAAAGAAGAAATAGCTCAATATCAAAGCTTGGCACAATACGGTGTTCCTTGTAAGTTGCAATTAGCTGCTTTATGTGGGATAACAGCAATCAGAGAACGTGGAATGAGTGCCATAGAAGAAGCATTAGATATAGCTAATACTTGGAAACCACTTAATAGTTCATTTACCACAAGCGGAAACACTGACAATTCTGAAGATGTTGGTAGACCAAAATCTGAAGATTCTGAGTTGTCTGATAGTGGTGAAAAATCTAGAGATACCGATAATGGAGGTAGATAGATTATGTTTATATATTGCATAGACGAAGAGATAAAAGAAAAATTAATAAAAAATGGCTATAAATTTATATCTGAAAATAGTATAGGTAATAAATTAATATATATATTTGAAGATAATCAATTAATAACCTTTGAAAAGCAAGATAGAATATTTAGAACAAATAAATTATATTTTTAAAAAATGGGTAGTAAATTCTACTTTTTATATGTTTTATTTTTTAAGGAGGTGAAAGTTCAAAGATGGATAAACAATATATTTCTACTACCTTTTCTAATTTAGAAAGAGTTAACGATGAATTCGTTAAATGTACTGTTTCTGTTAATTCATATGACCAAATAGCTAATGGAACTAAATTTAGAAAAGAAGCTATAGAAAAGGCATTGCCAACGCTTAACTATTGTCCTGTTATTGGTTTCTTTGATGGAGACTTCAATGGTCATGGCATTGAATATAAAATAACAGATGAAGGTATTGAGGAAGTTGTTAAAACTGTACCATTTGGTGTTGTTATAAAAGATAGTTACCGTTGGGAGAAATTAATGAAGGATAATGGAGAATATGAAGATTATGTTGTTGTAGATTGTTACTTATGGGGTAGATATAAAGATGCTATTGAAATTGTTAAGAATAATTCTTGTAATCAGTCAATGGAAGTTAATATAAATTCAGCAGAGTATACAGATAATTATTATGACATAACAGATTTTACTTATTCTGCATTATGTATTTTAGGAGAAACGACTACTCCAGCATTTAATTTAGCAAAAATTAGAACATCAGATAAGTTTAGTAAGGATAGTTTTAAAGAATGTTATTCTGAAATGACAGAAGCATTAGATAAGTTTTTAAACTTTGAACAAGGAGGGGATAATGTGAAGAAAAGGACATGTTGTAAATGTGGATCAGAAATCGAAGTTGATTATGAATTCGATAAAAATGAAGAATTTACATGTGATAAGTGTTCAGCATCTGATTTTTCAAAGAAAGAAAAATACGAGTTATCTTTTGATGAAATAAGAGAAAAAATAAGAAATGCTATTCAAACAGAAGATAGTTACTGTTGGATAGTGCAAACTTTTTCTAATTATTTTATTTATGAAGAAGAAACTTATAAAGATAATACTTGGGATTTTAAATTCTATAAACAAAGTTATTCATTAGAAGATGATGAAGTTAAATTAGCTGATGATAGAGTTGAAGTGTTTACAAGATTCTTAACTAAAGAAGAAATGGATAAGTTAGAAGAAGAGAAAGTAGAATATGAAAATAAAATTTTAGACTTAAAAGCTAAATTTACAGATTTAACTTCCGAATTAGAGGATCTAAAAGGTGATTATTCTATTTTGGAATCAGAAACTGAAGAGTTAAGAAAGTATAAATCAAATGCTGAATTTGAACAGCATAAGGTAGAAGTTGATGAAGTATTGGGCAAATATTCAGAATTAGAAGCTATTGACGGCTACTCTGAATTAGTAAAAGAGAAATATATAGTTGATATAGAAGAATTAGAAAAGGCAATTAAGGTATTTGCTTTTGATAATGGTGCGGTGTTAACTAAGAAAAATACAAAGAAGAGTTTTAGTAAAGAAAATGCAAAGATTTCTATTATTAATAAAAATAGGGATGGAATTAAAGAATCGGCTTGGGATATATTAGATAAATATGTCACAGCTAACAAATAAAAATTAACAAAAAATGTTTTGAATTAAGGAGGAATTTATTTATGAAAAATTTACGTTGTGATGCTGAATTCATTAAAAGTGTAAGAGGTAATTCAGGTTTAATGTATAGTGTAAGAATACAATCTGGAGATAGAACAGGTTTAGAGGAAGGTGTTCCAAATGGTACATTTGTTAAAGTTGGTGATTTAGAAACAGATGAAAGAGAGATAAGAAAAGCTGTTGAGCCAGTTGCGACTGAATTACCAGGTATAGTAATTAGAGGAGAAGTTAATTATGCTGAAAATTATAAAACAGATTCTTTATGGGGTAAATTTAGAAATAGAGTAGTGAACCCATTACCAGTCGCAAAATTATCTGTAGGAGATTTCATAGGATTATCAGAAGATTATTTTCCTTCAGGGGAAATTTCTACGATAGCAGTTGGGCATAAATACGGAATTGATACTGCTGGTGGATTTGTTGCTGGGACACAATTAAAAAAGACTGATGCTCCTACTACTGGAGATGTTGTATTTGAGGTTGTTGAAGTTAAGGATAATCATATTCCAACATATTTAATGGGTGATGGAAAACTAACTAAACCATATAAAATGATTTCTGTAGAAGTAAAAATCGCAGAGTAATTATTAGGATAATAGAGGAGGAATTTAATTATGAATAAATTAGCAAGAATTATATTAGATTGTAGCAAAGGACAAATCCCTACTGCTTATGCTTCAATGGATAAAGATGCAAGAGAGGACGCAGTAAGACAAGAATTATTAAATATAATGGGGTTAGAAAATTTTGAAAAGAGGGCTTTTAGAAAGGCTATAAGAAAACCAGAGGTAAAAGTTGCAACATTTGAAATAATAGAAGAAATTGTAAATGAAAACTTTAAAACAGACTCTAATACATTATCAAGATTTGCTCAATTATTCTGTGATATTAGAAACTTAGCATTAGGTGATGAAAACTTATTCTATGTTGAAGGTAAGCATTCTTTAGTTGTTTCTGAATATTCAGGATCTCATATGACTGTTAGAAGACAAAGATTCCAAAGTGGACAATCTTTCTCATTAGAAATGAGAAACTTCATCATTGGAGTATTTGTTTATGTTGAGCAATTATTAGCAGGAAGACAAGATCTTGCTACGTTCGTTATGGCGTTAAATGAAGCTGTAGCTAAAAAAGTTGATGCTATGATAGTTACTGCTTTCGAAGCTGGATTAACTAATATCCCAACTGCATATAAAGTAACTGGTTCTTATAATGAAGCAAATATATTAGCTATGTTAGAAAAATTAGAAGCTGTTAACGGGCAAGTTAAACCAAGACTAGTAGGTACTTCTTCTGGATTAAGAAAATTACAAGGAATCGAAAATTTAGCTACTGCTGGAAGATTATCTGAAAAGATGAAAGATCAACTTAATGAACAATTCTTTATGCCTGTGTGGAACGGATATGAGTGCGTTGAGTTAGCAAATACAATTAAAGAAGGTACTATTGATAAATTAGTTTTAGATTCTAATAAAATTTATGCAGTTTGTGGGGATCAAAAAATTTGTCAAGTTGTATTCGAAGGAGATTCAATGGTAAAAGAAAACTCTGGTGATGAATTTTATAATGCTGATATGACAATAGATTATACATTAGCATATAAAGCAAATGCATCAGTAGCTTACTCTGGAGTTGTTGGTCAAATTGAGCTTCAATAAATTAAAATAGAGCAGGAAAATTCCTGCTCTGTATTTAGAATCTTTTAAAAGGTAACTGAAATGTTACTTCTTTCCTTTTATGAGGATTGAGGTATTGGCGTTCCTCAGTTCTCTTTTAAAGGATGTTAGCTTAACGCCATGCAAAAGCTCATTCTATAAAAAAAATGATAAATAAAAGGAGAGAAAAATATGGAAGAAAATAAAAAGAAAACAACAAAAAAAACTACTACCGCTAGTAAATCAACATCTAAAAAAGAAACAAATAAAAATGAAGTTTCACAAGCACAAGCTGATATGGCTCAAATGTTTCAAATGTTTCAACAATTTATGATATCACAAATGAATCAACAACAAAATGGAATAGATAATTCTGAGAAAGTAAAAAAACAAAAAGCCACTACAAAGAAAACAAAATCATATCTTAGAAAAGAAAGAGGAGATGATGATGTTTTAGTTAGATCTGTTGCTGGAACTGTATGTTTCAAATCTCCAAAGACAGGGATAACATATAACTTTATGGAAAATGGAGATGAAGAATGGCTTACAGTAGATGAAATACTTCAAATGGAGACGGCTTCTAAGAAATATTTACATTCACCTTGGTTAGTTGTTGAAGATGATGAGATAAATGAAATATTAGGTATTTCTAAAGTTGTTGATGGTGTTGAAAAATTAAATAATATAGAAGAAACTTTAGAAGAGTTGCCAATTCATGAAATAGAAAAATTAATAAAAGAATCAACTCAAGATTATAAAAATACTTTTGCTGGCATTGTTATGAACAAAATAAAAGAAGGTGAATTGAGAGATACTGTATTAATTAATGAATTAGGAAGAATTTTAAATGTAGATTTTGATTTATATAAATAAATTAACAAAAGGGAGGTGTTTGTTAATTGAACACTCAATTAGAAGAAATTTACGGTTTATTTTTAAGCAATATAACAGATTATGATTTTTTAGATCTAACAGAAGAAGATATGAATAATGAACTTTTAATGCTATTAAAGAAATCATTATCTAAATTTAGATATAAAGATAATATAAAAATAAATGAGATGCTAGACGAGTTCACAAAAGAACTTACTGATAGCGAAAAGAATATTATCTCTCTAGGAATGTTAAGCGAGTATTTAAAAAGCAAAATATATAATATAGAATTGTTAAAAATGAATTTAGGAAGTAAAGATTGGCAGATGTATTCACAAGCAAATCATTTAAAGGAATTGTTAGATTTAAAAAAAGAAACAGATTCAGACTTTCATTACTATATGGGGGTTTTAAATCTTGATAATGCTTTAAAGGATAGAATTAAGAGATGACATATATAGATACTTGGAAAAACAAAATGAAAAATAATGGTGGGAGTATAACAGCTTCCATTAGAAAAAATGCCGATAGGATGTATGCTTTAAATTTTAAAGAAAATGATTCTTATAGAAATTCTATTATTTTAAACTCTGATTTAACTGAAAATCAAATAGATATTAGAGTTGTAAATAAAGATTCTAATCCTAATGAAAAGAGATTATATTTAATGCCAGGCACGAGAGTTAAAGTAGGTAGCTATATAAAGTATGCAGAATCAGACGATGAATATATTTACTTAGTTAAATCCGTAGAAAATAATTTAGAAAGTCCATGTTGTAATGCTACATATTGTAATCAAAAGATTATATTAGATAAAGAAACTTCAATTCCTTGTGTAGCTGCAGGTGAATCTTATGGAGTAAAATTAACAGCTTCAAATGACTTCATTACAGATGCGGATACTAAAATCAAAGTTACAGTTCAGAGTAATTCAACAACAAGAAACATTCCATTAAATACTCGATTTATATTGGGATTCTCAGAGCATGGAGTATATAAGATTTCAGATGTAACAGTTTATAATGAGGGAATGTTAACTTATATTTGCAAAAAGGATGACTTTAGAGAAGGTTATGATGATTTATCTACAGGTATTGCATACAATGGTGATTTACCATCTATTAATAAACCAACAACTCCTATTGAATATGTAATAAGTGGTGCTGATTCAATTAGAAAAGGACAAACTGAAACTTACACAATAAGTAATCCTGATGGTGAATGGGAAATAGAAGATTATTCTGATTCAGTTGAGATTATAAGTCAAGACAGTTCACAAATTCAAATTAAATGTAATGTTTATGGTGACTATATAACGTTAAAATACTTGGTTAGCGAAGAAATTAAAGTAGAAAAAGATATATCATTAGTTAGGTAGGTGAGCAAATGAGTGATATTAACAATAAGTATTTAAATACTGTAAGTTCTAAATTAAAAAAAGTAAGTATGCTATTGCAATATACACATGAAAAAATAATTGAAAACCAAGAGATTAAAAGGTTAGTGTATTATAATAATCGTAATCCTTTAAGTAAAAAGGGATTGACTTACTCAAATCAAAAGGTAGATCAACCTGATTTAACCGAAGAAGATGTTAAAGATTTAATAACATTGTTACCATTTAATCCTGATATGGGAATTAAATTATCAAATGGTATTTTCTTAAACGTACCTAAAGCTATCTTTGGTGGTAGTAACATTATGTATATAGATGTAAATGTTATTTCAGCTTCAGAGTATTTTGAAATCTCAAACGGATTAAGATTATATGAAATAGCAAATAGAATATCAAATATATTTGATGGATTATACATAACAGATGAAAGTTATATTGAAGAATTAGGGAATCTAAAATTTTCATTAGAAGATGTCGAATCAGGTAGACTTAGCAAGGGTGGTAATATGTTATACACTTCTCTTAGATTTTCAATTCAGCTAATGCCACAAACACGTATTAGGGGGTGAGAAAATGATAATATATAAAGATTATGATACAACGAATTTATTATTTAATGAACCTTGTGAAGTTGATGGTGTTGGCACAATATATCCAGTTTCGTTAAAAGATTATAAGAAATTAAGAAAATACTCGCATTACTTGACGTTTTCAAGAGAATATTTAGGTATTGGAAATGATATAGGATTATTGTATGCATTAATAATTGCTGTATCAAGGGCTAAATGTAATGATATTAAAAATTTAGATATTATAACAATGGAAACTTTAAGAGAGTTTTCAGATTTATTCTCGATAATAACCAAGAAAGAGATAATATTCAATGTAATTAATAATGATTTTGTATTTAGAAGTACAGACAATGCAGTTACGATAAATAGCAAGAATTTTGATATTCTTAGAAGTGTGGTTTTAAAAATGTGCTTAATAAAAGAAGCTAAGGTTTTTAAAAATAAAGAAGTTGAGAAGTGGTATTATAAAGGATTAAAAGCGGCACAGAGAGGAAAGAAAGAAATAGATATTGACGATATAGCATCAATAGTAATTCAGGATATGAAATATACTTTTGAATATGTTTATAACTTAAATATATTTCAATTATATGTGTTATATGCGAGAATTAATAATTCAGTAGGATACGAAACTATTTCTAAATTCAGATGTGTAGGCGAAGTAAAATCTAAATTAGAATTTAATGATGGTGTCATATCTAGCCTATATAAAGAAACAGAATTAGGCGATTTATTAATGTCAGAAAATGAATTAAGTGGAATGATTTAAAGATGGGAAACCATCTAAAGATAAAAATTAACAAAAACAAGGAGGAATTTTAATGTTAAAAAAAGGAATAATGAAATGCTTCGAGGCTTATTTATATGATGATAATGGTGATGTTTTAGCAGTTGATGAAAATTTAACATCGGCTTCTTTATCACAAGCATGTGAAGAAGCAGAAATAAAAAATGGGAAGGATAATGCAACTTGGGCTACAATTCAATCAAGCAAAACTTTAACAGCAGAATTACAAACTAATGTATTAGATATTAATAAACTTGTTGTACAAGCTGGTAGTTCTATAGTTAAAGGTGCTACAAAAATGCACACAAACGCAGTTGTATTAGAATTAGAGGACGATACAGCTACGTTACCTCAAGCTCCACTATCTAATGATGAGGTAAAAATAATTGATGTTGCTGCCGATAAAGTTTTAACTATGGGGGCATTAGAATCTGGTGACTATACTATTTCATCAACAACTGTAACATTCAATTCAGGAAAGAAACCAACAGGAGAAATAAAAGTATTGCCTTATGCATACAATGCAGTTAATGGTGAAGAAATAGTAATTGCTTCTGACAAGTTCCCTGCTGTATGTAAGCTTTTATTAAAGAGCATTTACATAGATGAAGATCAAAATATAACACATGATGTTGAGGTTGAAATGAAAGTAAAACCTTCTGCCGATTGGACTTTATCTACACAAGCTGATTTTGGACAAGGTATGGATAATACGTTAACTCTGAAGGCACAAAAAGATTCAAAAGGAAATTTAGGATACATAAGATTCTTAAAGAGACCCTAATACAGCTCCGTCAAAAGGGGCTAGTATATTAGGTAATTTTGTATTAGCTGAAAAATACTTGGGACAAAAATAAAATTACAGGAGATATATTTGTCTCCTATTTCTATAGTACTTATCTAAAAGGTAAGCAGTTAGAAATATTATGATAGAAGGAGGTGTGTTTTTTGGCTATAAAATTAACAAAAGGCACAAGCGATTACTTAAGACAAACTCTTATTGATGGGAAAACTTTGGTTGATGCTAAAATGATGACTCCTATTGATGAACATTTATCAAAAATATCTGAAAATCTAAAAAATTCAATAGCAACTATTAATTTTTCAGCATCGGATTGGGATGATTCTAGTGAAGGTAAAATGTTAACAATAACTCATCCATACAAAACATTAGATGTGATATATAAATTATATAGATTCGAAGATGGGAGGTATAAAGATGAATTTACATGGTGTGAATTGGTTTCAGACTCTCAACTCAATATATATAATGATATAGCTATACAAGGAAAAATAATTTTAGCATTTGATATATCAATATAGTTAAAATGATAATTTTATTGATTCCTCCTTCTATGTTCATGGGAGGAAATTAACTAAATAAAGGAGGAATTTAAAAAAATGAATACAGAAAAATTAGTTAAAAAAGTAAATAAGCACGATAATGATATAGTAAAAGTTAACGAACAATTGGATACAAAGGCTCAAAAATATAAAAGTGAAATAGTTGGAATAAAAGGTTGGCGACAACCTAATCAAAATAAAAAAATAGTATTCGTTGGAGATAGTACAACCGATGTTGCTTCTTCTATCTATGGTGAAATAAAGAAGTATTATTTAGGTAGTGGTGATAAATTAAGTGGTATAACAGAGGATAATTTAATTAATATGGGCGCTAATGGAAATACTCTTGAAAATTTTATAAATAACTTACCAATAGGAAAAGGTATAGATGATATTATAGCATTAAAACCTGATTTAGTTATTTTTTGTTATGGAATAAATGATGTTAGACTAGGAAAAACAAGTTTAGAAAAATTAATACAACTACATGATTTTGCTATTCAAAAAATATTAAAAGAAACAAATGCTTATATATTACTTAGAACACCTCATACACTTTGTTCAGATTCTCCTAATGGTTATATTAGTCCTAGTAATGCAGGTCAAGCCTATAGTGATATTTTGTGGAATTGTTACGAAAGTTTTAGAGGGAAATACCCTAAAACAGATGTATTAGATTTACAAACAATTATATTCGGAAGAACTTCAAGAACAGTTGTAGAAAGTTCTTTAATGGCTGATGAGTTGCACGCTAATAATAGTGGTCAAGCATACGAGGGAACTGTTATTGCAGAGTTTATAGGAGAAAAACCATCAAAAGATATGTATAAAGACAGAAGAACTACTTCTTATTTAGACTATCCTAAAAAACTTGAAAATAATCCTTTGTATGAAAAAATTTGTGAGGGTTATTTTCTAAATATAGGAAATGGTTATTTAGATTTTGATTTGGATAAATCTCATATGAGTAAAATACAAAAAGGCGATATTGTAAAAATTGGAGATGAATTAGCTTATGATTTTACTGGAAATGTTTATGCAAACGGGAATAATATAAGGTTAGTACAAACATTTAATAATTATCAAAATAATAAAAAAGGGTTAGTTGGAATATATAGAGTTAAAAAAAATAGAGAGAACATAGGTTTTTATAGTGCGTCAATAAAAACAGGAGAGGATTTTTCACAGTCTTATTGCTTTAATAAAAATATTGTTGCTACTAACTTTATATGTAAGTCAAACTTCCCTATATCTAACGGAGCAACTTTTACTTTGTGTGCGACACATAATGGAACAAAAAGTGAAATTTGTGATATTGTATTTACTCATAATAATATGACAGGTGCGTTTAGTTGGGTTGGAGGAATAACATCTAAGTTAATAGAAGATTATGATTTTATAACTTTAAGCTGTAAAAGCATAAGCTATGTTGGAGAAGTTAGAATAAGTATAATAATTGAATAATTGATAAATATTGTTCGTAAAATAAAAAACAGACTCCATTCCAAATTTTCGTTCCAGGAACAGAGTCTAATCGTAATATGTGTATAAGTCATCGTAACGAGTGTGCATATTACACTAATATCATATGTAAAAATATAAATAATATACAAATAAAAGTTGCTTTTTATTAGAAAAATTAAAATAATTTAAGGAGGGAATATAATAGAGAATTGACATAAAGTTCTTAAATTATATTCCCTTTCTTTTTCTTTTAAATTAACATAATGTATTTATATAATAGTAATTAATAGAATATATGTAAAATAAAATCTAAATATGTTATAATATGTTTGAAATTTATATCATATTTAGGGGTGAGTTTAAAATTGGAAACAAGAGAGTTAGAAGCAGGTAAGTTACAATATAATAAGTTAAAAATTGTAAAGAATGAAGCGACAGAAGGAGTGGCATTGCTAAAAGAAATAGATAAGATTTTATCTTCTACTAAGAGTAATATTGAGAATGATACAATAGAGAAGGCCATTAATTGGTGTCGCTATAAAAACAAATGGTTATTAAATGAATACAATGATTTAGAAAATGATTTTTACAATTATAAAAGAGGGGATGTAATTATTTCATTGGATTTAGGCACATTAAATATAGGTACAGAAATTAGATATCCTCATCCTTGTGTTGTACTATATGATAATGGCGAAGACTGGATTGTTGTAGCACCAATTACAGCAGCTCAAATTGATGAAACCACAGGTAATCCAATAATACATGAATTTGAAGTTTATGCAGAGAAACAAAAGAAGAAACCTAGAAATAAACGAGAATTTTATTTTACAAAACATTCAGTTATTCAAGTTGACCAAATTTACAGAGTTAGTAAACATAGAATAATTAACAGACAAAGAAAAAAGATAAGGGAAGATCTAATTAATCAAATAGATAATATAATGCTTAAAAAATACATTCCTAAAAAATACGAACTATTAAAAAAGATAGAAGAAATGAACAATGAGGTCAACAAAAAGAATGACTTATTAATGGAGAAGATATCTGATTACGAAGACTTGATAGAAGTTTTGAATGAGCGGATAGCAAATTTAGAAAAAGAAATAAAAAATCAATAAAATAGCTTGACAATATAAAATTTATCTATTATCATAATAAGTAAGAAAGGCTATTGAATAAATACGCCAGTGTTGAAGATAGACCGTGTATATAACATGCGTCAGTGTTTTGGACTGTATGCTCGAAAGGTGTACAGTCTTTTTTGTGTTGTGATTAAATATTAAGTAAAGAGTGGGAAATATCTCACTCTTTTTATTATGTAAAAAAAAGACTCTGCCTAAACAGAGTTATCGTATTTTCTGGTTTATTTTTCATCTTTTTTAATTTCTATCATGTCACAAACATCTACATTAAACAATGTACAAAGTTTCTCTAATACCTCGAAACTAATGCTTTTTGTATCATTATTACTTAATTTATGCAACGTACTATATGATATTCCAGTTTTAGTTGCTACCCAATTTAAAGATCTTTCTTCTTTTTTAATTATATCTAAAAGTTTTATATTTATCAAAAATATCACCTCCTTATTAATTATAATATATGCAAAATAAAAAATAAAGTGTATAAAAAATAATAATTATAGTGTTGACAATATAAAAACTATATTGTACAATGAATACATAAAGTGAAACAAAATAATTTATGAGGTGGTTAGCAATGAGAAAATATAATAAGGTGAAAATTGATTTTTTAGATGTTCTTTGTGTAGCTGTAGGAGTGGACACGCTAGAGGGAAGAGATTTGGTTGTCATAAGGAACACAAAGTTAGATGATATTGAGAATGGAAATGTTGAGGAAATAAACTTTGAGTATTTAGAAGGATGTCAGACTAATAAGTTAGTTGAAGAATTATATGATAAAGAAGAGATGTTTAAGGAAGCGTACCTATATGGGAATAGGGTTATGTGTAAGTTTAAGAATGGCGAAAGAATATTTTTAGATGTGATCTAATACATAAATAGATGGGAGAATTGAATATGAGAAAAGTATTTTTAGATGATTTACCTAGGAAAGAAGGAATTGGTGCGTTAAAAGGCAAGGCGGTAATAGATTGGAAAGGTAGTCTTTATTATAAGGTGAGATTTTTATACGATGAAGTAGATAGTTTTATTGAGATAATTGAATATATTCAGAGTAAAAAACAATTGATAATTAAATATGAAGAAGCCCTATATAAAATATCAATAACATCAATTATAAATGGCAGGTTGGGTAATATAGTAGGTAAATATAGTAAAAGATTTAAAGTGAGAATTGGGGATATATTTAAAGATGATAAAAGAGATTTAATTATAACTGATAGAGAGTATAGATATAAAGAACAAAAACCTGATAAAAAAAGGGGTGGTATATACAGTTAATGAAAAATGGTACAAATACACTTGCAATAAATGTGGTTGGACAGAAGGATGGATAATTGAGGGTAATTTATTAAAAGGTGATAGCTGTTCTTGTTGTTGCAATCCTCCTAAGACTGTAGTCCCAGAAATTAATTCAATTTATGCAAAAGCACCTTGGATGATGAGGTGGATTTCTGAAGAAAATGCTAAAAAGTATACTCCAGCTAGCTCTTTAAAAATAGATATCACTTGCCCTTATTGTGGAAAGAAAAAGAAAATTACAATATATGATGTATTTTATAATAAATCTATCGGGTGTGTTTGTGGAGACGGTACAAGCTATGCTGAGAAATTTATGTATAAATTGCTAAAAATATTAAATATAGATTTCAAACATCAACCATCTAAAGGTATATTTGAATGGTGCAACAAGCATAAATATGATTTCTATGTGCCAAAATACAATATGATAATAGAAATGCATGGAATGCAACATTATAAAGATACAAAAATTGGTAGAGGAAAAGGGAGAACTTTCAAAGAAGAACAGGAGAATGATAAGATTAAAAGAGAATTAGCATTGTCTAATGCTATCAAACACTACATTGAGCTAGATTGTAGATATTCTAATTTGGAATGGATAAGAAATAGCATACTAAATAGTTGTTTATCGGAATTATTTGATTTATCAAAAATTAATTGGTATGAGTGTGATATATATGCAATAAAATCAAATAAATTAAAGGATATTTGTGAGTATTGGAATAATAAAGAAGAATGGGAGACTGCAAAACATATTGGCGAAGCGTTTGATATGGATGTGACAAGCATAATAAGTTATCTAAAGAAAGGAACTAAATTGGGATGGTGTAGTTATGATCCAAAAGAAGAAATGAGAAAGAGTGCAATTAGAGTGAGCAAAATAACCTCGAAGAAAGTAGAAATATTTAAAGACAGAAAAAGTTTAGGAATATTTGAATCCTGTAATGAATTGTCAAGACAAAGTGAGGATTTGTTTGGAGTTAAATTAAATACTAGTAATATATCGGCAGTATGTTTGGGAAAGTTAGACCAATATAAAAGCTTTACATTTAAGTATGTAGAAAATAATGAATAAATTTACTAAATATAGTATAATATCCTCATAGTTAAATTTTGAGGTGATTATATGGGATTTTTAAAAGAAATATTAAAAGGCTTTACGATGAGTACAGATGATATGATTGCAGAATCGAACAAAGGAATTGCTGAATATTATAAGAAGCAAGAAGGATTAAATTATATTGAAATAATTTTTAGTCATAAGGTGTGGGGAGTAGAGCGAGAATATGGTGAAATATCAAGCGTTTTGTTATTTGAAGATAGATTAAGATTTGATACAAAAATTAAAGGGAATTATAGGGATTTGCTATTAAAGAATATAACAAATATAGAAGTGTTAACTGATACTCAAATAGAACAAAAGTCTAAACTAGGGCAAATGATGCTGATAGGAGTATTTGCATTTGCAACAAAACCAAAGACTGAGAAGATAATAGATAGAAAATTAGTTATTAACGCTAAAGAAAGTGACATAGATTTTTCTATAATAATAGATACTGTACAGGATTCATTAAATGTTGCTAAAAAGTTAAATAAGTTCATAGAAGAGTATAAAAACAAGACTAATTAGAGTGGTACAATCCACTCTTTTATCATACAAAATCTCTATAAACTTAAAAATCGTTCGACAAAGCGAGAAAATAGATGAAAAATGTGGTAAAATATAGTTAAAAGAAGAACATATCTTAATTATAAAAGTGTAAATATATGGTAAAATATAGTTAAGAGGTGTTCGTATGATTATAAGAAGGTATTATAGAAAAAGCAATACTAAGATTATAATTAAGAGGAGGGGAATTACAATGGCAGTATTGGCAACAAATAAACCGAATATGTTTGCGATTAAAGAAGGAAAAATGAAAGAATTTATCAAAGAGAGCAATAAGAATAAGATAAGTGATGACTTTTTAGAAGAGTGTAGAAAGGCAGCAAAACTATTTAGAAAGAAATAATGAAAAAGACAATAGAAAATTTTAACCCAGTAATAGAAGCTTTATCAGAAGAGAATAGAAAGTTAATTAGTGATTTTTTTGTTGGAGAAAAAGCTTTTGATGATTTTATAAAAAAAGAAGCAATTAGTGATATGGTAAGTGGTGATGGAGTTACATACTTAATAGTTAATGAAGCTAATAAAAGAGAAATAGTGGCATATTACACTATTTCTTCATCATCAATACATAGTATAGATAGATATGATTTTGAAGACGAAGATGTCCCAAAAGATGAAAAGAGAGAGCATTTTTCACCAATAAGTGCATTTTTAATAAAGATGTTTGCTGTAAATGAAAAATATCAAGATACCTATTACAATGATGAATTAGTTGCAAGTTTAATTTTGAAAAATATTATATTTGATTTATATGATATGAGTACAAGCGTAGTTGGAGCAAAAAGAATGATATTATGTGCTGTAGAAAAAGCAAAAAAATTCTATAAGTTAAATAATTTTGAAGAATTTGATGGCAAATATACTTTATTTGATAAAATAGATGCACAAGACAATTATCCAATGTATTTAGCTTTACATAAAGTATAAAGATCTAGTTTAAATTTCTAGGTCTTTTATTATGCATAAAATTAGGAGGTGTGATATGGCTAAAAACGAATATGATGATATAGATGATTTAGTGAAAGACTTAGAAAATGAAATTTCAAAAGAAGTTGCTTTGAATGTAGCAGAAGAAATGAAAGATATTATGATAGAAGTAATTGATGAGGTTGTATATAACCAATACACTCCAAGAGAATACAGAAGGCGTGGAGAAATCGGTGGTCTTTCAGATAAAAATAATATAAAAGAAGATATGAAAGTTATTAAAAATGGAATTGAAATATCTATAGAGAATACAACAAAAGGAAACGATAGATATTCCAATGCATATGGTTATACTAGTGGAGAAATATCAGATATTATAGAGAGTGGACGAGGGTATGGGTATGGATTAAATGAAGTTATAGGTGCTAGACCATTTCAAAAAACTACCCAAGACTACATAAATTATACCGATAGAATAGATAAAATAGTAGAAAATACACTTACTAAAAAAGGTTGGTAAAAATTAAAATATAAAAGGAGAGATTTTTGTGAATTTTTTAGAAAGCAATCAAAGGCAAGATATAAGATTTAAGAATGGTAATGTGGTTTTATTCGAACCTAATGACGAACAAAGAATGGAGATAGAGAAGTTGTTGCTAAATCAAAATATTAATATGAATAGAGAAAAAGCAGATGTGGATTATTCAATAATAAGATATATATTGAGAAATTGTTGTGAAAATGGTGCTTTTATAGATGAATATACAGATGAAGAAATAATTAATAAAATAAATAATGGGAACAGAAATTTAAAAAAGTTAGAACAAGAGGCTATTTTAATAATAGAAGAAGTATTAGAAGATATGTATTTTAATACTGAGCGAGATTTAAAAGGAATAGATAACTTATTGAATCTATTTAATAGAAATGATTCTCTTGAAAAATTAAAAATAAAATTCGATAAATTATCAAAAAAACATAAATGGAATTTAACTTTTGATGACTTATTAAAAGTTGCTGGTGAAAATAACAAAATAAAGGAATTGAGTTAAGAGTGCTATTTAAGCACTCTTTTTGTATTTAGGAAAGGAGATGTTTAAATGGCCAAGCAGATTAAGGTAGGTATTAAGCTACCAAGCGTTAAAGAGATTAATTCGCAATTAGATAAATTATTATCTAAAGGCTATGAGATAAAAATAAATGATAATAGTTTAAAGAATTCAGTACAGATGATAAGTAGTGAGTTAGATAAGATTAGAAATGCTGTTAAATCAGTTAATGGAAATAAAATAAATATATCAACCACTATTGATAAGAATGGGACTTCTACTGTAACTAGTTATAAAAATAGCATAACTGAAACGATTAAAGAGACCGAGAGAATGGGACAAATAACAAAAACAGTTATAAGTCAAAATTTACAAGCCTTTAATAATTTAAAGAATACATTGTCTCAAAAGTTAAATACTGCTAGTGGGAATAACTTAATAGACAGTTCAACTATAGATAATCTCAAAGCAAAATTAGCTAGTTTAAATACTGATAGTTCTGTAGCAGAAGTTAATGAATTAAGGAATGCGATTAATAATCTAAGCAGCACTGATTCAAGTATAGTTAGAGTAACAAACAGCATTGTAAAACTAGAGGCTAGGATATCAAATGTAAAAGATAATAAAATAAATTTAATAGATCAGAGTGAAATAGTAGAACTTAAACAGGCTGAAAATGAACTTAATAATTTGAAAAATCTATTGTCTCAATTAAAAGGCGGAGAAATAATAGACGGTAAAAGGATAAGCTCATCAATAAACACTGCTACAAATTCAGTAAGAAATTTAGAAGCATCATTCAAAGGTGCGAATAATTCGGCAGGAAGTTTGGCGACAACCATGAGCAATATTTTTAGCTATGCAATAGGCGGAAGTTTAATTTACGGTTTAGTAAATGAAGTAAAGGAAGGTGTTTCATCTATTGTTGAGTTAGATACAGCTCTTAGAGATCTAAGAAAAGTATCTAATCTAACAACTCAAGAATTGAGTGAGTTTACCAAAGAAGCTGCTAAGATAGGTACTGAAATTGGTTCTAGCACCAAGAGTGTTATTACGGCTACAGAATACTATTCAAAATTAGGATATGCTATAGAGGAGGCATCAGCTAGAGCTAAAAATGTAACAATTTTTAGTAATGTTGCAGAAATGAATATAGACGATGCCAGTAAAGCACTTATAACAATTCAAAAGGGATTTAATTTAAATACTCTTGAGGATATGACTAAAATTATGGATGTTGCTAACGAAGTAGGGAATAACTATAGTTCCTCAAGTAAGGATGTAGCCGATGGCTTGTTAAGGATGGGTAATGCTTTATCAGAAGCTGGGAACTCATATGAACAAGCTGTAGGAATCTTCGTTGCTGGTAATGCTTCTATTCAAGATGCAGATGTCGTTGGTAATGCAATTAAAACAATAACTATGAGATTGCGTGGAATGGAAACAGAAATAGATGCGACTTCGATACCGGTTTCTAAATTGAGAGATGAAATATTACAATTAACTACAGATGCTGGGCAGGCGGTAGATATAATGAAAGATGATAATACGTTTAAATCTACCTATGAACAATTAACGGAGTTGGCGGAAGTATATCCTAAATTAACGGATGGACAAAGAGCTTATCTTCAATATGTAATAGCTGGACAAAGACAAGGAAATATCTTTTCAGGAATCATGGCGAATATGGAGGAAGGAATTAGTGCGTACGAAACAGCATTAAATTCAGCTGGCTCTGCCGCTAAAGAGCAGTCTATTTATATGCAAAGTATTGAAGGTCGCTTAAATGAATTTAGGAACACTGTTAGCGAATTATGGGTTAACTCTATTGACTCCGATTTTATAAAAGGAACTGTGTCAGGTGCTACAGAATTAATCCGTGTTTTATCACAAATGATTGAAAAGTTTGGAGTTATGCCAACTATAATAACTTTAGCAAGTGCATCATTAGTAACATTTAATTCTAAATTTAGAGAAATGTCAAATTCTATGTTACAAATTATACCTGGATATGGAAAACTTACATCTGCAATAAATGGTTATAGTGACAAATTAAAAGTTAACATCGAACATATACAAAAACAAATAAATTATCAAAAAGAACAACAAGAATCAGCATTAAAAACAGGAGAATCAACAGTTGGAATGGGTGCTAAGATGGTGAAATTAAACTCTCAATTAGCGGCAACTACTATGGCGATGACGGCTTGTAAAATAGCAACTGTAGCATTAAATGCAGTTTTGACTGCTGGTGTCGGTTTATTGATAGGCTCGGCAATAAGTGGATTAACAACCCTTATAGATAAAGCTATAGTTACTAAATCAGAACTTAAATCTCTGAACGAAGAATATTTAGAAATGGCTAGTGGATCATCTGAAAATGTAAAAAGCGCAAGAGAGTTATTATCATCATACGAAAGTGTAAGTAAACAATTGGATGGATTAACTAACGGTACTGAAGCATATAAGGAAAAAGAGGCGGAATTAAATGAAATAGTAAGTAGTTTAGTCTCTATGTATCCAGAAATAAATGTTCAGTTAGAAGAAAATACAAATAGAAAACTTCTTAATGTTGAAGCAACCAAAAGTCTTATAAAAACACAAGAAAATTTATTAAAAGCAAAGAGTACGACAGCTTTGAATCAGAATGATATTAAAGATATTGATGATGTGAAAGAGTTGGTTGAAAAATATAAAGAAGCACAAGCTGAAATGGAGAAATTTACTCAATTATCTAATGATAAAGTAAAAAAGGTAACTGAAGGCGAAGGGCTTTCTAAAACTACATATTATGTAGATAAATATTTAGAAAAATCAACTGAAAAATACGAAGATGTTAGGAAAAAGGTAGAAACTGTTTTAGCTGCATTGCAAAATTCAGGTAATACAAATTTGGATGGTGCTTACGAATTATTATCAGAGGCTTTCTATAGCATATCTGACAGCTCTAAAAGCGCAGAAGAATCAATAAATGAAATGTTGGGAACTGCTAGTGATACATCTAAAGCTGAAGCTTCTACAACACTATTACAAAAGGCATATGAAAAATTAGGATATTCCGCAGAAGATGCTAAATTAAGAGTTGCAGAGCTAAATAATATGTCGCTTGATAATAAAAATGCCGAAATTGTAAAAGATGCAACAAAGGCATATGGAGAAGCTATAAGTAAAACAAAAGAGTTAGATAGCTTATTAAAAGAAATTAATGAAGAACAGAGTATGACTCCGGAATTAATAATGCAATTAGCTGAGTCCTGTCCGGAGCTTGGATCCAGAATAACTGATGTGGCTTCAGTACAAGAATTCTTAAATAATAAAATACAAGAACAAACTAAGGCGCAAGTAGAAGCATATCAAATAATGGTTCAGAATGACCAATCTTATTATAATTCTAAAATACTAAATAATGAAGAGTTAAACAAGAACTTCCAATCCTTATGTGCTTCATTTGTAGATGACCAAGGTAACGCATATTCCATAGATTTAAAGAATTATACAAGTCTAGCGCAATTAAAAGCAAAACTTACTGAAGATTTAGGTGAAGGTGTTGCTGATTTTATAACTAACTTTGTGACAGCTAATGCAGAAGGTTACAGTGTGGACTTATCAAACACATCCTCTTGGGCGAGTAGCAAAGCTAAGATACTCCAACAATTAAACACACAAATAAAGAAATTAGAAAAAAATATGAGTAGTGCTTTAAGTAAAATAAAGAGTGATTCTTATACTGGAATGACTGCTGGCGATGCTGAAGCTGAAAAGCTATATATTATGGCTTCTAATCAATTGAATGCAGCAAAAGCACAATACGAGGAGATACAAACGGAATTTAGTACATATAATAAGGGGTTCAGTAGTTATACACCTTCATTTAGTAGCGGAAGCTTTAAGGGTTCTGGTAGTGGTAATAAAGGTTCTTCAGGTTCATCATCCTCATCTAAAGAAGTAGAAGACATGGAATCTCTTGTAGATAGATATCATGATTTAGAAGATGCAATAAATGATGTAAATAATGAACTTGAAACTAACAAAATTCTTCAAGACGGTGCTACTGGGAAAGATAAAATTGCTTTGATGGAAAAAGAAATACAATTGTATAAAAAACAACAACAAGCAATTAAAAATCTAATAGCTGAACAAAAGAAAGAAGCACAAGAGTTGAAAAATTCGTTATCAAGTCAAGGTGTAAACTTTAATAGTGCGGGTGACATATCTAACTATAATCAAATACTTACATCTAAAGTTAATTGGGCAAATAGTTTAAGCGGAGATGCTAAAGAGAAGGCAATCGAACAAGTAAAAGAATTAGAGGAAGCTATGAAATCTTATGATGAATTAGTTAATAAAACAATTCCTAGTCAAGAACAGGAATGGGAGTCTCTAAACAATACAATTAAAGATGTTTATAAAACACAAGCTGAATTAATTGCCGACATGGAAAAAAATATATCTGAAACTATAGAATACGAATTAAAGAAAAGATATGATGTCAAGAAAGAAGCTCTGAACAAAGAAAAAGAACTTTATAATAAAGAGTATGAAGAAGCTAATTTTGAAGAAGAAATGAATACTGAGAGAAATAAATTGGCTGAAATCCAAGCAGAACTTGATAAAGTTAAGAATGACACGAGTAGAGCTGGTCAACTAAGATTAAAACAGCTTCTTGAAGAATATGAAGATCAACAAAAGGTAATTAATGACAAGATCAAAGAACAACAAAATCAAGCTATCAATGATAGATTCGATGAAGAAGAAGCGTTGCTAGATAAAGAATTGGAAGATATGACTTCAACAGAAAATCTGTCCCAAATGGTTGCAGAAGCAATTAGCACGGGCATGATAAAAATAGGTGAAGAGACTATAAATGTTCAAAACAGCATGAATGATATGCTTAAAGAAACTGAGGTAGGATTTGCAAATGTTGCATTACAACAATCTGAATGGTTAAGCAATCTTGAACAGATAAAAACATTATATAGCAGCATAAATTCTATTATGGGTAATGCTGGGATGACAACACCTTCATATGATAATATTTCTCGTTCTAGAAGCATAGGTGATATAAATGTTACAACAGGTGGTATAACAATTACAGGAAATGCAGATAGTTCTACATTGGGAAGTATTCAAGATATGTTAGATGCACAAGTAAAAGAAATTTATAAAAACATAGTGAAAAAATTAAGTTAAGGGTGGGTTTATTCTCACCCTCTTTTTAAAGTGAGGTGAAATTTAAATGGCACAATTTGATAGAAATAAATGGTTTAGATTCAATGGATTTGATAGTAAAGGCAAATATATGATATGTACAAAAGGTAATGGAGATCTTACTTCACAGTTTGGTGTTAATAGAAGTATAAATGAAGAAGATGGTGTAGGCAATGTACCAGTATTTTATGGAGTGAAAGATGAATGCCCCACATTAGAAATGTCTATAACTAAAGTTTCTAATAAAGATGGGATAGAACCTTTTACTGATAGTGAATTAATGGAATTAACTAGGATACTTTGCAAGAAAGAATATAAGGCATTTGAATGTGGTGGATTAGTTTATTATGTTATATTTACACAAGGTTCTTTGTGGAGAGTTGGAAGTGGACAAGGTGTAATTACTTTAAATATGAGGTTATCAAGTCCTCATGCATATTCTCCTATAATGTTAAACTCAGTTAGATGTGCAGAAGAAAAGGAATTTGATGTATATAACAAAAGCACATATGATGATTTTATTTATCCTGATATAGAAATCAAAATGTTAAAAGGCAACAATATAATAATTGAAAATGTGACTACAGGACAAATAGTAAAGTTTGAAGGGCTTGATTCTGGAGAACATATTTATGTTTACAATGACAATATGAAACAAATGGTTTCTAAATTAGATAGTAAGAAAAATATATATTCAAAATCAAACAAAGAGTTTTTAAAACTCCCATATGGTAGAAATAAAATAAAGATAACATGTGAAGAAGCAAAAGTTAAATTGATATATCAGAATAAGATTAATTTATTTTAGTAGGTGAAATTCCTACTATATATGAGTATATAAAAGTATATTGATGCATGGTAGGAAGGAGAGAGTTATGTTTAGAAAAGTTAATATAAAAGATAATTCAAATATAGATAAGTTTATATTGATGAAGAACACAAGGGAAGAATTTTGTGAAATACCTAAAGAATTCATAGATAGCATAGAGTATAAATTCCAGGATTATGACATTATGAAATTAACAATTCCAAATAAGATTACACATAATGGGATTACTGTAGATAATATTATATACGATAAATTTTTAGGTAAAAGGCAACAGATATTATTTGGGAAAGAAAGATATATAATAGATGAATGTGAAATAAATAGTGAGTCTAATGGTAAAAAAGTTAAGAGTATAACAGCATATTCCTTTGAAAAAACATTAGAATTTGCGTATGATACAGGCGCTATATCAAGGCAGTTATATAAAGGAAACGATGAATTATATATAGCAGATGGAATACTAGATGAATTTTTATTAGATAATCCTAGTTGGTCTATAGGTGTTGTCACAGAAAAAGCTAGGAAAGAATTTGGTAGATGTAGTGAAGAGTTTACTATGCCTATTCTAGATAGTCTATCAATAGCAAAAGTGAAGAGAGGTATGACACTATGGGAGAAAGATTTTACTGAAATAAATCCTATTGATGATAAAAATGTAGTTACATTGCAAATTCATTATTCAAATATTAAGAGTTATGATACTTTTAATGATAATAAATTTCTAAAGGAAGAGAAGGAAACGCATAATTCTTTTGGGAATTTACATACAGGAATATCAAAAATAAAAGCAACTTATGATGGAAATGATACTTATAGATATGCCGTAAAATATGAAATAACATTTACTGATGGATTAACAAAAGAATTTTGGGAAGAATTTACGAATTTAGATGGATTAAAATGTGAATTCGATGCAATCAATTTATATTATACAAATGGCAATGAAGTTGATATAGAAAATATAAAGATGAGAAATTTTGATGAGGGGTCGTATCAATGGATAGACTTTTTAAGAAAAAACGTGTCTGAAGCATATGATGTGGTTTTTATATTTGATAATTACAATAGAATTCTCAATTGTTATGCCTTGGAAGAAGTTGGTGAAAATAATGGTTTAATACTTAGTTATGAGAATTTTGTTAAATCTATAAATCAAAATTTACAATATAGTGATATATGCAATAAGTTATATGTAAAGAGTGACAATGCTAATATATCTGAAGAAAATCCAACCGGAAATGATTATATATTAGACTATACATATTATATTAATAACGGACTTATGAGTGAAGAGTTATTAATTGCATGGAATAGATATACTAAATTATTAGAAGGTGATACGCAGACCGATATATTAGAAAAGCGATTGGAGTTAAATGGATATAATAAATATAAAATTAAATTAGAAAGCGAAAAAACAACATTAGAAGAAAACATAAGGGGATTAGAAGTAATAAGATCTGCTTATATTAAATCAGAAAGTGAATCAGATATAAAAAGATTAAGTGAGGAAATTAATCAAAAGCAAGATAAATTAACATCAATATTAAGGGATATAACAGAATGCAAGGATAATATTGCAGAGTTAGATGATTGGATATCTGAAAAGGTAAAATCTATTCAAGTTGAAACTGCTAGAGATGATAAAGGAGAAATATTTACTAAAGATTTACTTACAGAATTAAAAGATATTACTAATGTAATGGAATTAACAGATGAGCATAGTTTAACTAATTATAGATTATATCAGAATTCAGTAGAGATATTAAAAGAGCGAAATAAGTTAAATATACAATTTGAAACCACTCTTGTCGGATTAATTCAAAATTTACCTAGAGATAATGCTTGGAATGAATGGATTGTGTTAGGTGACTTTGTTAATTTAGAAGAAGAAAACTTAATGGAAACAGGCGAAGGACGTATAAGAATAGTTGGATTTACTTACATTCCTAAAGAACATAAAATTAGCAGCATAAGTTTTAGCAATAGAGATAAAAATTTAGATGAATTATCTAAATTAAGTACAATAGGTGAGAAGATAAACAGAAGCAATACTTATACAAATAACTATAAAGATATATGGAAAAACTCAACAAGTGTAAATGATTATATTAATAAAATGCTAACAGATGGATTAGATATGAAAGCCCAAGCCATTAAAAGTAGAAATGCAAATATAAAGATCGATATGAGTGAAAGTGGTATATTTTTAATTAATGGTGATAATGAAAATAATCAGTTATATTTATGTGATAGTATGTTGTCTATAACTAATGATAGATGGTTAAATGCTAAATGTGCCATTGATGAGAACGGTATAATAGCTCGACAGCTGATCGGCGAAATTATCCTTGGTCATAAACTGTATATTACAAGTGAAAATGGTGAGTTTTATATTGGCGATATGGATGATTTAAACAAAGGATTTGGATTATCTATAAAAGATTCTAATGATATACAAAGAGTGTTCTTAGGAACTGAATTAGAAAATGGAGTAAGGAAAGCAAGATTAAGATTATACGGAAAAGATGGAAAGGGACTTGTTTTAAGCGAAGAAGGGATAGTTAGTGAATTTCAATATACCGACCGTTCAGCGGTGGATTTAAATTCTCCTATGTATTCATATTTCAGAATAAAAAATAACGTAAATATATTGAAAGAATGTATAATCATGATAAAGTTAAGACCTTTCAGAGTTTATAGTAAAGGAATGGAAGGTGGGGGTGCTTATGTGCAAGGAGTTTCTACATTAAGCGGAGGAGGAACAACAAGTAGTTCTGGTGGTGGATATTCAAGCACTATGACAAGTAGTAATCAAAATTATGCTACTTTCCAATCAGAATTCACAACAAACCCTCAAGTAGAATATTCGGGAAATGAGCATGTACATCCAATTTCTAAATTTCAATTTGACCACAATCATTCAGTAAGTATATCTATAGGTGCGCACAGTCATAGTTGCCCAAATCACAGCCATACTACTAATTTAAACATACCAAATCATACTCATGCTGAGAAGTATGGTTGTTATGATTTAAATGGCACGGAAAATATACCTAGTAATGTAGTTCTAAAAGTAAACGGAAGAGTAGTAAGAGATAATATAAATAGCGACACTGAGGTTGATATAACTGCATATTTAACTATAGGTGTAGTGAATGAAATAATATTAGAATCATCAACTAGAGGACAAATCTATATAAATTTATATTCAAAGTCTTTTGTAACATGGTGATAAAAACTAGGAGGAAAAATAAATGAGTGAAATTAATAAAACAATAAGTCTTCAAAAGAAAGTAACAATAACTACTGATGATTTAAAGGAAATAGATTTAGCTTTCCTAAGTTGTCAAATAGGAACGGAGTACAATACTTTTGGGATAAATATACAAATAATCAATAAAGAATATTATGAAACTAATAAAGAAGTATTAAAAAATGAATATTCTTTATTTAAAGATGAGGTTGAAAAGGAAGCAATTTCATACGGATGGAACATTTTTTAATTATATAAGAATATTTAAAATAAGAATATAAAAGGTTAAGATTAATTCCTTAGCCTTTTATTATGTAAAAAATAAATTTAATAAGGAGGTAACTGAATGAATGACAATATGAAAATTAAATATTTCGATGAAGAATTGGAAGTATATGATGAACGTAGAGTAGTAAATAAAAATACATATTCAATAACATTAAATTATGTACCTAGCCCTACAAGGTCTTTGACAGTTGAGAATGGAAAAACAATGTTAACTGAAACTAAAAATACTCCTAATGTTAATCAGTATGTAGTTGACAGAGAGAATGGTTTGTTGTTATTCAATGAAGCAATGAAAGGCAAAGTGATGACAATAAATTATTCTGCGATAGGGATATGGTGTATATCTGCTGATAAAGTTTATACAAATGTTGATAATAAAGGAGAAATAATTGAAACTCTTGAAGATTTAATGCGAGAAAATAGACAGGCTATCGAATCTATTAAAACTATAGGAGATGCTTCTACTGTAATAAATCAACTTCAAGCAAATATAGATAGTATTACTGGATTAGTAGGTAATATTGCAGAAGGTTCAAGTGTAAATGAAGAGTTAACTCAAAATATAGAAAGCGGCGAAGGTGTTAATGCAACTTTAACAAATACAATTTCAAGTGCGAACAATAAAATTAATGAAATGAATACATGGGTAAATCAACATGAGAATATTGTTAATTTAGATAATAGAGTTGATATTGTTGAGGATCAACTTGAAAATTATGAAACAAATTTATTAAATTATCAGCAAAAAAGTGATAATGATTTAAAGACAATTTCAAAAAATGTAATTGGAGCTATCAATGAAATCAATAACAATAATATCAATATTATTAATGATTTTAATTCTAAGATAAATTCAAATAATTTACTAAATAAAAGTAATTATAGCAACAATGAAATAATATCTTCAACTTTACTGACTACAATTGAAGATAAGGACAATTTGCAAAGTGTGTGTTATAAAGATAATTATTTATATTTAGGATTTGATTTAGCAACTGATGACAATGGAAGAATTGACAAGTATGACTTTGGTGGTAATAAAATATCAAGTAGTGGAACTATAAAAATTGGCCACACTTCTAGTATATCGCATCGAAAATCAAATGATAGATTTTATGTGTGTAATGGTGGTGGGGATACGCCAACAAAGGTGTTTACAGTTAATCCAAGTACATTTGCAATAGAAAAAACTTTAGATCTATCTAATCTAGGTAATTCTGGATTGATTGCTATAGATAATGAGAGAGATAGACTATTGGTTCATACATCGGTAAATGATAATGGTATTTTGAAATTTAATTTTATTGATTTTGAAGGTAATGTATTATCTTATTTTAACATTGATAATTTAGGCACTCCACAAGGATTAACTATTTATGATAATGTCATTTATTATTTAACATCGAGAAATTTGTATTGTTTAAATTTTAATGGAGAAATTTTATACAGTTGTACAATATATCTAGATGAATCGGAGACACAAGGCTTAACAATAGGGAAGATTAATGGTTCTGACTGTTTAATGTTTTGTAAAAATATATATAATTCTGATGGAGATTGCAACTCAATTTATGCTATAACCAATATGGAATGTAATAAAAAAACATCATTAAGATTAATGGGGTCTTTCTCTAGACAAGAATCACCTGATATTTTTTTAACACCTGTTATGATTAATTTTGGTGTAAGAAAGATTGACGGAGTTTGGACAGTTATGAATTGGGGTAATATGGTTAGTTGTTCCAAAAATATAATAAAGAGTATTAAAGTAGGAATGAATTCATTGGGTCATTATGATGTTACAGTTACATTAAATACAAAAATATATTCATATGCTCAATGTATAGCAACACCAGAACAAGGATTGTTTATTGATGGCTATGATTGTCATGGGCAATTAAATGGAGATAACCAATCTGTTTCAATAAAAATTAAAAAAAGCAATGCTGATGAGTTAGTAGATCCTAACACTTTAAAAGATGGTCACGGTGTTTTAATTACTTTAATAGGGGGTGCAAAATTTTAATACATTAAAATTGATTTATATTATTTGTAAAAATTAAAATAAATTGAATATAAAAACAAACAAGAGGATAGATTCATACGGCTATCCTCTTTTTATTATTAAAATTTTGAAAGGAGGCTGACGTATGAATTTTGATATAGACTATGATATTCCTACTATTATTACAAAAAGAAATGTAGATAGTATGGAAAATCCTACAGGGGTAAAATTATTAGAGAAGAAACAAGTAATGGATAATCATTCATGTATAGTATTATCCCAAATTCCAGATGAAAATTATAGAATTACAATAGAAGGATTTAATGAGGTATTTAATAGTGATGAATTAGGAAATAATAATTTCTATGTGAATTACTCACAAGGAGTAATTCATTTCTTACCTAGATATAATGGAAAAACTGTAGTAGTTGAATACTATGGGATAGGATATGAATTAATTAGTGCTTCGAGAGTATTCTATAAATATGATAAACATGGAGGCATTATTGAAACATTAGAGGAGATTTTGGATAATGCCAAAGAACAGTTAGAATTAATAAAAACATTAGGTGATAGTGTTAAGGTAATTGAGAAGTTGGAAATGGATTTAGAAAATGGAAAGGTGTTACATGACAATTTAGAAAATGATATCGAAGTAGGTACGCCTTTACAAGAAAATCTTCATTCGGATATAGTTGAGGCTAAAAAGTGGAAAGACCAACTTCATCAAGATATTACTGACGGAAAAGTATTACAGCCGTTATTACAACAAACAGTAGATGATGCCGAAGATGTAAAAGTTAGATTAGATAAATCTATAGCGGATGCACAAGAAGATATAGCAACAATAAGTGCCACTGGTAATGTAGAAATGTTAGTATCTACTAACGAGTGGTATCTAAATGTTGATGTATATGAGAAAGAGATAACACATGATTTAAATAGTGAAAACCCTCATTTATCATTTAAAAACGCAGACACTAAGGAAGGTGTTACAATGGGGTATAAGATAATAGATAAAACAAGAATTTTATTAAAATCGGATGAAGCTATAAACCTTTCTGTTACACTTTCTGCATCGTATTACAAGCCATTAATGACTACGAATGTGGATGAGGGAGAGATATTATTAGCTAGAGAAGGCGAAGCAAATTTAAGGGATAATATGATTAGAAAAATAAATTATAAACTATTTACTGCTGAAAGCTTGACATAAGGAGGGCGACAACTGTTAAAGAAAACTTATAAAAAGTTATAAATTAGTGTTGACTTTTATAACTTTTAGGTATAGAATAATATTGAGGTGATAAATAATGACTAAATATTATTCTATAAATGAGTTTTCTAAAATATTAGGGGTGTCGGCACAAACATTAAGAAATTGGGATAACAATGGAAAATTACATCCACATCACACATCTTCTAATGGGTATAGATATTATTCTCATGAGCAATTAAATCAAGTTATGAATGTAAAGCCTAATTTAGATAGAGAAGTAATAGGTTATTGCAGAGTATCTAGCAACAAACAAAAAGATGATTTGCAAAGACAGATTGAGAATATGAAACTATATCTAACAGCACAAGGGAAACCATTTAAGATTATTTCTGATATTGGTAGTGGCATTAATTATAAGAAAAAAGGCTTAAAAGAATTGTTAAAATTAATTACTCAAAATAAGGTGGAAAAAGTTGTAATTTTGTATAAAGATAGGCTTTTAAGATTTGGATTTGAATTAGTTGAATATATAGCAAATCTTTATAATTGTGAAATTGAAATAATTGACAATACAGAAAAATCAGAACAACAAGAACTTGTGGAAGACTTAGTTCAAATAATTACCGTTTTTAGTTGCAAATTGCAAGGTAAGAGAGCAAATAAAGCTAGAAAGCTAGTTAAAGAATTAATAGAAGGTGGTGAAGAAAATGATAAAATCCATAAAGATAATGTTAATCCCAAATGATAAACAGAAGACTAAACTGATGCAATGCTTTGGTGTAAGTAGATTTGCTTATAATTGGACATTAGGAAAACAACAAGAAAATTATAATAACGGTGGTAAATTTATATCTGATAATGAGCTTAGAAAAGAATTTACTAAACTAAAGAAAACTAAAGAATATGAATGGTTAAATCAATATTCTAATAATATACCAAAACAAGCCATAAAAGATGCTTGTGATAGTTATAAGAGATTCTTTAAAGGATATTCTAAGTTTCCTAGATTTAAAAGTAAAAAGAAATCAAGACCAAGTTTTTATGTGGATAATATCAAAATTAAATTTTCAGATACTCATGTAAAATTAGAGAAATTATCTAACTCAACTAAAAAGAATAAAGCGAAATTAAACTGGGTTAGATTATCAGAAAAGAATAGAATTCCTACAGATTGTAAATATATAAATCCTAGAGTAACCTTTGATGGAGTTAATTTTTGGATTAGCGTTGGGATAGAATATGAAAATAATTTAGAATTACCAACCAATGAAGGAATTGGCATAGATTTAGGAATAAAAGATTTAGCTATTTGTAGTGATAAAAATATTTATAAAAATATAAATAAAACAAGTAAAGTAAAGAAGATAGAAAAGAAAAGACGTAGGTTGCAACGTCAAATATCAAGAAAATATGAATTAAATAGTGAAGGGAGGAGTTACAAGAAAACTAGCAACATTAAAAAGTTAGAAAAAGAACTTTTAAAAGTAAATCAAAGACTAACAAATATTCGTCATAATTATCTACATCAAACAACTACTGAAATAATAAATAGAAAACCAATATTTATAGTTTTAGAGAGTTTAAATGTGGTAGGGATGATGAAGAATAAACATTTAGCAAAAGCAATACAACAACAATGTTTCTATGAATTTTATAGACAAATACAATATAAATGTTTATGGAATAATATTAAGTTTATAGAAGCAGATAGATTTTATCCTTCAAGTAAAACATGTTCAGAGTGTGGAAGTGTAAAGAAACAATTAAAACTTTCAGAAAGAGAATATATTTGCGAAGAATGTGGTTGCGTAATTGATAGAGATTATAATGCTAGTGTTAATTTAATGAAATATGGACAATCAATAGCTTAATCACTTAAACGATACTATTGATATGTACTGATACGTTAGTCGGGAATTTACGCCTTTGGAGTGTACAAGAACTTGTGAGTAGATTTAATCGAAAGCATACACGATGAATAAGGAATGAAACATAAAAGTTTATTTATAACTTTTTATAAGTTTTCAGTAACGGAATGAATAATGGCAAATAGAAATTATATAATACTAGAAGATAAAGACGGAAAAGAAGTTCTTCCTGTTACGGATGGGAATGGTGTATTTGTAGAAGGAGGAACAAAGAAACTAGAAAATAAATTAACAGAAATAGATAGTAAAACTACAGAACTTAACGAACAATTGGATACTAAGGCGAAACAAAGTGATTTAATAGTTGAAAGAAAAAGGATAGATAATTTAACAACTTTACCCAAGGGAAGTACAATGGGTGACGCTGAGTTAATGGATGGGAGAATAGGTTTAGGTGGCAAAATATTTAACAACATAGGTGATGCAATTCGTTCACAATTTGGTTATATAAACGAAAAATCTAATGATTTAACTTTTAATTATATAAGTGGGAACAATGAAACAAGTAATTTAATTAATTATGTTTCTTATTATAAAAAAGGATATTATGTGCATAGTAACGGTACTGAAAATTCAAATTCAGACTTTGCTATATCTGAATTAATTCCAGTAACTCCGTTGGCAACGTGTAGATTTAAAATATTAAGTGATGATGCAACATCTATTCAACACACAGGCGTTATACTTGATAAAAATGGACAATATATACAACCACTCACAAAACTTGACTCAATAACTGATATAACAGAGAAAGAGATAATATTACCTTCTAACGCATACTTTGTTAGAGTGAATTTAAGGATTGGTTTTAATAAATCATATTTTAAAATTGTTGGCACAAAAGAATTGAAATGGTTAAGGATTTGTAAAGAAAATTTAAAGGATGATGTATTTTTTGAAAAAAACTTACCTTGGAATGGTAAAAAAGTTACTATTTATAGTGATAGTTTGGCTCAGATAAATGATTGGGCAGGCAATACTTTATCTTGGGTAAGTTTTTTAAAAGAATATTGTGGTTTTAGTGAGGTAGTTAATAAAGGTATAGGCGGGACAACAATCACGCCGGGAACAAGAGAGGGTAAAACAAATGATTTTTATACTAGAATAACAACTCAAAATGATATTGGAACACATTTATTTATAATATTCGGTGGCATGAATGATTATTTATTTAATAGTGTAATAGGCTCTCCAAATGAAGCTCCTGGAAATACAACGTTATGTAATAGTGTTAAATCTATTTGCGAGCATATTCAAACTAGATATCCAGAATCACAAATATTATTTATATTACCACCTTATGGAGTTCCAGAACCAACTACAACTAATACGATAAAAGAAGTTAGTAAAGCAATAGAGGAAAGCGTAGAAGATTATGGTGTTGAAATTTTAAATCTAACAAAATATGGTGATATAACTGTTAAAAATTCAGCACAAAAATCTTTGTATTATTATGATGGTATTCATTATAACGACAAAGGTCATGAGAGAATAGCAAAAAATAAAATCATACCTAAAGTTAATTCTATGTTAATTCGCAATTGATAAATATTGTTCGTAAAAATAAAATAAATTGAATCTAAATAAAACTTGATTTTTATAAGATTATTCAATTAGTTATATACAAATAAAAATTGAATATGTACAAATCAGAGATTAGGCTAATTATCCCTAGTCTCTTTTTTATAAATTAAATTAAAGGAGGAATTATTTATGTTAGCAATTCAAAAAAAGTATATTAATTATAATTATTCAAGGAGAAGCTCTAAGCCTAAGTATATTGTAATCCACGATACAGGAAATCCAGGGGCTGGTGCAAATAATCATTATATCTATTTTAATGGTGGGAATAGAGGGGCTAGTGCAGATTTCTTCGTAGATAGTAATAATATAATACAAACGGTCAATACTGATGTCAATTATAGTTGGGCAGTTGGAGATGGTAAAGGCGTTTATGGAATAACTAACGCCAATAGCTGTTCTATAGAAATGTGTCTAGAAAAAGATGGTACACCTTCAGAGGCTACAATACAAAATACTATAGAATTAACTAAGTATTTAATGTCTTATTATGGAATTTCTATTGAGCATGTTAAGAGACATTATGATGCAAGTCATAAATCATGTCCTAACTCATTTATGGCTAACAATTGGGCAAAATGGCATGAGTTCAAATCTAAGGTAAGTGGCACTCAAACTGAAACAAAAGTAGAAAATGTGGTTGTAGCTACTTCTCCTGCGACAGAAACTAAATCTAATGTACAAAAAGCAAAAGAATATGTAGGAGATAGATGTAGAGAGCTTCAAGAAAAACTAATTGTATTAGGATATAACTGTGGTGGTTATGGTGTAGATTCTAAATTTGGGCAAGGGACATATGACTCATTAATACAATTTCAAAAGGATAATCCACCTTTAGCTGTAGATGGATTAGCAGGAATAAGAACTTTTGCTAAATTAGATGAATTAATTGCTAAGAAAAGTTCTAACTCAGGTGATGATTGGGTAAGAAGATTACAACAAGAATGTAATAATCAAGGATTTTCTAATCAAAAAGTAGATGGTATTGCAGGAGTCAACACTCTTAATGGATGTCCTACTCTTAGACAAGGTGCAAGTGGCAATATTACTAAATTACTTCAAGAGAAATTGGTTGGCTTAGGATATTCAACTAATGGAATAGATGGAATTTATGGTAGTGGAACTGCCAATGCAGTTAAGTCATATCAAAGTTCTAAGGGTTTATCTCAAGATGGTGTTTGTGGGCAAGCAACTTGGAGAAAATTATTAGGATTATAAAATTAAAATATTAAGGAGGAATTATTATGGATTTAACATTTTTAAGTGAATTTATCGTTGTTATTACTTTAGCTTTCTGTTTAGGGGTTGGTTATGTTATAAAAACATCACTAGACTTTATCCCAAACAAATATATACCTTTAATCATGGGAGCTATAGGTGTGCTATTTAATTGCTTTGTTTCAGGAGCAATAGAACCAAATGTTATAGTTGCTGGATTAATTAGTGGACTTGCTTCTACAGGAATGTATGAATTATTTAGAAACTTTATAGAAAAGAAATAATTTAATTAAGGAGAATAGAGCTGCAGTATGTTTTAATATTTTGCCCTACTCTCCTATTTAAAATAATCTTGGTTGTTAATAGTATTAGCAAATTTTAAAATTCTTATTCAAAGGAGGGAATTAAATGATAACACTTTTAAGTAATAGCCCTTTGGGAGTTTGTGAATGGTCTGTTTCTGAAGAAGTTGAAATCGAAAAGATTGATAAACGAGGGCAAGCTCCTAACAGTACAATTACATTTATTGATGGTGAAAATTTAAGAGTTTTCATATTAAATGGTGATAAGACCAAATGGATTGAATTATAGGAGGTGGAAAGGCAATGAATTTAGCTATGGTTATTGCATTAATTAAGAAATATACCAATCAAATTAGGAATAGTATTACAATGCACTCTCCCAATGGCTCGGAGTTTGTTATTACTGTAAACAATGATGGGGAAATTATCGCAAAAGAAATTAATTATTTAATGGATAAAAACGGAAATAATATTACAACAAAAAATAATGATAAATTAATATGTAAATAGAAAGGAAGATGAAAAATATGGCAAATATAAATATAAGTAATTTAGCTGAAAAAACTACAGTAAATGATAATGATGTATTATTAGTTGAGGATGCAAGTTCTACAAATAAAGTTACAAAAGCAAATTTATTAAAAGAGGTAAATGCTAAAATACCTACAAAAGTATCTCAACTAACTAATGATAGTGGATATTTAAAATCTGTACCTGAAGAATATATAACAGAAACAGAATTAAATGATAAAGGTTATTTAACTAGTATCCCTGAAGAATATATAACAGAAACAGAATTAAATGATAAGGGTTTTATCACCGAACATCAAGATATTAGTGGAAAGGTTGATAAAATACCGGGGAAAGGACTATCTACAAATGATTACACATCTGAAGAAAAAGAAAAATTAGCAGGAGTTTCACAAAATGCCAACAATTATTCCTTACCTATGGCAACTGACTCAGTTTTAGGTGGTATAAAGGTAAGCCTTTCAGATCCTAATCTACAGATATCTGAAGGGGTATTAACTTGTAAGAAAAATATACCAGATACATTTGCGTTACCAAAATTAACAAAAGTTGATGATATTAGTGGTGACTCTGAATTAGCTGCAGTTATTACAGCATTTAATAATCTAATTGCGGATTTGAAAGCTAATGGATATATGTCCAATTCATAAAAATTAATAAAAGAATGAAATAAGGTGAGGATTAATTTCCCCACCTTTTATTATGTAAATATTTAATTATACTACTACTCCCCCTATTTGTCTATAAGTTGAAATTTTTGTTTAAATTTTAGAATTGCTTTTGACTTCTATTTATTAGATTAAGCAAAAAGTTAAAATTTAAAATTTGATAGAATTGAAGTCTAATATTTTTTAACTTTATCTATGAATTCTTGCAGAAGTTCTTCATCTTCGCTAAGTAATTCAATCATAATATCAAACCCCTTGCAATATTCTTGTCCAATATGATCCATTAAATTCTTATATTCATTGTAATATTCAGTTCTTATTGTTGTAGTTACTTTAGTTCTTGGATGAATTTTATAGTTATATTTGCTTTTTATAGATTTTCCGTTAATTGTAAACATAATATCCTCCATTATATGCTTTTATAAGTTAAATTATACATGGATTTTGTTATGGTTTCAATATGGTTAGAAAGAATATTCACATAATATGCATTTATGCTATATGGCTAATGTGTTTTAGATTTTATAGGTAAAGTGTTGAAAATACTATATGGTTACTTATGGTTAGATTATAAAAAGTATGAAATAAAAGGAGGAGATTGAGATTGGCTAGAAGGTCAACTAAATGTGAATATAAAGGAAAGAAATTTGATTCCCTTGTAGAAAGAGAATATTACAAGATATTAGAACAGAGACAGGCTAATGGCGAAATATTTAATTTAAGAATACAAGAAAAATATATTTTACAAGAAGGTTTTAGAGATAGTGATGGAGTAAAGATTCAAGCTATTACCTATGCTGCAGACCAGGTATATGAAGATAAAGATGGGATTACTCATATTGTGGACGTAAAAGGATCAACTGAAACAATTGAGCAGGTATTTTTAGTTAAATGGAAGATGTTGAAGAATATACATAGAGATTTTAAATATCACATAATGCTTAAATATGATGGAAAGTGGTGGGATGTTAATTCTACTGAAGAGAAAAAGAAATTAAAAGAATTAAAAATGGAAAAGAAAACACAAAGGGAAATTAATAAAAATAAGAAGAAAAACAAGAGAAAGAAATAGGGTCAATGTAATATGAATAAATATTTTATTTTAGAAAGCAAAACCTTTAGCCAAGCATTGAATTTATTGGGTTTTGAATATTATGTGTTTAATGATAAGAATGGCGATAAAGTGTACAGCTTTGAGAATACAGAGTTATTTCAAAAAGCATACAGAGAATTAAGTGAAATAAGAAAGAAATACAGAAATGAATTAAATAAATAAGGAGTTGGTCAATATGAAAATAAATGAAGTAAAAAAGATTAAAATAATACATGATTTATGTGGAATATATTCCATATCAAATTTAGAAAATGGTAATACTTACATAGGAAGCTCTGTTCATATCTATGCTAGGTGGAAAGAACATATAGCTATGTTGGAAAAAGGAACTCATCATCAAATCAATCTTAGGCGAGAGTTTTAAATACAGAAGATAAAAATATTTATGAATTTAAAATATTAGAAACATTTAATGATATAAAAAGAAGAGAGTTAAATGAAATAGAAGATAAATACATATTAAAATTTAGAGAAATAAGTGAAGGATATTTACAAAAGACAAATAAAGAAATATATGAGGCAAAAGGTTTTATATCAACAAAGCAATATAAATTCTCCAGTAAAAACTCTTTTGGGTACGTGTTTTACAACACAATATCAAGAAGGACAAGTTTAACAGGTAAAAGATGTAATGCTATGATAAATTTCTTTAAGAGAAGTAAACATAAAGAATATTATTCTGAAATGAAATTAATAAATAATGGAGAAGAACTTAAAATAAATAACATTCCTGTTACATTGGGTATATTAGAAAAGGTCATGGAAGATGTTGATATAAATGAGTTGGTTATTATTGATAATAAAATCATAGTCAAATATTATCAAACTTCTTATAGTAAAGAAATAAAAGTTGAAGTGATAGACAATGTCTTTAAAACTATTGATTTAGATTTTAACAACCGTATAACGATAATTAATTCAAATGGGACATACAAAACAAAAGTGATAAGGGGATGTGAATAATAAATATGATAGATTATAAGAAAAGTGGTAGCTACACAGAGCATTGTTTAATTGCATTTGACAACTATAACAGAGAATTCATAACCGAAGATGGTGAAGTTATTAAGCTACATGATAAAGAAAGAACAAGATTGGCTATTGATACGGTAAATATAGCTGAAAGATTAGCTGGAATAGATGATGAAACTTTATTAAGTGAAAAATCAAAAGAAATAATAAATAAAAAAGCAAGTCAAACAGAATTTCAGAAAGAGTTGCTAGAAAGATATGGAGCTTTTTATTTTAATTACTATAAAAGATTAAGTATAACAAGGCAATATATGTTTAGATTTATATATTTATGCACTTACATGAATTACGATAACCTCCTTTCTGATGGCAGAAGATTATATAAAAAGGGTGATTTAAAAATGTTGTTAAAATTAAGTAATACTGAATATAAAAGAACTGAAGATTATTTAATTGAAAAAGAGTTAATCTCATATACAGATAAAGATCATATCAAAGTAAACAGTCAATTTTGCATAAAAGGGAAAGTTAATAAAAATAAAAACGTAGAAATGACTAGAATGTTTGATAATGCAATAAGAGAGTTGTATGAAAATTCTTTGCCTAGAGAACATAAAAAGATTGCATTATTGTTAGAAATACTTCCATACATAAATTACAAATATAATATAGTTTGCAAGAATCCTAAAGAAACCAATATTGAATTGATAGAACCAATGAAGATGACTGAGATATGTGAAATATTGGATTATGATATTACTAATGCGAGTAAATTAAAGAAAAGTTTATTTTCTCTTACAATTGGTAATGAATATGTAATTGGTATGTTTGAAAAAGGTTGTGGTAAAGCAATTTATGTTAACCCAAGAGTTTATTACAAGGGCGGAGATAACGAAGGGATAAAATTCTTAGGGGATATGTTTAAGATAAATTAACTTACCTTTTTAGGTATTCTAGGTTAAAATGATATACTTTTTTAGGCATTCTAGGAGATTAAAACCGCTGTAAATATAGTGATATAGGCATTTTTGGAAAATCTACTACTCTTAGTCTTTAGAATACTCACGGCACACAACCCCTAACAACAATTAACTAATAAAACCTAAACTAAAAACACAATTCAGAGGGAGATTGTTAATCTCTCCTCTTGGTCGTAGATGATTCTACGCCCACAACTAAACAAACAGTTTTAAGGAGGAATAAATATATGGCAAATGAGCTTAAAAGAAGTAAAAGAATAATAATTGGAGATGAAGAAATAGCAAAACAGGTAAATCCTGAAAACATGAAATACCTACAAAGATATTTAAGAGACATGGAGATGAGAGAATTATCCCCTAAAAGCATATACTCATATAAATGTGATATATTAGCCTGGTTTAGATATCTAGTAGAAAATCAATTTAACCCTGTAGTTACTGAACTTACCGAAGATGATATAGAAGAATTTATATATTTCTGCAAACAAGAAGGTAACAATACTGAGAGAATTAAAAGAAGATTGGCTAGTTTAAGTGCATTTTATAAATTCCTAAGAAAGAAAAAGTTTATAAAAGAAAACCCTATGGAGTTTATAGCTAGACCAAAGAAAGGGATGCCAGTAGTTACACAAACTTTCTTAACTATGGATCAGTATTTACTTATGAAAGAAAAGTTACATGGACAAGATGATTTGCAATTATTAGTCTATGGCATGTTCTCTATTTCTACTATGGCTAGAGTAACGGCAGTAAGCAGTATTAGATGGGAGCAAATAGATTTACAAGGAAGAACAGTTGATGATGTTTTAGAAAAAGAAGGCAAAATAGTAACATTGTATTTTAGCGAAGAAGTTAGAGACTTATTAGGAAAATTAAAACAACAAAGAGAAGAACGTGGAATAGATTCTCCATATGTTTTTATAAGTAAATACAAGGGTGAAATAAATCAAATATCTTCAAACACACTAAGCGAATGGGCGAAGAAAATAGGTGAAATGATAGGTGTCCCAACTCTCCACCCGCATGACTTTCGCCATAGTGGTTCACAATTATTATCCTTATCTGGGATGCCCATTGAGAAAATATCAGAACTCTTAAATCATTCAGGACTTGATGTGACTAAGAATCATTATTTACGTCAAGATAAACGTAAGATACAGGCAGAGAAAGATAAATATAGTTTCTAGACTAAATTAACAAATAAAAGGAGGTGTTAACCATTGAAATAATCCTTTTAACTTTATTAGCAACTACAATAACATTGCGATATAAATATAACAAATGGAGCAACAGAAAGGCAGGTAATTAAAAATGATTGAACAAGTATTAACAGAAACATACAAGGTGAGTGCGATAGCAGGATTATTGCTTTTAGCAGTAATTGGACTTATAGCATACATAAAAACAGTGGATAAGAGAAATATGAATCTTACCAATGAAAGAATTAATGATTTAAAATCAGATGTTAAAGAGTCTAAAGATGAAATAAAGGCAATGAAAGAAGAAAATAAAGAAGATAAAAAGACACTGAGATTGGCTTTAGAAACGTTTGATAGAACTACAAAAGAATTTCAAATGATAAATAGTAATTTAAATGAAATGAAAACTGATATAACAGTTATTAAAGAAAAATTAAAATAAAACCTGCCCAATTAAGGACAGGTAACAGCTAACTTACACACATGAGACAATACATGTATGAGTCATTAAAATTATACCATAAGGGGATAGGATTTGTAAACTATTAATTTAGTTGCATTTCTTATCCCCTTATTTTTTTACACTTTAAAATCATTAGATAATATATTATGTATTCCAAGAGATTTACATACTTCTAGCATTTTATAACAATCATATATTGCTTTATGATTTCTTAATGAGTTTAAAGCTGTATTTTTACAAGCATTTTTTAGAGAAGGTTGAGGATTTAAACTTTTTATAACTGTATATGCCTTTTGTGCATCAAAAAATAAAGACGTAAAAAGTTTGTCAAATTCAATATTTCTCATTTTAAAATTATCAAAAAGAACTTTTTTATCTAGACTTCCCCATGTAATAAAATAGCATCCTTTATTAACTACATTCTTAAATCTACTTACAAAATTGTTAAAATAAACACCTTGACGTAAAAAATCATATTTTTCTGTATCTGTAAGATTCAAAACACGTTCATCTAATCTTTGAATATCCTCCACTCTGATAAATTGAGAATACTCCTCTTTTATGTTTCCGATCATATCAGTAATAACATATCCAACCTCTATTATTTCGAAAGGATATTTTTTAAAGTTCTTCTTTCTTCTCGAAAACTCTAAATCTAAAAACACTATGTCCAATAATACTACCTCCGATATTAAAATTTATAGTAATATTATACCCTAAAAAATAAGATGATAACCTCTTTAATATAGAACATGTATAAAATCTCTCACATCTCCACAGCTAGGACACACAAAAGTTACTATCATTAATTTAGCTTTAAATTCTGTATTATATTCTATTGATAACTTATCTATCTCTTCCTTAGTTAGCTCTTTAACACCAAAGAAATCAGCATCTTTATTACATTTATCACATATAATTCTTATCATTTAATTCACTCCTATTTATTAATAAATTTTAATAATAATCTTCCTATTGGTATTAATGCGCACATTACTAAATAGGTTATCATTGTAACAGCAGATAACTTAACTATTTCAGTCAATATAACGCTATCAGTATTATATAAAGTTACTGTTGTGTGATTATAAGTCCACCATGCAATTAATGCTATTAATATGTATTTAATTGATTCTTTTAATTTTTGATATTTTCTATTCATTCAAACCTCCTAATAAAATACTGCTTTTAAGTTAATTTACACACAATATATAGCATATAATTACTAAACTATATACCGTATATTGTTGTTATATTATTTTAAATAGTTTTCGCATTTTAACTTTCTAGTTATCACATAATTATTTATCTTTATTTCATCAGTTTGGTTTTTAATAAACTCCCTAGATATAACCCTTTGATCTACGCCTATAAATTCCCCTAATTCAACTTGTGTAATAAATTCTTGGTTATTTATTTTATATATATAACTGAGTGCCTTATTTGTATTTTGTTCTTTCTTTGTTGAAAAACGTATATTTCCTTTTATATATCCTTTAAAAGTATTTATTCTATCTATAGATAAATCTTTTACATCGCATTGCTTTTCATTCAATGCATTTATAAACAGAGGATACGTATATTTAAGAAATTCAACACTATTATCAAATCCGAAATCCAAACCCTTATACTCTAAATGTCTTTCATCGCCTTCGTTTCCTAATCTTATTCTGGTTTTACAGTTTTGGAATGTTTTTATTAATTTATTTGCAATCTCTTTATTTTCAAATTCACATTGTGTTAGTTTTGCACACGTTTTATCATGTTTGTATTTATATTTGTATAGCAACTTTTCAGCAACACCTATTCGTATATTCCCACAAATGTTGCATTGCAAATCTACCCATACCCTCTTATCATGATAGGCATCAATTACGGTAAAGTCCCCAAACGTTCTTCCAATTAAACTTTTGCAATATGTTTCTTTGCATGTGGTTCTATTATGTTTCATATATCTTTCAGTAATATTGTAATTGTATTTAATTTCACCACATATGCAACACTGAACTTTATAACAAGACCTTTTATTTATTATAAGCTTTTCTAACACCTTATAATCTCCTATGACTTTTCCTATCATATTTGATATTTTCTTTATTTTAGGTTCTTGAATTATATGATTATCTTCTAATTCTATCATATTATAAATTACACACCCTTTCGTATTCATCTTCTAATCCACAGAAAATTAATTCTTTGGCATAAGGTAGTGTTGTAACCCATTTACAGAAGCATTGTTGCCAGTCTTCTTTAAGTTGGTGATGTCTACGTTGAAGAACTACATTTCTTAATTCTGCATAGTTTGTATTAACTGTTCTAAGTTGTAAAAACCCTTCAAATAACAATGTTTTTGCTCTACGCTTTAAAATTCTTTTTTCTTCATTAATATTTGAAGCTAAGAATTTTTTTCTTATTTCATTTAGTCTATTCACTACTATAGTTACGACATCTTCATCTTCTTCATAGAATTCAAACATATCCAATGTGATTTCATTCTTAGGATTTAATAATTTATGCATTGTGCTGCAGCTATTTTTTGAATTAAATTTATATGTATCCATTTCCGACCAAAAGAATCTTGCCATATTCATATCCGCCCATACTTGGATTTGTCTCATAAATTTCATATGTTCTGAACCAGCTTTGATTAACCTTTGTGCTAATCCTAAATCTTTTTCACCTAATATAAATAGTTCATCTTTAGCTACACAATTATTAATTTCATTTATAGAAATTGCAACATGACTATCACTTAAATGCCAGCTATTAAGAGGGTTTCTCATTCCTCTTATAGCTCCTTCAAATCCAAATACTTGTGTTTTAGTTATATTTAATTTATTTTTCATATTCAAATCTCTCCTCTATCTTATTAATTTATTATTAAGGTTTGGATTACATTTATCGCAGTTAAAACTACATAATCCACAACTTATAATTGTTTCTTTAGGATTAATTTCACCGCAATTTTTACATATCTTTTTATATATTGGTGGATTTGATAATAGAGCCACAGACTCTACTATCTCTCCGCAATTGGGACACTTCTCTATCATATGTATCACCTCTTATTCCTTTCAAACAATTCTACGATATTACTTACTACTGTGAGTGTTGTCATTACGCCTACTCCACCAGGGACACTTGTAACCTTTTTAAAATATGGATATAATTCTTTATCTATATCACCACAAAGTTTATTATTTTCATCTCTATTGATGCCAATATCTATAGCTACTGGACATATACCTGTGAAGAACGTATCTTTATATTCTTCAGGAGCGTATTTTTTTAACAGCTCTCTATGTTCTAAAGTTCCATTGAATTTATCTAAATTCCAATAGTTTGCTTGGCCTATAGCAGATATAAATATATCGCAATCTGATATATACTTTTTTAAATAACCCATAGGTGTTTTAGAATTGCAACAAATAACTGTACAACCCTCATTAATTAATAAACTAACTAAAGGCTTACCAACAATATTGCTTCTTCCAACTACAACTACATTTTTACCTTTTAAATCAATTCCTTCTTCTTTTAATATTGTCATAATTCCCTTTGGAGTAGCCGCAATAATTCCACTCTCATCACCTATAACAACCTTGCCTTTGTTTACAACATGGAAACCATCAATATCTTTATTAGGATCTATTGCATTAATAACCTTATTCTCGTCTATATGTTTTGGCAATGGGAGTTGTACCATTACTCCTGTAATTGCACTACATTTATTTAACATATCTATTGTTGCTAATAGTTGTTCTTCTGTAATGTTTTCAGATAAGTGATAATGTTCTACTTCTATTCCAACTTCTTCGCACAGTTTCTTTTTATTTCTCACATATGTATTACTTGCTGGGTTTTCACCTAGTTGCACAAATGCTACAGTACATCCTGTTAAATCTTTTTGTTTAATTTCTTCTATGTATTTATCTCTTATTGCTTTACAGTTTATTATATTACTCATTTCAACATCTCCTTTTTATTAATTTTTACAAAACTTCAATTTTAAGCATAATATTTTTGAATTGTTTATTATTTTACTATAATTTTCCCGCATTTCATACACTTATAATGTACCACCTCTTTCGGAATTTTAGAGTATACGTGCCAACAACGACCAGTTAATTTTTCATATATTTTTTCTAACATTTTATATCCTCCATATTTTAATTTTTAATGTGTCGTAATCTCATACACCACCATAGCCAAATGTTTATATAAACAAAAAGTATTATCTACTTGATATTGTATTGTTTTAACTTCTTTGTCTTTGCAGAATTCATTTAATTTATCCTCTAGTTTTGTAATAGATTCAGCCGAAAATGTTCTTATTTTAGTTTGTTTTGTCATTGCTATATCCTCCTTTAAGCTAATAATTTTATATATTCCCTTTTATTTTGCAACTGCATTTGTTTAAAATCTTCAGGTTCAAATCCTAATACTCTAACAATTTCCTTTTCACTATCATTCATATCATCATAAGGCTTATCAGCAAAACCTTCACCTAACCATGACTTTCCCCTACCTGCCATATAGTTAAACATAGCTAAATGCTTTTTGTTTTTAAAATAAATGTGCATTGTACCCTTCTTAAATGTAGATATAAGAAAGTGTTCAGTTTCAAACTTTTTACAATGATTTGTTATAGCCTTATAAATCTCACCCTGATATTTCAGATCATCTTTATTTTTAATTCCTGCTATGTTGTTAAATATAATATTTAAATCAACAAATATTGCAGGGATTTGAGTACCATAAGAGTTGGGATTAGCTATATAACAAGGGATTATTACTCTGTTATTAATAGCAAAAGCATTATTGGATTTAAATCCATCATATCCCCATGTAGTTTTACACCATTCTGAATCAGTATAGTTATATTTCCTAGTGCAATCATCAAATACTTTAGCTACAGTCTTTTCGTAACTATCTGGTATAGCATTCATTAATTCATTATAGAAATAATACAAGTTATCTAAATTAAAAGCTATATTTCTATTTGCTTGCATATTTGATCTGAAATTATCTTTTAGTTGACTAGGCAACATTGACTCAAAATCTGTTTCATCTATAAATTTACGCCAAAATTTCTGATTCATTTCTTCAATAAAAGTGTTAATGTTTAATGCTTTTGGATTACAATAATCTTTGCATATTGATAATTCATTATTTAAACCAAATCCACTTAGTAATTTATCAACCCGCATCTTTTCTTCAAATAGTTTTACACTAGATTTAACACATAAATCATATTCAAACACTAACTGTTCTAGCTTATTTTTCTTTAATGCTACTGCATTAACATCCTCTATTTCTATATTAGGACAATCTCTTTTAAATTCTCTTTCAAACATAGATTCCTTATTCTTCATAGGAATATCAATATAAATCAATGCTATTTTTACATTTGTTTTTCTTTCTGTATCATCAGTCGTAAATGCTTCTTCTATGTATTCTATATCAGCATTATATTCTTCTAATAATCTTTCTAAATATTCTCTATCATTACTATATGCATTTTCTAACATTGTAGCTGAAGTTATTGCAACTATTTTACCACCTATTCTCTCTTGTATCTTAATACATTTAATTAAGTGCTTGCTACAACAACTAAATGGTAGATTACAGAATATTAAATCGTAATACTTTTGTGGTTCATAATCCATAAAATCACCATGATAAGCTACATTTATACCTTTATTTCTTAGAATAGCTACTAGGCCATCTTCTATTTCAACCGCATCAAACTTAATATCACAAGTCTTTGAGCCACGACACCAAAACCCGTTTATTTCTTGTCCTTTCATATATCTATTCTTCATACCTTCTATTAGATGTCCAGCTCCTGCCGAAGGCTCAAGAACATGTTTAACTTCATGCTTCCAATTACGCCCTAACTTTTCAATCATTCTATCTAATAGATGGTCGGGGGTCGGAAAATAATCTTGATTATAAAACTGTTCCATATTTTCACCTCTTTTATATGTTAATTTTATTATCTTCGTATTGATTCTCACCTAAATATAAATCGTCTGATTTCCCAGCAGTAATCAAGCAACATACAGCCGCAATAAGCATTATTAAAAATATCGCTATCAATAATATAAAAGCTATTAATTTAATCATATTTATTTACCTCATTTATGTATTAATTATAATATTTTGCATAAGTTTCTATGAGCTTGTCCGATAATTCGCTATTAAACCATTCTTCATATGTTACTATATCATCTGATTGTAGATTAGCCAATTCTATACTTTCTTTATAGTTTTCTTCGTCTGCGTAATATCTAGCATATTGTAATTCTATTTCTTGATCTTCTATTATTTGCGTCAGTCTTGAATTTTCCTCTTTCAATTCTTTTATTTGTTTCTTTAAATATGAATTTTCATTCGCCAACTTTGTTAATAATTCTTCTGGTCTTGTATAACTCCCCACCATCTTAACCATTTTTAAACTCTCCTTTTAATCTATTAATTTTACATATTGTGTTTGTATAGCTATTATATAGCTTGCTTTTAATTTTGTCAATTAATTTTGTTAATTTATATTTTTGGTTATTTAATCAGTAATTTTTACCATCCCATTCAGTATTGCTATGGATTTTTCAATTCTAAACTGATTTATTATATTTTGGATTCGTTCTCCTTTCCTACATTCCCTTTCTAGTTCATACTTATGTCGTCTTTATCATCTCTAATTATTGACTTCCATGTAGGAAAACGTAAGCCAATGGAATCATTTTTATTCTTGCTTATCTCAAAATAACCTATGGTAACTATCTTATTTAATATTAACTCAGGATTGTCCCAATACAATTTACGTTCAAAATCAGAAAATCCGCTTCCACAATCGCATCTATATAATTTACCTTCGTATTCAAATTCAACTGTTATAGCTCCTAATTTATTTAAATTCTTACCGGTACCTTCAATTAAATCAACACATCTCATATCTCCATCTAAAAATGCTTTAACTTTCAAAATGTCCTTACTTCTCTTGCAGCTATATCCTGAGTTTGCTATATTAATCATTATACCTTCCTGATTATTCGAAATAGCTTCGTCTAATAATTTAGTTATCATATTAGCATCTTTTCCTATATATAAAGCAGGAACTTCAATTAACCACTTTTTATTTTTAATTAAATTAGAAACTTTTTGTTTTCTTTCTATGCAAGGAGTAGGATCATAACCTTTATTAAATCCATCTAATTCAATACAATCGAACACATGGAACTCTAAATTTCTCTTCTCGCCTTTCTTCCTAGCAACTTTCATAGTTTCTCTAAACAATTCATCTGAAGGTAAGTTTTTATCGTTTTTAAGAATTAATTCACCATCTAAAACAATTCCATTTGGGATATCTTTAAATTCTTCTTCTAATTCAATTAATCCCTCCATTACTTTACCTTGTCTAGTTTTAAATTCAACCTTATCTTTGTTTTTAATAGCTACAAGTCTATTTCCATCAAGTTTAGTAGACAGAATAAATTCTTTTCCATCCAAGAAACCTTCTTTTTGTTTAAAGAAAGATTCTGCTAGCTGAACACCGAATGTAGGTATTAATCCAGGAATAGCTTTATTTATTGATTTTACATTCATTCCTATCTTTAAATCATTTGATATTATATTAATATATAAATCACGTTCTTCTTCACTATATAAAGAAAGAAATTCATATGTTTGCTCTCTTAGTTTATCATTGATGTTGCTAGAGGATAATTCATCTAACATATCTTTGTAGTTTTTCCAAGTTAGAATAAATTTAGTTTCATATGATTCCATAGCTTGCCTTAGTAGCTTTTCGCTAAATCCATAATTCTTATCACTATATGTATAATATAGAATTTCTTTTAGCAATTCATTATCTTGATTATTTTTTAATATTGCTAATTTCTCATTTGTCTTTGTAGTTGATCTTAATTGATTAATAATTTCTAATACTTTTTCCATTCAATCACCTCTTAATTTATTCGGTAACTTGTACCTCATGTATATTATTATATATTGGTATTTTTATTCTGTCAACATATTTTGTTAATTTATATTTTATTTTTTTTAGAAAAGAAAAAAACACCTAGGATCGACCTAAGTGTTTATGTATTATAGTAATGATAGTAGTCCTAAGATTGGTAGTATAGTAAACCAGGAGATTATTGAAGCAAATATGATTAATGCTATGAAGCAATATGCTACTCTTTTAGGGTAAGTTTGAATTGTTTTATTATTTATTTTTACTCCATCTTTATCTACTGCCATGAACATAGAGAATATTAATGCTATTATAAGAAATATTAATATCTTCATATTATTTCACTCCTGTAGTTCCAAAGCCACCACGATCTTGATTACCGAATGATTCTACTTCCTCAAATTCTATTTCTGGCATTACTTCCATTATTCTAAACTGCCCTATTTTATCTCCAGTTCTTATCCATGTTCCATTATCGTGTTTTGCTTGTAGGCAATATACAGGCATATGCCAAATATCATTATCACCTATATATGTATCATCGACAACTCCTAAACTATTGGTTTGAATCACTCCCCAAGTTTTAAATGTTGAACTTCTTGGTGCTAAATGTCCTTCCCACCCTTTAGGTAATTCTAATGCAAATCCTAAGTTAATCATCGCTCTTTCACCTTCAGGAACAAATGTGTCTTCGTATGCATATACATCAATCCAATTTCCTTTTGTTATTTTATTCATTCTTGTTGCATCTTGTAAATATTTGATTCTTAATTTCATAAACTAATCTTCTCCTTTTATATTTTAATTTTATTTTATAGTTTTATATAAGGCTTCTACTATATTTTTAGGAAGTATATTCTTATATTTATCATATAATTTTTGCATATACTCTTTATCTTTCCTTCTATTGTTTAATGCAATATTTATTTCTTTTGGTATAAAGCAACATTTGTCAGGACTATATATTCTATTGCCCTCCAATAGCAAATCCTTATCTAATTCTAACATTTCATCATATTCATACCAATTTTCATCCATCCATTTTGAAAAATCCTGAAAGTTGTGGAATCTCTCGTCTACTATACAATCTTTATATCTAGGTTGCCTCTCATGGTATTTTGGATTATAACACCTATTAAACATGCTAAACCATTTTATGTAATGAAGTGTTTTCTTATTATTTACTCTTGCTTTGTATCTACCTACGCCATAATACCCGACATCATACACCGTTCTTTTATAAGGATTTTTTATTTGACCTTTTCTTATATTCTGCATTGTTGTTACGGTTTTATATTTATATTCATCTTGAATTTCTATTGTAACCGTATGTCTATCTTTATAATCAATAATCTTCACTTCATAACCTTCATTTGTGATGAAACTTCTATTCATTGCTTCATTTTTAGCTTTTAAATGTCTATTATATACCTTGTCATTCCATCCCATATAACACGATTCCTCCATTCAGAAGACTTTTTTGTACGTCAATTTCACGTTGATTCCAACTCCCCTTATGCTTTAATGTTAAATCCTTTTTGTCTTCTTCAAATTGACCATCAATAACTACATCTATGTATTTAAGTATTTCCAATTTCTTTTTATCTTGAATCAATATTTCCCACAAATATCCCGTCCATATATAAATAGGTTTTTGAGTTTCTTCTTTTATTCTTTTAACTAAATTCAATATAACATCTAGATCTTGCTGGAAAGGTTCGCCGCCTAATAAACAAGCCCCATCTACGTGCTCATCTTTTATGTATGATATAAATAAATTCTCAACCTCTTTTGTATAAGGTCTACCATAATTAAAGTTTTGAGCTTCTTTATTAAAGCAGTTAGGGACAATTAAATTTACATCCACTAAAGAAAATTGTGCTATTAATCCCAGACCAATTACTTACATCGTATTTTCTAAGTTTTGCATAATTCATTATTACATAACCTCCTTATAAGGAGGAATTAAATCCTCCTATTTTATTAATTTTTATAAATGTTTAACTCTATTTAAGATATCTAACTTTCTACCTTTATTCCATGTTGTCTCTGAAAGATATCCACATGTTCTCCTTACAACACTAAGTTTTTCTTGATCTCTACATCCACATTGAGGACACACCCAATCCAATGTTTCCGGATCATTATCCATTACTCCATTATATTTGCAGTTTCCACACACATCACTCTCAAAATTAATTTCTGCATACATTATAGTTTCATATATATGTTGCATTACTTTTAATATTGCTTCCACATTCTTTTGCATATTATAAGTTTCAACGTAAGAAACAACTCCACCAGTTGAATACTTTTGGAATCTTGCTTCTATTTCAAGCTTTTTAAATGCATCAATTTCCTCTCTGACATCTACGTGATATGAATTTGTAACAAATCCTTTATCTGTAATATCTTTTATTTCACCGAATTGTTCTAATAGTTTATTATTAAACCATTCAGCAGTTGATTCTTGAGGAGTCAACATAGATGAATATTTCTATTCTGGTTACTATATTGCAACATATCTTGAAGTTTGCTAAACTTCCCCACAGTTTCGACTATGTACCTATCTCATAGTCTACTCTACTCGGTTACTCAATATAAACTAGCTTTAATTTATATTTACCCTTTCGATGTCCTCTAAATCTTGTTTTTGACAAGACACGGTATTACCATATCCATATAGGACTTAGGCTCTCTTACCACCTTAGCCTTTTGGCTTAGTTGACCGTTAGCATTACTATTAAAGTAACACACCCCTTGGTAGGGTTTATGGGTTTTACAACGGCATTACTGTCTACCGTATAAAGCAAATCTTAAATGTGGTTGTTTTGCTTTATATTCCTCGCATTTATCACTCATAAATTTCATTATTTGTTCCGCTAATTCTGCACCTTCTTCTGTTGTATGAGATTTTCCAGTTAGATATTTAACTGTTTCATATATTGCTGAATATCCAATAGTCACTGTGAAACCTCTTTCATCTATAGCCTTAGTTATATCATCATCAGGATTTAGTCTTGATATTGCACCATGTTGCCATAATATAGGTGCTGTTCTAGCTTTAACGCCTTTTAATTTATTGTATCTAAGTTCTCCTACTTGTCTGCATAAATCCAATCTTTCTTCAAATAGCTTCCAGAATCTATCCATATCACCACCTGATGATAATGCTACGTGAGCCAAAGATATACTGCAAACTCCTAAATTACCACGTCCATAGAATATTGCTTTCCCATTTTTGTCTTTAAATGGTGATAAGAACGCCCTACATCCCATGCAAGGGAAAGCATATCCGGTAATTTCCTTCATCTTTTTAACACTTATAATATCAGGTGACATTCTTATTGATAATGTTTTTGCTGCTAATTTAGTTAGCCAGAAATATTCGCTTCCTTCATAAGCATTGTTTTCATCCATGAAATAAAGGAGTTTCGGGAATGTTTGAGTTGTTACAACATCATATTCATTCTTCATCCCTGCCATTCTTTGTTTAAAGAATTCTTCAGCTAACATAACAACTTCTTTTTCATATTCTGGATTCTCTGATATGTATATCGCAACGGAAATAAAAGGACTTTGGCCATTTGTTGAGTTTAATGTTGATATTTGATAGTTAAATGTCTGAACAGAATCTTTAATCTCATCCCTAAGCTCCTTCATAACTAATTCATCTAATCTTTCTTTTGTTATAGGTAAATTCATATCTATATATTTTTTAGTTATCTTTTCTTTGCTTACTCTTACAAATGGAGCTATATGTGATAGAGTTATAGTTTGGCCACCATAACTGCAACTCGAAACTTGGGCTGCTATTTGAGTGACTAAAGTCATTGCGGTTCTTAATGATTTAGGTTTTTCTATCTTTTTCTTATTTATTACTGTTCCATTTTGTAACATATCTTCTAAATTAACTAATTCACAGTTATAAATGCCTTGTAAATAATAATCAAGATCATGTATTTTTATTATTCCTTGATAATGGGCATCCATTAAATGCTTTGGTATCATTGTCGTTCTAGCTATGTGTTTACTTACCTCGCCAGCAATTAAATCTCTTTGAGTTGAGGCTAATTGAGATTGCTTATTTGAGTTTTCTGTTAATACATCTATATTGGTATTATCAATTAGTCCAGTTATTTCTTTAACTAGCTTAGACTTAGATTCTCTAACCCTTGTCCTTTCATTCATATAATCTTCATATGCTTTAGCTGTAGTTTTATTTATTTGTTTTAAGTTTTCTACAACTATAGACTGTATTTCTTCCACACTTATACTATCATCTTCTATGCCGAAGTTTATGTAATCAATAATGTTATCCATAATATCTTCTATTTCTCTTAGTTCTTTTTTATCTAACTCACCATAGACATCTTCATAGCAGTTTCTAATCGCTATTTCTATCCTTTCAAAACTAAAATCCTTAATTGCTCCATCTCTTTTAATTACTTTAATCATTTAAACAACTCCTTTATTATATTAATTTATATATTTGACTGGCTGATTCACATCGTTCAGTTTAAATAAAATTCGATTTTTATAAATTTTCCTTTATGTATACATAAAACTTCCTTAATCCTCTAATTGTGAAAACCTCATAAATCTGCACTCATCACTATCAAGATACATTATAAATAAATCTTCTAATTTCTCTTGCAACTTATCTTTATTTTGTCTAGCCATTCTTTCTGCAGTAAATTGATTAACTCTTCTTCTATCTTCTTTTAACTGATCTTCTTTAATTAAATCTTCCATCGCTCAATCCTCCTGTTCATAATATTTTTGAAAGGTGTGCTACTTTTCAAATTCATTATTCAACTCTTTCAGTAATTTTAATGCTCTATACTTAATGTGTTCATTTGTTTGATTCTTCTTAGTAACCAATGTCCCACAGTCTATTTTTGAGATTAATCCTTCTAATTCACCAATTTTTTTACCTATATTTAATAAATTCATTTAATTATTCTCCTTCACAATATTTTTGAATGACGAATCAATTCTATTCAATTAAATAATCACTTTTGCCATCGAGATAGTTATTTCTAAGAATAAGTAAACTTAACTCTTCCTTGCCTTCTTCATAATCATAAATTGCTATAGTTTTTTCACCATCTAACTCTTCTAATTTCTTTATTAAATCTTTAATTTTCATTGTTCTTCCTCCACTGGAATTAATGCTAGAGTATTATTTAAAGTTATTAACTTATAATCGCAAGGTAAGGGCTTTAATAATATGCAATGCTCTTTGTCAACCCAACCATACATATGTCCATTCATTAACTCTCTTAGGTGTTTTGGTATTCTTACTACATATTTACCCCTGCCACCTTTTTTACTTTCAGAATGAATAGTAAATCTTTCTCCTATGCACTTGTCATACCATTCCTTACCTGTAGACTTCATTATTTTTAAATCCATACCCAAAATCTCCTAAAATCCGAATATTCCTTGTCCTATAACTTGTAAGTATTATTTACAAATTCATTCGCAATAATTTCCAATCTACTTTAAGCGTTTTTCTATATTTTTTAACGCTTTCAGCACATCATTTAGCACTATAGTATCTCCAGAAACCTCTCTATTGTTTTCTATATGCCAAATTATATTTTCTATTTGATTTTTTAAATCCATATTCTCCTCCTATTTTTGAATCATTCACTATAATATTTTACATTTTAAATACTCTTCCAGTTCAGACGGAACTTTAAAGAATCCAATATCTTTAACCTCTGACACTACTATTTGTGTAACTTTATCGTCTTTTATATAAGGCTCTGCTTTACTTTTTAAAACGTCTACGCTATTTGCAATAAAACTATTTTTGACTACTGCATCCTTATATACATCTGCTCTATAATACATTCTCTTCCTCCTGTTTTTAAATTTTCTAATTTATCTTAGTTTACCTATGTGAATTATGAAACAATCCCCAAACTTTGAGTATTCAAATTCTAAAACACTAGACCTTCCACACTCTTCTGCAATTTCTTTTTTGTTTTTTGTTTCGATAAAATATTCAGCATTATCATCTAAAACTCTTATAGTTTGATGTTCCTTTAATCTTAATTTATTTAATAAAGTTTTAACTTTCATTTTTCCTCCAATATTTTTGAATTATTCATTGCTTTTATTGGTTGTCCTCAATGAAATATGAATCATATTCAATAAAATAATCTTCGTATTCTTCTTCTAGTTCGGTTATTACATGTTCTAAAAACTCATCTTTATCCCAATTAACTGGTACATCAATATCTAATGTTAATTTCAATCTCAACTTCATCTTTTCTCCTCCATTTACTTCATAATAATTTCACTTTTTTTGAATTGTTCACTAATATTTTGTCAATATTCTTCTTCTTAGCTCCTTGCTTGAAAGACACTTGATTTCTTTTAATGCTTTTATAACTAATCTTCTTTTTACTTTTCTATTTTTACTTTTCTTAGCCCAATTAATATAAAATATTGCTTCTGGATATAGCTTTCTTGCATTTATAGATAACTTCATAATTTCACCTTCCCCATATTTAATTTATTTTTATAGGCTTCTCTTCCTACTGAATTATAGGTTAATCCTACTTTGCTACAATTCTCATTCCGATAACACCCACAGCTTACGCTACTTTTTAAACACCTATGTGTCATATAAGTTATATTTCCACATTCACATTTACATTTCCAAACTACAGCTCTGGACACTCTTCTGTCTGTATAACCTATAACAGTAAGCCTTCCAAACTTTTTACCTATAAGGTTATTTATTGCTTGTGCCATTTTATCCTCCTTTTAACTCGCAATATATTCAAATTGTTCTTTTATTTATAATATATAGTTGCTGTAGTAGTTGTATTCTCCACCATATTAATCTAAACATGAGAAATCTCCAAATAATTCTAATTCTTTATCTCTTCTTGCTTTTACTGCATCTTCTATATTTGAAAAATTGCCTAAAGAATAGTGTTTCCCATCTTTATGTATTTGCGCATTCCATTTATTACATTGTTTGTTCCAATATACACCTTTATAACCGCTTGTGTTATTCTTTTGACGACCTCTGTTTCTTAAATTCTCTTTATGTTCACATATTCTTAAATTGTTTTTTCTATTATCTACTGTGTTATCTATTCCATCATCTCTTAATATATTTATATGGTCTACCCTTAATTTAGGATCTATAACATTTAACACGTACCTATGAAGAAATACTCCATTTTTATACAGATTCCTATCTTCCAATCCTATAGGTTTCCCTAATATATAGCCATTGCTATCTTTATACCAATAAAAGTTTTTTATTTTATCATAGTCTTCTATGTCAAATAAAAACACATTTCCGTTATTTGTGTACCCAACCCCATATTCGCCAGTCAAATCATATTTATTAGGTTTTCTTTTTAGTTCAGCCTTACGTCTTATTTTTATTGTTATTCCTCTTTCATCAACTCTAGAATCTCCTAAACATCCACAAGAGCATATTGATTTATTTCTTATGTTTTGTTCTGACACTATTACGCCTGTATTCCCACATTTGCAAACGCATTCCCAATATCGAGTTTTTCCTAGCTTACAACAAAATTTTACAACCTTTAAATTACCTATTGTCCTATTGGTTAAATCTTCACATCTATTAGTTATACATCCACAACTATTAGTGACTCCTTGCTTCAGATTATCTGTTCTTACGTCTCTATAGTTTCCACACTCGCATTTACAAGTCCAATATTTATGTTTTCCATTTGTCTTTGGTGATACTCCCACTACCATTAATCTTCCAAATTTACTCCCTATCATATTTTACTCACTCCTCAACTATATATCCCATTACTTTAACCCTTCCCATGTTGTTAACTCTTTTTAAATATTCACTATCACTTTCTCCGTAGTTCCTTTCTATAAGAACATCTAATCTATTTACTACATTAAAGTTATTTCCGCCTCTATCAGAGTTAGTAAAAGTACCCAATCCTTCTAAATATATTTTAGTTCCTAAATTAAGAACATTATTTGCTACCATACCATATTTAAGATCTTCGCCCAAACAAGTAACAGTATAACCACCATTTTCAGAAGGTAGAGATGTATAAAATGTTAGCTCAAATTCAATCCATTCTAATTTATTTCTTTCTTCCTCAATTCTTTGCCTTTCCAACTCTTCTTGCCTTAATCTCTCTTGTTCCGCTTCGATTCTCTTCTGTTCTTCAATTTTATATTTTTCATAAGCTTGTACTTTTTCATTCATTTCATTTCTATAATTTTTAAATTCGTACAAATCGACATCAATTAGTTGCCTCGCTACCGAATCAGTTTTTGCTGCTTCTACAAATGGAATTATTATCCCACTACTAAAAAATAGAGTCAGCATTAGCTTTTTCATTAGCATTTCTTCACCTCTTTATTTTATTAATTTTTATTCATTTAATATGTATGAACAATCCTCGCATCCTATTAACACCATATGTTCATTAGCTGGAAATCCTTGATGCTCTCCTCTGTCTTCATCCCATTCATTTATTACTGTTAAGTCTTCGCCACACAAAGGACATCTCGGTTCATCTTCTAATGCATAATCTTCTTTTAGCTTATCTAATGTGTACGCAAACTTCTTTGAATCTTCATGAATATTAAATAATAGTTCATTTACATTTGTTATTATTTCTTTCTTGTTATAATCAAAATGTTCTGCTATAATTTCAAATAACTCATTTGCAATCATCTAACCACCTCCTGATATTATAGTACCATATCTTTCTTATTCTTGTCAACTTATTTTATTAATTTATATTATATTTTTTTATTCTTCATATCCATAGTTGAAATGACTTGATCTATTTTCTAAATCGCTCACATAACCTAAATAGTCATTCATATGCAAAACTTTTACATTACTAATTCCATCTATTTCTCTATGCCATTGTAATTCACTTTCTATTAATTCTATTAGTATATCATTTGTCATATCATCTTTATTTTCTAAATCCATTTCTAATATTACTCTCTTCATTCTAAATCTCTCCTTTATATGTACCTGCAAACATCACATTTGCCATATGTATAATATTCATAACTATCTATTTGTCTCCACAAGTCTCGCAGCTATAGTAAAAGTACTTTATATCTTTATTCTTTGGCAATGTTATATGCCTGGTTTGTTTCATATAATCACTTACTTATTTATTAATTTTATTCATAATCATTATAATATTGATAACATTTAGGGCAAATAAAATCTTCAGAATGTATATGAGTATGAATTATTTCTCCACAAACTTCACAAGTCCATTCATACATCACAATTCTTTTTAATTTTTCTTTCTCTATGTATAGTTCTTTTTCTTCTCTCATTGAATAGTCGAAGCCCTTCTTTTTGCAATGACTACAAGTATAACATTCATCTGAAATATTTGAACCACAACTACCATCTTTTTCGCCATAAGCACCATAATCACATCTACAACTTCCAGATCCATCTTTGTATGTTTTGAGATATACATTTTCACAAGTAGGGAATCTTTCTTCATAAGCTTTTATTTCTGAAGGCGAATACATTCCATATTCTTTATATATACTATCTGGTGCAACCCCTAATTCAACATCTATCCAATCCTGTGATTCCATTGGATATGAACAAGCTCCCCTAGCACATTGATTTTCAAACAACTCTCTTCCTTGTATTGGCAATGATTTTACAAATTCAAAAATATTATCTTCATATTTATAATCCTCACAATAGCCATCAATTAACTCTGGTTCTTCATTAAACCATATACCTAACTCTTCATGATTGCAATCGTCGCATAATTGAAGAATTGTATTAAAGTTATCAAATCCACTACCATATCCTCTATATCCTAATGTATATGTATGCGTATTATCCTTTTCCTTTAAACATTTAAAACAAATCTTTTCATTATAATCTACTGGTTTAATCTTATTGCTCATTTTACCCTCCATTTTTATTAATTTATTTAAAATCTCAATTTTATTTAATTAATCCATGTTAATTTTACATTGCCTTCATCTTTGTATATGTTCTCTATATACTTGATATCTTCTATAAAACACCAATCATATTCCACAACATTGTATCCTTTGAATTCTCGAAGAATTTTAAAATTCTTAGTAATACCTATGTCATTTTTATGAATCTTTTCACAGTCAATGTCATCTATTTTCCCTTCTTCTATAATCCCCTTTTCAACCATTAGTCTTGTCAAATCTTCGGAAAATGCGTCATATTCATACCATTGCATTCTTCTTCCGTACTCATATATTGCTTTTGTTAAATTATGTTTTTTACAAGCTATTTTTAAAGCTTCATCAAACCCACAAGATTCCCCTAAATATGAATAGAAACTCCAATATGTTTCTTTTGTTAAGTCCCCATACTCTTTACTAAAAACTTTAATTAACTCATCTTTGAATGTTGTTAGAAAGTCATTAGTTAATAATTTTTTCTTTCTATTTGGCAACTTCTTATAAACTCGTATATCATCCCATGTTATATTTTTATTTCTTCTCATCTTATCACTCCCTTTAAAATTAATTCTACTCGCTATCTATTTCTAAATGACAGTCTCCCCATGCATTTGTACTCATTGCATCAAAATCTCTTACTTCAGCATTTAACAGCCATTCTTCTATGTTATTAAAATCTTTATAATCTTCAAATCGAGTTACATATTGCCCTTTGTAATATATATATCAACTTTGCAACTAGATAATTTTAAAACATCTATAACTTTCATTTACTTCACCTCAATATATCATCTAAAAATTTCTTTAATTCTATTGCACATTCTTTAACATCACTATATTTACCACAATCAAAAACAGGTATATTGTAATCTTTAGCTATTCTAATTGCTTGACCTGTACCTCCGTCACCCTTACCACCTTTAGTCCAACAAATTACAAAATCACTAGGAGAATTTAAATCATGTCCTAATATCTGGTGCGAATTTCTTGCTTGAAGTTTTTGTGCGCCTTGAGATAGATAATTCCATCTAGGATGATATTTCTCTGCTATTTCAAAAGCCCTTTCATCTTTAACTATTAAATTAGAATTATTGCCTTCAAAACCCTTCCAAGGTAAATATATTTCTTTATGTATTGCCCCTGATTCAAATGCTTGGTCTGAACCTTTTGCGCCTCCTGAACGTAATACACAATCTTTAGTTGATAAATATTTTGCTACTCTAGTAAATAAATCTAAGAATTCTTTTGGTGTTTCTCTCGATCCTATTCCTGCATAATAAAACATAATTACTTCTCCTCCAATAAATCTTTATTTTCATAGATATTACCTACAATTGCTATTTCCCCTCCTAATTCTAAGAAACTTTCATAACAAGTGTTCCCGTCAATTATAAAGCTCCCTGCCACGAACTTAACGATACCTAACTCATCTTTAAAATATCTAACAATATCCCCCTCATATATTTCTTTATCATTTCTATCTTTGAGTCCTGTATACTGCATTAATTCAACTTCAAAGAAATTAGCACCCATAATTCTATTATCTTCAATTTCTAACCATAAGTTTTTATTTGTGAAGTTAATACCTCTAACTTTTCTTATTTTATTTTCATATTTATCCCATGCTCTAAATTTAATTTCTCTACTCATTTTATCACCTACATATCAATTTCTACTTGTTCTTTTTCTGTATAAGATATATTATCACTTCTACTTAGAATTCTATCTAAGATCTTTTGTATATCTTCTATATCCTCTTTCATTATATCTTGCCTTATTTCAATATCCCAATCTTCATACATATTTTGATGTTCACATTCTATAGCACTTTCAAGCATGTCGTATGCATCTATACTAGCTTTATATTTGTTTGAAGTATACACTTTGCATCCTCGATGTTCTTCTATTTCATTTAAATAATCTTCTTTTGCTATGACATGCCCATAACTCCCCATATCTACAATTAACATTTCATCATCTTTTAATTCACTTAACTTAACCATATTAACAACCCTCTTTTTGTTTTTAAATATACTTTCCAAATTACTATTATCCTTAAATCCCGAACTTAATCTTGGTAATCTAGGAAATTTAGGCTGATTTGCTATCATTTATATCACCTCTATGGAAGTTATATTTTCTATCCCATTTCCCGCAAATCTTATTTTATCTTCATATTCTTTTATATCCACTGATACAGAATGAGCATAATTCAACGCATGTTGATGTAGATAAGACATTTGGAGATCATCTTTATTTTTAGGTAAATTATTTAAAAGTTCTATAACACATTCATATCCCCAATATCCCATGCCAAAATATTTGTTTTGCTTATAAAAGTTTAAATAACCCCTATATTCCGAATTGTCTTTTGTTTTGATTTCAACGTATGTATATTTTTCAATTCTTTTATCGTTAAATTCTAATTGCTCAACTATTCTCATATTTATCACATCCTTATTTAAATTTATTTGTATAATATTATAAAACAACTGTTTTATTAGAAATTTTAATCAACTATAGTTTCAAATATAGCTATATCATCTCTTTTTAATATTTCTCTCAAGCATTGAATATTTTTAGAAGCAATAACCTCCAATATTTCTACACCAGTGCCTTTAAACTCTTCCAAAATAGATTTCTTGACTTCATCTAATTCTTCTTGTGTATCGCAATATGATACCAAGTGTGATTTTACAACACCATTTTCTTCGTAATATTCTATCAAATTGTACATTTAAAATCTCCTTTTTCAATAAATTTCTTCTTTTATATTAATTTATATTCCAACCGAATGTTTCAACATATGCTCTAGAAAATCATCTAACACATTATAAAACCCTTTAATTTCTTCTTTACATAGTCTAAATCTATAGCATTGCCCTGAATGGCTGTTAATCATGTTGAATATATACATGTTATTTCCTTCTTTATCTACATATCTATCATCTTTATATATCTCCCAATCAATACCATCACCAAAAGGAGTTATATTATATTCGTTTTGACATTCTTCTGTTATCATTTCGGATAAAACCTCTCTTAAATATCTCAATCCTTCCCCTTCGTCACGATAGTAGGAAAATAATTCATATGGTCTTTCGTATTTACCTTCATTATCATCGTCTTCGTAATAATGTAACACCGCAAATGTCATATATGTTTTATATACGCCTTTCCATGTTGTAGGAGGTTCATCATCAAATCCGTGAACGTTGGATTGTCTAGGATAAAATCTTAAAACTTTCTTATCGAAACCTTCACATTTATCAATTGTAAAGTCAAATTTCCTTTTTCTCATATTTGCCTCCATTAATTTATATTTATAAACTTATCTTCAATCAAACAAAACTCTACAAGAAAATAATCTCTCGGACTAACATATATCCTAACCTTTAAAAGAAGATTAAATATACACCCGTTGTTAAGAATGTTATTAATAAACAACACATTAACCACATCTTTATACAATTTTTAATCGTTAAATCTTCGCTCCAAATTATAGCGATAAAAATAAATGCATATAATATAAAATTAATTCCTATTAACTCTTTCATCAATTAACCCCTCCATTCTTAAATTTATTATTTTCTATATAATTATCAAACTCTCTTAATAAACCACTTGTGTATCCATGAAGTTCTGTCAGTAATCTATATAACATTTTCTTATCTTCCGACTTTTGTGTATAATCAAATTCTTTCATAAGTACATCTAATGTTTTATATAGTTTAGTTAATCTTCTAGAATATTTAAACCCTTGTATGTATATTTTAATTAATTTCCTTACCATTAATATCTTTTCAACTCCTTATTTGTTCAATTTATTTTCAATAAAATGTCGTTTTTATTCCATATGAACACAGCCTATTTCAAAAATTTCATCACAATGTTCACAGGTGATTAGTTCACCTTCCCAATCACACCAATACTCACCGATCATACTTCTAGTAAATTCATCGTAATCAATTTCTATTTCTTCATCACAATGAGGACAACACATTTTTACCCAAGTCGGTTCACATATAACTTCTAAATCTGTTTTTAATCTTTTATTCATTTTCTACCTCTCTAATAAAATTACTTCTTCATCATTTTCAATTCTAATTATCTTATGTACATTTGAATTAGCTTTTAAATATGCTAAATACTGATCTTCTTTTTCCTGATTGTGTTCATTGAATGTTATAGTAGTTCTACAACACTTTTCTTCAGCAATTAATTTAATCATTATTGCTCACCTCGTCTTTTATTTCTTTGACATCATTACTAAATGAATATCTGGTAGTTCCTTCTAAACTTATATCTGCATAGTAATCAATCTTATTTCTACAACTATTACAATATCTTTGAAACTTTACGTAATTTTTACCTTCATGTGTTATTAGTGAATATTCACCTGTTCCATTCCCTAATTGCACTTTACATTTAGAGCAATAAGGTTTATTATCAATTATTAAAGCATTCATTCAAATTACCTCTATTTTGTTAATTTTTATTTATATCTAATATTTCTTATTACATCATTCCTGTAATTGCTCCTTACTGTATCTGTTAAAGCCGTCATATTCTTAGATATTTCATTTATTTGATTTATAGCCATATCTCTTAATTTAGCTATACTTTCTTTTTGCTTTTTAATTTCATTTTGTTCATTTAATAACTTTTGTAAATCTCTTGCTAATATGTATCCATCTGCTGCATTCATCTTCATAACCATTATTATATCTTGAACTTTCCTAACTTCACACCCTATCAAGCGATGCTTCTCACATAATTCTTTATGTCTATCTAGGATTCCTTGATATTTAGTTTTTATATCTTTTAATTCATTAAAGTTAATATCTTCATCTATGTATTTTCTAAACTTTTCTAAGAAACCTAAATATTCTTCATCATTCATCATTCCCTTTTCTTCATTGCATCTTTTACAACTTACTACTAGATTATCTAATGTAGTTTGTCCACCTCTGCTTATTGGAATTTTATGATCTATTGTTCTATTTTTAGATTTCAATGAATCACCACAATAATAACAAGTTGTATTTTCTTCTTTTACCTTTTCAATTAATTTTAATTCACTTAAAGTATAATTTCTTTCTGCCATATTAACCACCTCATTTATTAATTTATTTACTTGATGATTTAATTATATACCCATATTATACCTTTGTCAACCTATTTTATTAATTTATATTAAAAAATTTAAAAAGAAAAGACAGCCGTTAAGCTGCCTTGAATTTAGATATAAAATTCTTCCATAGTATCTAAGCACAAGCAAGCTAATTTACCGTTTGCTCTCTTAAATACACATCCACAATCAATATAAATAGTTCCATTTCTATGCAATAGCTTAACATCATCACAATTATTAGTTATTGATTGCACAGGACTATGACCTACTATAATTGTATAATCTTTAAACTTCTTCTCATTCCCTATATTACTTCTATCCCATAAACAAAACTCTTCTTCTTGTAACTCTATAAATTCATCAATGGTTAATTCTTCGTAGTTGCTAGGAAAATAAACTCCTGCGTGTGTTAGTATAAATTTATCCACTACTTTTATATAAGGTAGTTTCTTAATATACTTATATAATGTATCAGCATAATAATAAGGTTGATGTACTATTCCTTCATGAGTTGTATTACCACCATTATAATACCATAATTGTGCATCACCTGATTCGTAAAACTCTTCAAAGAATTTCTCATGATTCCCTTTTATTAGATGAATATTCTTATGAGATATTATATAATCCAATATCTGTATTGGTTTATCTCCTCTATCAAATATATCTCCCAATATATAAAGTTCATCACCTTCATTAAAGTTAATTAACTCTAACATATTTATAAATTCATCGTAACAACCATGTATATCACTCATTACATATTTCATTTAATCACTCCTATTATTTTAATTTTTATAAAACTAGACTTTTATAACCTTTTTTTTGTCTCATGCCTAAAAGTTATTCTTCAGGTATTTCTAAGTTTTTAAGATATTCTTTAGTAAAATATTTTAAATAATTGTAAATATATAAACTAGCACATTTCCTTGAAGCAAATATGAAATGAACACCATATCTCGCTGTTATGGTATGTAATAATGCCAGGAATGATTTAGGTTTCAATTCTGTTTTATAATTATGATTAACTATATCTTCATAGGAAGAATCTTCAATTAATATACACATCATTCCACCATCATCTACACAACGCCTCATTTCTCTTTCAAATCTTGATTTATTCTGTGCTAGGTTTGCCGATATTTCTTCTAATGATCTCTTTCTTTCTACCGACACTTTCATTCTTATGTTTTCATTTATTCCATATTGTTCGCATTTATTTATCATTATAGAATAGTCGCCATAAGGCAACTTGTCTATAATATTATGAACATCTAACTGGTCAAATGTTGTTTTTATATGAATATCACGTTCTCTACTATCAACTATTATGTATGTATAATTCTTAAAAATATCACTTATCTCTTTTTCTTTTAATCTTCTCATTTAGTCCTCCAATACTCTAGCATATGATTCTAAGATATATTCTTTTTCTTCTGTAGTAACCCATTTACCATCTTGTTTTCTTCTTTTAAACTTCTCAGATATTGTTGCAACCTTTATGATATCAAATTTATTCAATGGCTTGTTGGCAAAATAATTCTTATCAACTTTCATTGTCATAGATGTTCCTGTATTAATTCTATAAAGTGTTAAGAATGTAGTACTCCATTTATTCGTCTTGACATCTGATATTACGCAAACTTTATCCTCATAGCTTGTATCTCTCCAATCTATATATCCTACAAATTCAAGATGTGCTGCAAATATTTGTTCTATTGGAATAGATTTATTAGGAATAGTTTCAATGATCTTATTTAATAATGATACCGTATCTACTTGCGTAAACATCTTTTCAGTTTCTTTTCCTGCAAATTCTTTAACTATATCTTCTGTTAATTCTAATGGCAGTTTATCTTTTTTAAATTGTTTCTTGCCATAAATACTTTCATACCCTTCAACTATATCTAATAACTTTTGAGATTTACCAAATTCATCAAAGAAATCAAGTTTTATTAAGATCATTCTTTGCTTTGAGTTAATCGAGGTCTTTTCTAAATCCATCAATAGTTCTAAGAAATTGTTGTATTTATTATTTCTTAATTCATATAACTCGTCTCCAACTTGTTCATTTAAATATTTAATAGAACCTATACCTTTGTAAATCGTATTTGTTAATTTATCAGGGAAGTATTTTGCTTTAGAATATCTAAATTTAGGAGGATTTATTTTAATATTAAAGTATTTTAACTCTTCTGTTAGTCTATTGGTTCTTTCAGTATCACCTGAATACATATCTAATGCCACAGAATAGAAATACAATGGAAGATGTGCTTTTAAATAAGCATTATATAAACTATCATATGCCATCGCCAAACTATGTGGCGTGTTGTATCCGTACGACATGAATGTTTGTATTTTCTCCCAAGTTTCATCAAAGTCATCTAAATTACCTATTTCTTTAAACCATCCGTTTTTAAGTCTTTCTACTAAAGCTTCAAACATTTCTGGTTTTATCTTCTTTTTAGAAATCTTTTTAATTAAATCTATACTTTCAGAAGGTTTTATTCCTAAAGCCTCGAAGAATTGCATCAGGTTCTCCTGATATAAGATCCATTTATCAGTTGGTTCAAATAATTTATCCAAGAATTCATTTCCATTAGTAAAATCCATATCTCTCTTCATAAACATATCTCTATAATCATTGAAATTTGGACGTATAGCACCATTAAACATAGCAACTTCTTTTACATTTTTAGGTTTATATTCTTTACTCATGCTTGTCGCCCATAAACTATCGAATTGATTTATAGCGCAAGTTATTCCATTAGAATAAATATCCCATACTTTATCATCAAGCATAGATTTAAATTCATATAAAGACGGTATATTTATATTAGCCATCTCAAAAGTATTCTTTGCTAGTGATATACTTTCAACTTTTAAGTAATCATTTTTAAGATAGTGCCAATCATCAGCTTCTGTAGAAGTTATAGGGCAACAATAAACATCACCTATTTTTATTACACCTATTTCTTCTCTTAAATCCTTATCTAGCAATAAATAAGAACATGGATGTACTGAAGCAGATATTATAACACCATTAAATTTGTTTGATTCTTCTATTATTTCACCCCAGTAAGAATCATTTCTATATGCGTCTAAATTTTTAGCTACTTCATTATATTCATCATAATTTAACCCTTTTGATCTACAAGTATTTCTAAATGCTTCGCCCTCCTTCATTGTTCCATAAGCTGTCATAGGATAGCAACCATGTTCACCTAACTCATCACGACTAGCTTTAACAAAAGGCTCATCTGAAACTACATTGAAGTCAAAATCTGGCAAACTGCTTGTGTAAGGTGGATTATCCCCTAATAGTCTAGCTGCACTCATAAATCTTTCAGGATATAGAGGTATTTCACTTCTTATTCTATCCAATTGTGTCATGCCTAAAACTTTGTTTAACAGGAATGCACCACCAGAACCTCTTGAAGTAGGAGTTAAATATCCATTGTATTTATTTACTGCATTATAAACTATTTTTTCATTTAATAAAAAATAATCCATAGAATGGATGTCTTTAGTTTGTTCAATTACTTCCATTTCTTCACGTATTGCTGTTATGTATAAAGGTAACTCTTTAGGAGTTATATTATCGGTTTTGATTATTTTTTGGAATTTATCTGCTGATAATTGCTTTAATTTAGTAACTCTCTCGTCTACGCTTAATTCTTTATAGATATTAGGCATTTTTATTAATTTATCTATTTCTATATTAACAATGTTATCAAATATGAGAGTATTATTTAAGGATTCTATTGCTTGTTCTTCGGTTAATACTCCTTGAATTTTATATCTTTCAATTATAGTGTCATAATCGGGATAATCTAATATATAAGAATCTTCTTCGCCATACGTTATTCCTTTGCCTTTTAACATTTGCAATCTATCTTTAGCATCTTCTGGGTATATGTAATGACTATCGTTAGCATGGATTATTTTTACCCCTAAATTCCTACTTAATTCAATAGCTCTCTCATTTATTCGCTTTTGACTGTCGACATTGTGTGGTTGAACCTCTAAAAAAATATTTTCTTTAAAATGATTATATAATGGTAAAAATATACCTTCAAAACTATCTTTATTTTTCAATAGGCCTCCGCAACATGCTGTAGTAATATAGAAATCGCCCTTATCCAAAGACAATAAATCATTTAAAAATAATCTTGGCTTATAATAATATCCATACATATTTGCATTAGAATTTGCTAAATTTAACTTCTTTCTAGCACTATTATTTTTAGGAACTATCACTATATGATAATTCCCATTGTCTTTTTCTTTTGCATCTGCAACTATATATCCTTCCATAGCATAAATCGGATTCAGATTATACTTTAAAGCTAAATCTACTATCTCAAATATTGAACCACCGTATCCATGTTCTGTTGAAAAGATATTGGTATGACCTAATTCTATTGCTCTTTTTGCGTACGCTTCATTTTTTATGTGAGTATCTGGACTGAAAACATTACTCCTATGACTATGTTTATGATAATTGTTATATCTCTTCACTTAAATCACCTCATTGATATTCTCTTCTCTGTTATATTCGCCAAAATATTTCTTCTCAGCTTCTCTTCTAACTCTTATGGCTTCATCAAAGTCTGAATACACACCTAAGTAAATAGATTTTTTATTAACTTGTATGCTGGATTGCCATTTATTTAATTTCTTCATCCATGAAACACCTTTTACTCCGCTAGTATTATTTTTGTATTTCTTGCAATTTATCGGATTGATTTCTTTCTTTATTACTCTTAAATTACTTTTTCTATTATCTAGTCTGTTACCATTTATATGATCTGCGACCAATCTAGTTTCTTCATCAAAAGCATTAGGTAACCCCATAAGGAGTCTATGTATAAATATATCTTTGCCGTACTTTGTAATATAAGCATAATTGCCACTATTTATAGTCAAATATCTATTTAGATTATCTATAAATTCAAAATCTTCTTTATCTATTATTATCTTCCCGTTTATAATTACAATATCGTCTTTAAACTCATAACTATTAAACTTCTTTCTAGTGAGAAACATTTCTTTATTGGTTTCCCTATACTCTTTTCTTTCTTGTTTCTCTCTTTGTCTAACTTTATTAATTTCTAGCGAAACCCTCTCAGCTTCAGCCTTTTTACATTCTTTACACATCTTATCTTCGCTATTTTTATTATAATAGCCTATTGCATGTATCTCTTTATTACCACAATCACAAACTGCCTCCCAATGTGAATGAGAATGTTCTGAATGACTAAATCTCAATATTGTAAACTTGCCATATCTTTGCCCAGTCAAATCTTTAGAATAGCCAGTTATAGTTTCTTTATCTCTTAATCCAAAATCTTTATTGCAATTGTTACATCTTTTGTTCTTATTATCATCTACTAATATGCTAGAAGCTATACTTTTAGTATAGCCACAATTAACACATTCACATATCCAGTAATATTTATATTTCCCTTTGCTGTTATCAAATTCTATAGCTTTAAAATCGCCAAAAATTTGATTAGTTAAATCTTTATATCCTCCTTTTGCTCCCATCAAATCTCTCCTTTATTTTATATATCAGTCTTAATTTTGTCAACCTATTTTGTTAATTTTTATATTCGCAGTATGTTCCACCGAAGCTACACAGGTTACTACAGAAGAAATCATTGATTTCACAATTCCAGCCTTCTTTATTATTTTTGTCTTTGCCTTCTATTATATTTATAGTTTCTTTTATGTATTGAATAGTTTCATTTTTACATTCGTTATCAACGACATGATACTTAATATGTGTTTCTATTTTAATTTCTTTTTTTATTTCTTCTGGCAAACAATCAAATTCCCCTGTAGAATAACACATAGCTATATACATATCAATTAAACTACTATCTAATCCTTTTTTCTTCATAAATCTTTTCAAAGTTGTTTCACATCTTTTGACTATATCTTTATTTTGAACTGCTATAATTGGTTTGTAGTCACCTATAACTATATCTGAATATTTTGCCATTATCCAAGCATTTGAAACTACTTCTAGTCCATACAACTGTTCCATTGCCATTTGATAAATCGCTAATTGCCTTGCTGCTGATATTAACTTCTTATCCTTAAACATAGCACTTGATTTAAAATCATATATATTTATCTTATTGTCACCAAGAAATTCTATTAAATCTATAAATCCCGTCATATAGTTTTTTTCATCTATTTTCAATATAAATCCTAATTCACAAAGAAACTTTCCTCCATTCATTTTATTATAATGTTTATAGCAAAAATCTAGATCTTTTTTATAATTGTTCTTTATATTATTACTTGGAAAATTTATAGAAAATATCTCTGCTTTAAGCCAATCTTCACTGAAATGATTAGGGGTTAATTTATCTGTAACACCACTATACAAATCCTCATAATCAGAATGCAATGCCGATCCTAAAAAACTGTATATACCTTGTTTTTGTTTTGCGTGTTCTATGTATGTTAAATAATATTGTCTAGGACAAGTGTTGTAATTGTTTAGCCTAGATATAGACCATATATTACACCCTTCTTCTCTTAATTTATTTATATCCTTTTGTATTGTATCTCTGTCATATAACTTAATCTCACCCATAAATTCCTCCTAAATATATATTAATTTATTTTTTAAATAATTATCTATAACTTCTTTATTCATATCAAAAATCGAATGTTTTTTAGGAAGATCATCAACTTCCATAACATACACTTCATTACTAAAGAAAGGATTTTCTATCTTGCATTTCTTTGCTTGTTCTATAGAATGCGTCAATTCTATTCCTTCATCTAATGATATTACTACATTTACACATAAGCTCTTTATTAATGCTGCTTGTCTTTCGCTTATATTGTTACCACCTAAAGCTACAATATTTCTATATCCTAACTCATAACCTCTTAGCACTGATTTTTCACTTTCAACTATAATTATAGTTCCATTATCAAGAATATTACTGTAATTCACATCAAGTCCATATAACACCTTGCTTTTATTAAATGGTATAATGGGTAAATATTTAGTATCTTTATCAATCAATTCTTTCTTGTTTAATCTCCCCATTATCCCGACTAATTCAGAGTTGACATCTTTCCATCCTATAGCTATTCTGTTAGTTTCAAAATCTAGTCCTATATCAAATAATTCTTGTGTCTGCAAAGATATATTATCCTCCAGCCATAAGGTATTTAATCGCCCTGTGTATTCTTTTAATCTTTCTATTGGATATGTCTTAGGTGGATTCACATCATTATCCTTAACTTTACTATATTGACGCCAAAACCCCGAGAACGGAAGAACTATCTCTGTTTTCTCACTATACTCGTAAGATAAATCTAATTCCGAGGCACACCATTTAATTGCGTCCCCAAGACTAATATTTTTTTTATCAGATATTAAAGTTAGTATATCACCACTCTTATTCTTGCTAAAACTCTTAAATCTCAATGTATTTATATCTAAACTATTCCCATTCATACTCCCTTCATCATCTATGCCGAACCTGAATTTATCTCCACAAAGTTTTATATTATGACATTCTATTTTATCTAAAATAAGTAATATTTCTTCTACATTGTGTTGTAATTTTTCTTTTATTTTTGTTATCATAGATAACTACCCCTAATCAGTTATTTCAACTTTATAATTATATAATGCGTCATATAGTCTTTGAGGAATTTTATTTTTATATTCGTCAGCGACTTGTTTTATTGTTAGTTCTTTAAATTGTTTATATGTATCAAACGCCGTCTCTACATCGTCAAACGTACCCAAATATTGCACTTTGCTTTCGTTGTTTAAACACGCTGAGACATATCTACCGTTCTTGCTACGTTTTACACCTATTGGTAAATCCCCTCTATTTTTATTATTTTTAACAAAGAGAAGGTTTATTCTTGAAGGAACAAAAACACAATTTTCAGGACTATATATTTTGTTGCCTTTTGAGAGTATATCTTTATCAAGACACATTTTACATCCATCTATATTATAATAATTTTCATCGTACCATTTTTTAAAATTAGAGTAGTTGTGCCATTCTTCACACACTTCGCAATCCTTGTAAGTCTTTTGTCTCTCTTGTGTTTTTTTAGAATAACATCTTGTTATCATAGCATGCCAACTTTCATAACTTGGTTCTTTACTTCCTCTGCTTCCGACTTTAAATTTGCAGTCTCCTAAGTATCCGACTCCATATAATGTTGGTATATAAGAATTCCTTATCCCTCCGTCCAAAAATTTATCATATCTTGCACTCTTAACTATAACACCATCATCAAACTTTACGTCTATATCTTTGCTCCATCTATAATCTATTATTTCCATACCCATTCCTTGATAATTTACATTTCTCATTCCTATCTTTTCGCTTTTATTAACTTTCATTTATATCACCTATCTTCCCCAACCATCGTATTCTATTTCTGTAAATCCTATTTCACTGTATGAATTAAAACTCATGTTTCTTTCATAAACTAATTGTATATTTCCACGGCCATATCTATTCTTTGCTACGAATAAACATATGTAATCTTTATCTTTGTCTAATACTACTTCCTCCTTATCACTTGTTAATTTATTAGTAATCTTGTCCTTTTTTAATCTCCACACTTTCAACTTTTCTTTTTCATCACCTTGTATTGTTCTAAACATTAGTATTTGACCACATACTTCGGCTATAGCTTTAGATTTACCTATTGCATTAGTATCTAAGTATTTTCTACCATAGCTGTTTGTTGCTAACTGAGCAGTACATAACATAGCTATATTATTTTGTTTAGCAAGTAAGAATAGTTCCTTCGCAGTTTCACTAAATTGCCCCCATGCTTTTTCACTAGCGTCATCTTCAGGCTTTAATGTGTCTACAACCATAACGCCAAATCCCATTTTGCTATACTTTTTAATTATTCTTCTTATGTTTTCTATTCCATAATCATTTAATTCTACAAATTTTAAATTACCTTTATATTGTTCTATCCATTCTACGGCTTGATTCATAGCTTCTCTATCTTTCTCAGTAAAACCTCCATATAATAACTTTTGTCTATTCATTCCTTTGTATTTTACTTTATTAAATAGAACTGTAGCTAAAATCATTTGCCTCCAAGCGTCACAATCTTGCTCATTAGCTAATATCATTACTTTTTCGCCTTGTTCTAATACTGGTAATATCGCTAAAGGAATTGCTAAAGAAGTCTTTCCGTTCCCTGAATGAGCTAATAATAAACTCATACATCCTTTATGTAGTCCACATAATTCATAATTTAGAATGGGAAACCCCAATTTATATCCTATTGCAACACCTTTATCCCATTCTTCTATAGCTTTGTCGTAATCAGTAGTAAGATCATAAACATCTATATTTCCATCTATTCCTGTTTTTATAGCTATATCACTCATTAAGGCACACATATAATCTTCCATTTGTCCACTTGTCATCTGTACTATCTTATCCCAATGTTTATCTATGTCTAATATTCCCTTTTCTTTATATCTTTTTACAAGATTCCATTTAGTAAATTCATCAACTATACTATCAGCGTTTCTAACATCAACTATAGAAGTCATTTCTTTGATAGTTTGATAGCCACCATATCCTTTATATGTATCTGTTAAATTCAATGTTTCAACTATATTACTAAAGTTAACTTCATCAACAACTTCATTCCCTAATTCTTGTATCTTAGTTGCAACACCTATATAAAATAATCCTGCCTCTGATAATAATTTAGGATTAATATTATAATCATTTAATGTTTCTAAATCTTTTAAGACTAATCCTGTAAGTAGACCTTCTGCACGATTTAATTTTGCCTCTAACTTATCTAATTGCATTTCATTTAATTCTAACTTATCCATCTTCTAATCCTCCAAAAACATGCTTATATCTGAACTTTTTTTAGTTTTAACTTCGTTTCTGTCAAAATTTAAAATTTCAACATCAATTGAATTAGTATTTACTTGATTAAATAATCTCTTCATTTCTTCTTGTTCTCTCAAGTAAGATCTATAACTTTTATCTATATTATTTAAAACTATTGAGATAATATATTTATACTTAGCAAACTCACTACTAAATTTTTTATTTATTAACGCCCATTGAATTGAATCACTGTTATCTTTAAATGCTCTTTTAATTACTATATAGTCATAAAATTCATTCAATCCATTAACCAATTTCATCATTGCTGGTGGTGTAAATTTCATATTAATAATCTCTGCCACATAATCCATACATTCATTTTTAATTTGTTGTTCTTTTATAACTTCATCATATTCTTCTTTATTACAATAATAAGATTTAGTCTTACCTTGAACACAATAAGCTATATCTGTTGTTAGCTCCTTTCCACATAGTCTACATTTGCATTTTCTTGCCATTTTAATCACTTCCTTTATGAATTTTTAATTACAATCAACAATTTATATTAACTCTAATTAAAAAGGGAATTATATTTCCCAATTTATCAAGGACTGATATAAGTTATTAGGTATTTTATCCTTATACTCTTCTGCTACTTCTTTTATATATTCTTCCTTAGCAGCTTTATAAGATTCATAAGCTTCTTCAACAGTATCATATACACCAATTTCTACTCTTGTTCTGTCCTTATTGCCTTTTCTTAACCTAGCTGAATACTTACTTCCTCTTTTTGATACACCAGTTGGGTATTTAGAATTTTTACTTTTATTATCTAATATTAAGCAGTTAATTCTATTATTCACAAACATACATGTTATAGGACTGTACATCTTATTCCCCTTAAAAAGAATATCTTTATCAAGATACATCATTTCGTTATCTATTTCATAGTAATTCTTATCATACCATTCTTTAAAATTAGAATAATTATGCCATTCGTTGCATACAAAACAATCTTTATAACTACTTCTTTCTTCTTTATAATTATCGTCATAACATCTTTTCATCATATTGTTCCAAGCTATATAAGACTTATTAGGTTTTCCATTTTCATCTTTTGTTTTAGAATACCCTATATACCCAACGCCATATACAGAAGGATAATATCCTGACCTTATAGTTCCTTTTTTGAAATTACCCATAGAAGCATGATAGAATACAAAGCCATCTTCAAATTCAACATCTATATCATCATGTTTTCTATATTCTTTTACCCACATTTTTACACCTTGATTATTGTATTTTACTTCTTCCATATCATCACTCCCTGTTAATATAAACTATAAAAAAGGAAAGGGAATGATCTCCCTTCCCTAAGGTTTTTAGATTAATGCTAATATTTCATCTATAGCCTTCGAATTAACTACCTCTGGATCTGCAAAAGAAGTTACATTGTATTTCTCCATTACCTCTTTCAGCTTGACCATATCAATTTTAGCTACATTTCTTTGAATTTCTGCTAACTTTTCTTGTTTTTGCTCTAAAGTATATTCTGTATTAGCTTTTTGCTTCGCTATAAATTCATCTGCTTTCTTTTTGTTTTCAATCTTTTCTTGTTTAGTCATTTCAACCAACTCTTCATCAGATACCTTATCCGTCATAGAACCTTTAATCGCATCTTCTATAGCTTTTATAAAGTTAGCTGCAGATAATTCAACTCTATCAACTATACTAGAGAATCTTGAACCAGCATTTATAAATCCATTGTTTCTGAAATATATGTATCTCTTTGCATCAGTAACTCTCTTGGAGTCATTTATTTCTCTCTCTATATTTATTGTTGCCACTACATCTGCCTTATGTGCTACTATATTTGCGTAGTCTGCATTTAAGTTAGAGTCTAACATTTGGAATTCTTGTTCTTCTGTCATACCTTGTTCTTTTATAGTTTTTAACTTAGTATGACCAAGTACGATTAAACCATATCCAGCTTGTTTTAAACCTGATAGCATTTCATCTACTATTTTACATAAATACTTTCTACCTGCACCATATCCACCTAATGCCGCATTAAGGGTTGTTACTTTTTTATTAGTAGTTCTATTTGAATAAACTATTGTTTGTTTTTCTGCTAATTCAACAAGTTCATCTAATGTATCTATACAAATCATTTTTATATCTTTATATTCATCTCTATTTTCAATTAAATCTTCAACAGCTTCTTGGAATTCACTCCAATCTTCAACATCAAGCGCTTGTATATTATCTAATGCCTTATATCCTTTTTCCTTGCCTACTGCCAATAATAATCCTGCTTCTGGTGTTTTGTATAATTTTAATACTAAATCTCTAAACATAGTAGTTTTCCCACTCTTAAACACACCTTGCACCATGAAGTAATAGTTTGAAAAGTCTAAAGATACCTTGTTTAATTTCATTTTGTTTTTTAATAATGCCATAATAAAAATCTCTCCCTTAATTTCAAATATTTATTTAGCCGTCATCTCACAGGCTTTAATATTATCTCTGTGCTACTACTCTCACTTGCAACTCACTCTCTGTAATTATACTTCTTTATTTTGTTAATTTTTATCCGAATAATTTTGCAAACATATCATCTGCTTTTTCTTCTGTTTTTGGTTCTTCAGATTTAACTTCTGATTCCTTCACATCTTTATCATCTTCTGTACTTACTAAGTAATCATCTAACTCTTTAACTTCAAATACTTCTACTGCTCCATCTGAGTAATTTCTTAAATCAGCATTTATAACTCTTAACTCTTGAATTCTTTCCCCATATGTATTTCCTCTTGGCTTAAAGTCTTCTAATTTATTTAACCCTAATGCTATTGACATCTTTTGTTTTTCTGTTAAACATTCTTCACTAAACTCGATTGTTTCAGCCCCATTTATCGCATTTATAACTAATCCAATTTTATAGACTTGCTTCTTATCTTTTATTTTAAATATATCTTTCATAAAGTCTAACATCATTTTGTGTTGTTCATCTTCTTCATTGATTTTTGTATAATCCACTACAACTTGTAAAGGTATTAACTTATCCGCTTTCTTTATTTTTTCTCCAACATATCCATTAACATACATCTTCTTAGACTTTATATCATCATCTATTCCTTCTTTATCAAAGAAGAAGTCTAACATAACCTTTAATTGATTTTCCGTATCTTCTGGTACTAATTCTATAAAGCTAGGTATATATTGTAATCTATTTGTTCCATTGTAGTAATTTGATTTAACTTGTCCAGTTACTCTAACTTTCTTACCTTTTAATGAAGGTAACATTGCATTTAAATACTTAATTACATCTTGCATGTGACAGAATTCAACTCTGTTATTTGCTAATTCTTTAATTTGTTCACTATATTCTTTGATCTTATCTAAATCTTCTTGCGTCTTTTCTTCTTTCATTTCGTGATTTCTAATTTTGAATAATAAGCTTGTATATTCTTTTTTCTTTTCAAAATCTTCTTCTAAATCAATAACTGTTTTTATAAAGTCTGCTGCTTGACCAACTATTTCAGGTTTATATGTATCTGATAATTGAACCTCTATACTCTTATTCTTTCCATTTTCATCTAATTCTTTTGTCATTATTTTAGTTGTCTTAACTTTATTGCTATGTATGTATTCTAATGCTAAGAATTGTGAATTTGATCCATTTCTTACTGACACACCTAACTTTGTTCTATTCCAATCGCTGCTTCCCATTTGCTTAGTAGATAAAGGTGCTTCACCAAATCCTAACACTCCTACAAAATTAAAAGTTCCATTTCTAAATAAATTTTTTGCCATATACTCATTTCTCCTTTTTATTTCAATTTATTTAACCATCTTCTCACAGGTTTTATTTTTATCTCTGTTTTGTTAATTTTTATTATTTATTGACTTGTCCTCCTTACATAATTTAGTATATATCATACAAAAGAACTTGTCAACTAATTTTGTTAATTTATATTATGTTTTTTATAAAATTATATTTTTATATTATTATCTTAATTTATTCTCATTAAAAGATTCATATGTAATTATTCCAGGACAATATTGGTGTTTCCCATTCTTATAATAACAATCCCACAGATCTCCTGCTTCTTCTCCTTCACCATGCATTTTGAACAAGATATTAGGAAAAGCCAATGTCATCTTAGCCATATCCTCTGTAGATTCATACCATTTTCTAGGCTCTTCGGCTAAATCACTATCACCATATTCATTAACAGCAAATTTTAGTCTTTCTCTGCCATTAAACTTATTTAATTGCCAATCTAATTCATTATCTACTATGTATTGCTCTATTTCTCTTATCTTGCTTTCTCCCACTTCACTTACAACTTCTAATTCATGATATGTATAATATCCCATTTTCAATTCCTCCTAATATTGATTTTTAAAACTAACACTTCCGTATTTATTAGCAGCTTCTCTTAACCTTTCACACCACTCGTCCATTATTACTCTAACATCTTCTTCCTTGGCTCTTTTAGGTTTAACAATAATAAAATTACACTCACTTAAATCATATACTTCTAGTTCACATTCATATTGCACATCTATAAAAGAAAAGCTGCCATTCTCATGTTCTTTAAATTTATAAATAGAAACATGCTCATCTCCTAAAGAATCCTCTTGAAAAGCTATTAACATATCACCATCCTTAAATTCTCTATGTTGACACATTCTTAATATTTGAATTCCATTTACTCTATCCATTCCTATAACTCCTTTTATATTTTAATTTCAAGATAAAATAACAGTTTTAAAACTATACTCCAACTACATGATATACATATACAAAGCTTGTAATTTCATTTAAAGTATTCTTATCATACTCACTTAGATAACAACCACACATTTTAATTAAATTATCCTTAACATCACACCATTCTTGCCATCGCTCCTTTGTTATAGGCATAGGATTTTGAATTATACTCCTTAATGCTTTAACTTCTGGAACATTGGGTGTGAAACTTTCAAATAATTGAATTCTTTTATTATTTAACAATTCATAATTTACCCCATATAAATTCCTTATATCTTCTTCATAATCAAACCCATATTTGTGATCTTCCATTCCCATCTTCTCCTTTATTAATTTAATTTATTTTTATAAATCGTAAAATTTATTAACACTCCATGAAAGTTACAGTTACAAACTTCTTTTTACCACCTTTTCTTCTATAGTGATAATATGTGTTTAGGTAATCATGTGTGACTCCTACTAATCTATATCTGTTGCACCTTAACTCATGTATTTTCTTTTGACATTTTTTATAATCGTCCTTCTCCCATGCAGAAAATATATAATCACCTTTCGTCATATTTACATGTATATTTCCAATCCACATTTTAACTCCTCCTCTATTCTACTTCCTCTAATTTACATTTAACTTTAACTATTTTAAAAGGTTTGTCCTTTCTAAGATCATTAAAATACTCTCTACAATCTTCTTCATATGTAAATTTCACTGCTTCTGTTATCAATTCATTCTCTTTTCTAAACAAATTTGAATTTAAAAACTTATCACCAATCATAATTGTCCAAAATTCTGTATTCATATCTGTCACCTCACTTTAATTATTAATATTTATTGTTTAATATATACTGAATCAATGAATCTCTACTATGCTCTGAAGATATCACATTCAAATATATTTTCTCAAACATAGTTGAAAAACTTAATATAAATGAATCTCCATCAACATCGTGAAACCCTTCAAATATTATATCTTCTGATTTATCAATAAAGTTTCGACATATTATTTTAGCAGTACGTCTATCCATATTTCACCTCTTAAAATATTGTTTTTATTCATAATCTTCAATAGTTTCTTTAATTCTTTCTAACAGCTTGTCAAATTCTTGTGCTGATAAATTACTACAAGCATCATCTAATATATCAGCAATCTTTAATTCAAAGTCTAATCTGCTCATATCATTCACTCCTTAAATGTATTCTCTAATAAATCTTCTATAATAATTATTTTTGCTGTAACTCCATGCCTTTCTTCATCTGTGAAAGTTCCTGTTTTATTATCAAGTTCTATAAACTCCTTACATTGATTTAAATGTGCTTTTAAAGATGATCTAATCACTTTTACATCTGTTTTAGATAATTTATACTCCATATATATCCTCCCATTCCTTTAAAAATGTAATTTTATTAATTCACTTTATTTTTGAATTATTTGTTATTTCTTCTACAAAACTGTCTTAACTCATGCACATCTCTCCAAGCCTTATCAAATATAGGACTTCTATCAAACGAATATCCATCATCTACTTTCTTATATTCAAATCCTAGCCATACTAACATATCCGCCATACACTTTGATTTTACTAATCTAGTTTTAATTTCATTTTTAGGTGCATAAACGTCACAAAAATCACCATACATAGCTAAATTCCTCTCCCTCACACTAATTTCAAAATACTCGTATTTTTTTGAATTGCGTATTATTCATCTTCTAAAGGACACCATGTTGGAATAGATTCATCTTCTCCAATTTCCTCAAAATGGTCAAAATTAGCTCCACTTTCACATCTACATAACAATGTATTTTCTTTATTAATTATTTCTACCAAAGGACAATTAAAACAACTTTCAATTTTTATAATCTTCATTCTAAACTCTCCTTTTTTATTGTGTAATATATATATTCCTATAATCAGTTTATTCTCTAAGTTAAACTAACCTCATAAGGTTTAAATCTAATTTCTTCATTACCATGATAACAATATAGATATCCACGTTTTACTTTATGAACACGGTAAACTATACCTATTTTCCCTCTATTTAAACAAACTGATTTATTTAAATATTTATCTTTTAATTCTTGTTCTTCTTTTTTAGATTTTCTAATAAGCATACTAATAGTTGGCATATATTCCTCCTCAATTACTCTATATTTGTAAATATTTCAAATTGCGAATTAATTACTATTATAGTATTTCTTTAAATTCTTGCAATTTCCACAAGCGTTAATATCATCAATTCCATCACCAATATTGTAATTAATACAATCTTCACACTTAAATCCAAATATCCCATATTTTATTTTTCTCAAAAACCTATTTAAAAATATTTTCATAAAATTAATCCTTTCTTAATTCACAATAATTTCAAACTGTCCATTAAAATCCGCATTTTTATTTGCTACCACCACATAGCATGAATGCATTCTTTCCATATATCTAAAATCTCATTTTTTAAGTTGTAAGTATAATTATCATCTATTCCTCGATATATTATATAATCTTTGCATTTAGCTATCATAGTATCTATACATTCTTGTTGAGTAAGTTTCTTACCATTTATATCGAATGTATGAAAATCAGTATTTATACAATTTACTTCATCAAACATTCTTAATCGTTCATATAGCCAATAGATAAATGTTGTATCTAAACTCCAAGTTTCTCTTTCATCAAACCCGTACTCTTTTCTTTGATCTGCCCACATCTCATCTCTACCTGTGTGTTCTGACCATCCATAAGGAGTGTTCTCCATATTCATTATTTCTTCTATGTATTTATGATTCATAATTCCCTCCTATAACACTACATTTATTCTTTCTAAAGTGTGCTTAATTTCTAATTGTCTGCTTAATTTTGAATCGATTGCCTTGTCCATCCAGGCTGCATCTTTCTTATTTTTCTTGTTTACCAATTCTAAAATCTCATTATCTAGATCATAGAATTCTTTCATTAATTCATATGCATTCATTTTCCCAACTCCTTTATAATTTTAGTTTATAAGTCATTTCTTAATTAGTTAATCTCAATACATAAATCACTATGTACTCAGATTGACCAATTAAGGCCAACCGTTAATAATGTGTGAATAGGTTTATTTTTTTTAATTAGTTTGATCTTGATTTGTTTTTATGTATTTGTCCTAATTTTGGTAACCATCTCCTTTCATATTATTAATGACAATACTTATACTAAAGGTTTATGTCTTAACCTTACATTATTTATTATATATTACTTATTTTATTCTGTCAACATATTTTTTTAATTTATAATATAAAAATCATCTTCAATCACCTCTTTATTTTTTTATTTTTTATAGGTTCATTTAAAGATATAATTGCTTTATATCCTTAAACCAACCCACAAGGGGCTAGTTTTATTTTTTCACATTTTTCGTTTTATTGTAAAGTTTTCGTTCTCTCCATTCTTTAAAGGTATCAACACATCGTCCCAAAACCCAATATCAAATACTTGCAATTGGGGAGTTATACCTATAAAATCTAGTAGTGATTGGCTTGTCGTCATCAACCGTCTCCAATGATTTTTTGTTTTATCTAGTAAATTTTTACCTTTATATTTATCAATATGATGTTTTAAGACTGTGTAACATTCTACATCTTTCTCTGATTTATAAAAAATATTTATTAATCCACCATGAATATCCTCTATTACCTCATATTTTCTGTTGTTAACTCTAAAAGAACCAACATATTTGAATTGTACTTCCTTAAAACCACTCATAACAATACACCTCCTGCTATTTATTATACTATATACTTTATATGTATTCTATTAATATTTCAGATTTATCTTAATCTTACATTATTTATTATATATTACTTATTTAAATTTGTCAACTTATTTTATTAATTTATATTTTAAAATCGGAATTTTATTTAGTTTTATATGTATGTGTTAGCTTGCTATTTGTTCATTATTTTCTATGTATTTAATTGTAAATCCTTTATAGTTTGTTTTTTTATATTTCCCATTCAGAAAATCAGATATATTGCTTTGGTTAAACTTAACACCAAAAATAGATTCTCCATTCATTGCCAATTCCCTGGAAGAATTAAATATAATTGATCTCAACCCCTCTTTCTCCACTATTACTTTTTTACTCATTTTTTTATCACTTTTCATCTTTTCCTCCGTTGCGTCGTAACTACACCAACCTAATTTACTTCCCTTTTTTAACATTCTGACTATCGTCGCTCTGTTGTATCTTAATACATTTGATAAGCTAGCGGCAGTTTCCCATTCTTCTTTCAGATTCCAATATTCACATACTTCTTTTACTATATTTTTTAAAGCAAATTCCTCGCATTTCAACCAATTAATATTGGACAAATCAATTATATTTGACAATCTACTATTTAAAATACTACTCTTAATCCATTCCATATCGGAATATTTGCAATCTATAACAATGTAATTTTCTATTCCATTTTCTTTTGCTAATTGTTCTTTTAACCTATCATTTTCTTGTTCTTCTTCTAATGTTCTCACGCCTTTTCTACCCGTTTCTTCGTAATGTTGGACTCCGTGCGTCTCAATTATCATATTTAATGAAGGAATATAGAAATCGTATCTTTTATTACCGCACCAATCAAATGTAGTTTTGGATAGTTGAGTTGCAAAGTCCATATTTAATTGTTTTAGTATTGAATACATAAACTTCTCAGGATAGCTAAATCCGTCACCGCACACGCAACCTATTGATTTATTATTATAAATTGAATTTATTGGTGATTGTTTTTTATTATTACAATTAGGACAAATAACTTCTATCTTCTTATTGCTTCCCTTAGTATATCTTTTAGCATCTTCTTCTGATACTCCCAGATCACACATCCATCTATCTGTATCCCATATAGTATTAATTCCTAATACTGCAGGTGAACGCTTTCCTTCACAAATAAGACAACCAGATTTATTATTTATAATATTCGACTCCGAGCTTTCACCTTCGTAACCACATTTATTACAACGATATCTATAATATTTTCTATCATATTTTAATAATCCAATTATTTCCATATTCCTATCATTATCATTTATTATATCACCTTTATTCAACCTAAATTTACCTCTAAACCCAAGTATAGCATCATACCTTGCATTTTTTATCAAAGAGTCAATAGATATCCCTTTGTCATATACATATCCATTATAATTTATTAAAAATCTTTTTTCGCCTCTTATCCTAGTTAGTCCAATTACCTTTGTGTTATATATATTATCGTTGTACAACAATTCTAAATTCATTCCAATAATAGACCTATAATTAAGATCCCCATTTTCTTTCTTAGGTAGCTTTGTTAATAATCTATTTTTACCCATAAAATCCTCACCTCATTTTTATTAATTTTTATAACTATCTACTCTGCTTTCGTTCTGACTTGTAACAGACACACATTGTGGCAGCATTAAAGAGTGGAGAAAACTCAATCCCCTCATTATTTATTTTTAAATGTATCTCCAACAAAAGGGATTCCATTTTTAAAATCGTCAAATAATATATCTACATTTTCACTCGGAACAGAAAAACAATAGTTATAATTATTAAAAAATAAACCTATCATATCCATAGTTTGTTTTAAACTAGATTTAGAATATATCCCTTTGAATGGCTTTACTTGTATTATGTATTTATTGGTGTTCTCTATTAAAATATCTTGCCCTATGGCCAGTAATAACCTTAACCTTCCATCTTCTTCTAGCTTGATTATATCTTGATATATTATTCCATTTCCAGACGTCTCACTCTTATCCGAGAACACAATAATTTTTCCCTTTTTTAATTCTTTTTCCATTTCTTTTTGTTGACGAATATATTTTATAGGAAGATTTACACCTTTTATAAACCTCATAAATGTTTTGTTTTGTTCTAAATTTAATCTTATATCTTTCATCTTTAATCTTCTCCCTGCTTTAATCTTTTTAATATATTTTCAATATCATAAACTGAATAATCTGATACTTTAAATTCTACATAAGGGTCATGGTCACCCCTACCACCCCATGAGTACAATATTTCAATCTCCACATTATTATCGTTAAAAAATTTTATGATATCCCAAAAAATTCTTTCGTTGTTTGTGCCTTCTATTTTTATCATCTTTTTATTATTATTTATAAGCAAATTACAAAAGGCCTTAATGATGTCAATTTCAAAATTATCCAAATTTAAATCTTTTGTTTTTTTATTTATTAATTTCTCATTGTTAGACATTATCTTATGACATAAAAATCCTAAATAACCTTCTATACTCATAACCCATTCGCCATTTAAAAATCTAAGTAATGATCTATAATTTATTCTATTATCCTCAGCAAATTTCTTCTTAGAAATATTATTTTTATTTATATAACTATTAATTGTATTTATTATAAAACTTCTTTCAAAATTATAATAAACATAATAATCTACTTTTGTATAAGGACACATTATTTCCTTGATGGTATACCAATTATTCAATTCTAACCCTCCCATTTTAAAACTTTTAAAGCTGCCCAACCTCGGGCTTTATCTTTCGTATTTTGTTAATTTATATTAAAATCTATATACTTAAATATTTATTTATTAATTCTGTATTTGAATCTATCAATTCTTGCGTTCCTACACTCATTTCGTTAAGCAATCTTTCCAGAGTTGCCTCATCAATAAACTTTATTTCTTTTGATTTTTGTTCTTTTAAACTTTCAACTATCTGTCTGTGTCTATATTCTTCAATTAATTCCTTTGTATTCTCACCAGAAACGCTAAACATATATATCATATCATTTTTATCCTTTTCAGTGTTATAATACTCTCTAACTTCATATGTATTAATATATATTCGCTTAGTAGTTATTTCTGTATGCTCTAGATTTTGATCTAACGGATGGTATTCTAATTCAAGAATTGATTCTTTTGATTCTTCAAAAAACTTTTCTAATTCATCTCTAATGTCAAAGTCATTTTTAATTAAAACGCTATCACCTATTCTAATTACAGCTTGCTGAGTTATAATTTTAAACCTCTCTCCTCTTTCATTTATGAGTATTAAATCTGGTATTAAATTTAATTTCATTTTCTATCTCTCCTTTTATTTATTGATTTTTATTTCTTTTTCTTTAATAATTTTACTTGTGCTAACTTGTACAATTTTTAATGTCAACGTTTATCTTATGTATTGATCTATGTTTTCTAAATCTATTTCATTTCCTTCTTCATCTGTAATTATTGTTTTTAATTTTACTGTTACTGTCTTCACACTCTCATCTCCTTTATTAATTTATATTAAAATCAATTTCAGCTTCTTCAATAGTTTTTCTTAATTCGTCACATGAACTTAAAATTGATTTAATTGCAAAATATTTACCTTTAGTATTTTTTATATCTTTAACTCTAGTCTTGTAATTATAATCTTTTGTATCTACCACATATCCATCTTCATTATATATTTTGATACCGTATCTATTAAATCTTATGGTGTCTCCAATATCTAAGCCATAACCCCTGTCTTCTATCCACAAGATATCTCCTACATTATCTTCAATAGCGACTCTATTATTATGTATTGATTTAACCGTATAATTTTCAAGATCATTGATCAGTTTATATTCAAACTTCTTTGATATGTTGCATTGATAAACTTTTAGTAATGTATTCATACTTTCACCTCCTTATTTTCATTTTCAATTTTTATTTCAAAATCTTTAATTACTCGTTCTCCTTTCAATATTAATGTTTCTCCTACACTTTGAATTGTTTTATCACATTCTATTTGAATTCCTTTTTCATCCGTTATAATTTCCTTAAAATTTGGTCTTATGTCAATATTTTGGACACAAAAAGTCAAACTTTTTTATGCTGCACTTCTAGCTAATAATTCACATTGATCTGGAGTCATGTAATTAATAGAAGAGTGTAGCCTTTTTCTGTTATACCAACCTTCAATATATTTAAAAATAGCCATATTAGCTTCTTCGAAGGTACGGTATGTATTTCTATATATTTCTTCCTTTTTTATTAATGAATGAAAAGATTCTATACAAGCATTATCATATGGACAACCTTTTTTACTAAACGATTGTATAATATTAAACTCTTTGCATAGCTCCCTTAAATCATTGCTAGTGTATTGAGAGCCTAAATCGCTATGAAATATTAATTGCTTATTCTTATCGGGAGATTGGCTGTAATAAGCATTTTTTAAGGCTTTAACAACTAAATCATTAGTCATTCTCTGACCGAAAGCGTAGCCAATTATTTTTTTAGAATATAAGTCTAGAACTGAAGCTAAATAGCACCAACCATCTTTGATAGTATAAATATATGTAATATCTCCTACCCATTTTTCGTTAATAGAAGTAGTAGTAAAATCTCTTTTCAAAACGTTTTCTAAATCTTCTGCTACCTTTTTACTTGAATGAGGTTTGTATTTTTTTACAGTTACTGCACAAAGGCCAAGTTCAGTCATTCGTCTTTGAACTCGCTTCAATGATACATTGAATCCTTCTATACCAAGTATATGATGAATCCTAGGAGCACCATATATGCCTTTATTCTCTTTATATATCCTTTTAATAGCTGATTTTAATTCCTCATTTTCTAATTCTCTTGCAGATTTAGTTTTATCAAAAGATTTATAATATGTGCTTCTGGCTACGCCTAGAACGGTACACATAGTCTTAATATCATGTTTGTTTTTATTGCTATTTATAAATTCTATTAATTCATCTAATTTCTTGTTGCAAATATGGCCATAGCTTTTTTTAATATTTCATTTTCCTCTTTAATTCTTGCCATTTCTTTTTTTAAAGCCTTAACTTCCTTTAATGTCATAACTTCATTTTCATCTACTTTAATTTCTTTTACATCTTTAACCCAGCCGTTAATTGTTGATTTTGCAATGCCATATTCGCTACTTAGCTCTGCTAAGCTCATTCCTGACTTAAATAATTCTACTATCATATCTTTATATTCTTGATCGTATCTTCTGCCCTTTCCCATAATGGACACATCCTTTCTTAACTAAATATTATTTTACTTAGTTCGATTTAATGTGTCCACTACTTTATACTAACACCAATTTGCTATTATTGTTGATGACATATCTTCTTGTCTCCTTTTTATTTATTATTTTATATTAAAATTCATTCTTTGGTGTTGTTATGTATCCAAAGTTGCCTTTACTATCTCTTTTTACTTCTAATTTGATAAACATCTTATCATCTTCTTTATATAGCTCCACATTGTCAATATCAACATTTTTAAATTCAATTTTATTTCCTTCAGCCATTCCTACAATATTGGCAAATCCACTCATAGAATCTTTTGTCACAACATATCTTTTCCCCATTTCCAAAGTTTCAATTTTCATGCTTTCACCTCCTTTTATATATATTATAGTCTTTTGTTTTTTTGTATCTCTTTGGTATGATTTAATTATAATACTAATTTTTTCTTTTGTCAACTAATTTTATTAATTTATATTTAATTATTTTTAAGCAGTTTTACATCATACTTAGGATATAATCAATAATTTATCTTATCTACTCTTCTTTCAAATATGATTCATATAATAATACTTATACAACCTGATTTGATATTAATAAATATATTCATTACATTCGTCACTATTTATATCATCTTCTAATTCTATCATATCTTGTGTATTAACATCGTCTAATGGAAAGCTAATATAAATATCTTTTTTATTATCGTAGTATATATCTAAGGTGTTTTCATTTAAATTTATTACATAGTTATAGTCCCAATAATCATAATTACTTCTATTTTCTTCATTATCAAAATCTATCATATATCTAAAATTTTTATAAATACTTAGATTAAAATCTTTCGGAGTTCTTATAATATATTCCCAAGCATCTCCAAACTCTTGATTAGAACAAAAACCATTCGATACACAATCAGAAAACTGATTTCTTGTAGGGCAGTCGTCCATATTTACCAACACTATATTATCATATATGCTATTAATTTCTTGAATTGTAGTATTATTTATAAATTTAACAATCTCAATTCCTAAGCATGATGGATACGCATCATAGAAAGTATAACACCTTTTATATAAATTACCTTTCTTGATTCCAAAAAAACCTATTGTTCCCATAAATACATCTCCTTTAAACTAAACATCATTTATTATACTTTCCATTTTATTCAATAATATTCGTAAATTTAATATATTTATTGTATTATTTTAATTTATATTTTCCTAATAAAATGTTAGTTTTATTAATTTTTATTTTATGTATTCTTTAAATAAATTCTTAAATATGTAATATAAACAGTTTACAACAATTGAGTTACCCGCTTGTTTATAAAGCTGTGAATCTGAAACTCCTAACTCTTGTGCTTTATAAAACGCTTCATCTCTAAAGCCCATCAATCTCCAGCATTCTAGCGGTGTAAGCTTTCTAATTCTAAAGTTACCACCATCCATATATTTACCTCTATTTCTAGTCTCTATAGTTGGTGAGATTCCTCCACAATCATGAACTCTAGTTTCTATGTCATGCCATCCTTCGCACTCTAATTTTCCTATAACTTTAATACAAGGTTGTCTATATCCTCCTTGCATAGTATCTAAAGTAGGTGATAAATATTCATTATCATAAACGCTTCCAGCTTGATGGGTAGTTTTTTCTGTATCAAAGCATCCACCAATTCTATTAACATAACTCGTATCTTCTATAATGACATTATCCTTTTCCACTGTAGTTAATGTATTAGTAACACCATCTGTTCTTAATTCTAATTGTTGTTCTATTTTACCATCTTCATTATATCTTCCTCTTATTGCCCCGTTTTGAACATTTAGTATTTGTTTTGGTTGTTTATAATCTGTAGCAGTTAATGTACTCATTATTCCATTAACACCATATGTAATGTCTCTTTGTCCAATTGTTCTGCATTTAGGAGCTGATGTACCGATTGTATTTATGTCATTTCTATCATCATCACTTTTACCATTTAACTTAAATCTTTGTTGTATTTCATCTGACAGATAATATTTTTCATTAACTTGATCTTGCAATACATCTTTTAATCTAACTCCTTGGTCTTTACCTATAGGGAATTCAAAAGTTTGAGTATCTATGTCTTTTCTAATTGCTATTACAAAAATACGTTCTCTATTCTGAGGTATTCCAAAATCTTTACTATTTAGGCAAACTGGTGATGTATTTCCTTTTTTATCTTGTTTGGTTGGATAGTAACAATTATAACCACACTCTTCTAATTCATTTATAACACTATAAAAATCTTCTATAAATTTCTTTTGAATTAATGCTTTAACATTTTCTATCATTACATACTTAGGCTTTTTAGCACGAACTGCTTTTATACTATAAACATACAATCCACTTCTTGTAGGAGTTCCATCTTCATTCCTCATGCCTCTTTGTTGTCCTGCATTAGATAAGTCCGTGCAAGGAAAACTCATATTCATTAAATCAAAATCTTCAATTTTATCATAGTCTATTTTAGAAATATCGCCTAAGTTATTTAATAACACATTGGCTTTATAAGCTAATTTTAACTTCTCTACTTTCATTCTAGGAACTGAAGACTTGCTCTTTTCAAAGCTATAGCCGATATTTCTATCAATTAACCATTGCCTCATTTCTTCTACTGATGGATATTCAAATTCTAAATCTTTAAAATTATCTATATGCCCCCCCGCATACGATATTGTAGCATCTATATCTACCTCTGATAAATTAGTAACCCTAACTGGAACACCCAACTCTTTTAATGATTGATGCAATGCTCCGATACCAGCAAAAATATCAAATATTCTTATTTCTTCCATTTTAAAGTTTAATTTTTCTAAATTGTTATTCCACATATTATCTACCCCTTTATTTATTAATTTATTATCCAATATATTTCCTATTGCATATCCATGAGTACAAGCACAAACCGTAGGGAATAAACCTTCTGGATCATATACCATTCCAGCTTGACTACCCTTGTTTGAAACTTGCCCACATCTAATTATTTCATTCATATCTATAACCACCCCTTGATTGCAACTTGTTGTTAATGTATTAGCTATTTGATGTCCTACTCTACCACGTCTTGTTTTACTATTTGGTTGTTCTAAGTTAATCGAATCCCCCCTATAGCAATTGCATAACCTTGTTTAGTAGCTTCTCTCACTCTTACATGGTCTGAATAATATTCTATGAAATCATTCATTTTTTTCACCTCAATTATTTTAATTTTTACACCTCAACTATTATATATTTATTTTTTAATCCAACTCTTTAATTCTTCATTTGAAATAAACCCTTGTTGGTAATGTTTATAAATCTGTTTCTCGCTCATTTTTATTTTCCACCTCCTTAACTTTTAACTTACTTTTAAATTCTTTAACTTCTATAGTTTCCTCATCAAATATACAACTCATTCTTTGTTTAAATCTCTCATCGATTATTTCTTTAGTCAATAAGTCTTCTTTCTGGATTAGATCAGATTCAATTTTTAACTTTAATGTCACATAATATTCCTGCTGCTTCATTTTATACCTCCTTGCTCTTAATAAAACCTATCTTTTATGTAATTCAATTTATTAACATATCTTCTTTAATCTCACATTGTTATTGCCAACAATTTTCAAGTGATAACTAATCCACTCGCCACCTTCGTCATCTTCGGGTAATGCATAACATAAATAATCTACGACCTCAAAATCTACTCCATTACACTCTTCCCAATGCACATCTATCCAATTTTCATAATATCCTCTTTCTTCCATTCTTTTTCTGATTATATTTACACAGTACATCACATCTGAATCTTTTATAGGAAATTCTTCTATTTTATCATCACCTTCAACTATTACCTTAAAATTATTCTCTATGAAATATGGTAACGCTTTATTATTAAAATCACTTTCCCATTTTATTCTTTCTTTTTCAACTATTTTATCAGTACATTCTCCACACTGAAAATCATCAAAATATTCTCCATTTTCCTCTCTTACACAACATCTAAAATCTTCTGTTTCGCAATTACATATTATACATTTTCCCATAATAATCTCCCTTATAAATTTATTTCATTTCCATTAAAAACATGATTTTATTAATCTATAACTTCTTTTATCCTGATACCTTTCCAAAATTCTATATATTCAATGCTACTTAATTCTCTGTGTAACACAGTATTGATTTTTGTAAAATTCATTGGAACTTTTCTTCTGATCTTATCAATTCTAAACTCATTTTTCTTATCTTTAGCTGCAATTCTTTCTACATTTACGCCTTCTAAAATTACAACTCTCTTAGGCTTTGCTATAGCTTGACCAAAACTTATATACATCTCGCCACCATTTACCCTATCGTATGTAATTTTCTTTCAGCTTCAAATATTTCATTATCTAACTTATGTATTTTTCTAACTAATATATTAAATTCTAATTCAACATCTTGTTCTTTTCTTATATCAAGTAACGCCTCTAAATCTCTAGTCCTCTTTATCGCCCTTTCTCTAATTCCATATAATTTTAATAACTCCACCATTTTATATCTCCCCTTTTATCAATTTATTATTTTAATTTACACTTAATAAGGTAAAACTTTCTTTAACACTCTATCAGCCTCATCATACAATTGATTTATATCTGATTTTCTTGTGTGTATTGTGTAATCAAAATTAAATTTATCAAGATCACATTCGGACTTATGCTTCAATTGTTCATCGGTTAACTTACTTTTATAATCATATCTGTTTATTCTAACTGTTATGCACTCATCTGGAAACATTGCTTTTAAAATATGTACTTCATCTCTAAATCTTGTATCAGGAACTAAGAAATAATCAAAATCATCTGATACTATTTGAAAATCTTCTGCTAACCTTTTAGCATGGAATGATTTATAATTTAGTTTTTCTTTAATTATATCTGTTCCTAATTGTTGAAGTTTTGTTCTTATAAATTGATCCTTAGTTACTCCATCCCATGAATAGTAATCTTTTAAATATCCCTTTATATACTTGGCAAATCTATCAATTACAACTGTTTCTCCATTTGCTTCAAGTTTTTCTTTAAGATATGTAGCTAAAGTATCCTTTCCGCTTTCTGCTTTTCCACTTATTAATATTATTTTTTTCATTTAACCATCTCCCTTTAATTTATCTTGTAAATTTATATTACCATAACTTTCTAACTATTGTCAATCAATTTTATTAATTTATATTGTAAAATAGTTAATTTATTAATTTCACTCTTATTTTTGTCTTTTCTGAATCTTCCAAGTTTAATATATAATATAAATCACTAAAATAATAATCTTTCTTGTTAAAATTCTTATCAATTGGAACTATATTTAATTTATACTTCGCTGAAATTGGCGAGAAACTCGCATAGTCTTCGAATTTACATTCAACCCATTTCTCCTTTCCTTCATAAAAAGTTACTCCTAAATTAAAGTAAGGGAATTTTTGTGTAATACCCTTCTTTAATTTCATTTCGACCTTTAACTTATTACTTAATATCATTTTCAGTAATTCATCTGAGTTTTTAAATTTCATAATTATTGCCTCCTTAAAAATCATAATTTCACTTTATTTTAAATCTCAAAATCTTTTTAAAGTCATTTCTACCTTGTATGTACCACACATCATTTTTATCGTCACCTACATAGTAGTAGCACAATATAGTCCCTTTTTCTTCTTTCATACCGACTAATAAGATTTGATAATGATCGCTATGTTCATTAAATGCTGCTGAGTATATCATCGCATCATCTTCTGGTGAATCATTATATAATATTCTAAATTCCTCAAACTCTTCTTTGATACTATTAAATTTATTTAAATTAAAATCTGATTCGCTTTCTAAAAATATTTTATATAAATCTTCTGTTAAGTTAACCTTAAAATCATATTTCATAATAAAACTCCTCATCTTTTGTTATTATATTATTATATACTATTTTTATATAAATAGTCTTAAAATAATCTTTTTATTAAAATTCTATCACTATCTTACAATCTAATATTGGAGAATAACTACCGACTATCATATCTCCAAAATCCATCATTATACACCAAAGCTGACCTTTATAATAACCTTCTTCATCTATAGGTAATTCATAGTTTTCGTTAAATCTTTTATTCATTTCATCTAATTCTTTTCTCTTTCTCTCTAACGCTTCTTTGCTAAGTTTAACCTTGACTGTTTGGTTAATATTCAATTCTAATTTATTCACTTATTAATCACTCCTTTTAACTATTATAAGTTTTCCAACTCAGATAAATTTATTTGTCTACAATTACTACAATCAACACATTCTACTATATTCTTAATTTCATTTGTATTATCTATAAAATGACAAACATACTCTATACTTCCAAACCATCCATAAGTATTATAACCATCTATATGCTCATAAGTTAATAATATATTTTGTTCCATTTTAAATCCTCCTAAAATACATATTTTATGCCAAATACATATTGAATATTTTATTATATGCATTTTTAAATACATCATCATCTATTAATGATCCAATTCTTGTTTTCTTAAAGTCTATAACAGCACTATCTAAAAACAACCTCAAATCTAAAGCATCTTCCTTTTTAAAAATAGACTCATTTTCGACTAAATCTATACATTCCAATAATCTTTTCTTATTCGTACAATACTTTTGGTCATCATATTTATTATTTTGATATAAGTAAATTAAAAATCTTTTTATTTTACTTCTTTCTTGCATTGTTAGTTTATCCCCCATAGTATCCACCTCTTTTAAATAAATTTAACTTTTTATATTGAATCATCTTCTTCATAATATATGTGTGTTATATGGCCACATTCACAACTAAAAGCTTCGTATTCTCCATACTCATCTTCTCCACTACCTTCACGATCTAAATAATCATAACTATCACATTCTTCACATTGAAATCTCTTTAACATTGTTACAATCCTCCTTTATTTTCTAATAGAATTCAAATTTATTTATATTTAGCTTATGTCATTATAATATCATAGTTTGAAATAAAAGTAAACACCTTTCTCTTAAATTTTATTAATTTATATTTATATAATAAAAAGAACAGGTTTTTATCCCTGCTCTGAATATCTAAATGTTAATCCTCTCATGCCTTCTCTTTCGCCTTTGCATGTTTTCCCAACAACACTCTTATCTATATAGAATCCAAAAGTTTCTTTGCTATCTTTGACTACATTTCTAATAGATTCATAAGTCTTTATTATTTCACCTGTATCAATATCTATAACGTCAATAGCTCTTTTGTTTTTTGTTTTAACTTCTAAACCAAAAATATTCTCTAATTCTTTTCTAAATGTAGTCAAACTAGAATTTCCACTTGATAAACCTAATATATCTAATATTTCTTTTAGATCGTTTGATTCTATTTGTCCTTCATCTTCATAAATTTCTAATGCGAGATCATATCTTCTATTTTTAAATAACATTCCCATATCTGGTCTTGCAACTTCACTAGCTTTGCTAACTCTGTCTATTATTCCATATATTCTACTTACAGAAGAAGGAATTCCGCTCATTGTTTTTATCATATAGTCACCATCTTCATAATCTGAACATGCCCTACACAACCTTGTTCTTCTTATAAATTCTTCATCAACCGGTAATGAAACTACTTTTTTCTTAACAGTAGTGGTTAATATCATTTCTTCCTCATTTAAATCTTCCCATTTAACGCTAGGTACATCACTTGCAGGTACACCATATCTAATTAATACATATACCATTTTTTCAACATTATCAGCAGATAATTCATCTACATATGCATAGAACTCATCTAACGGCATGTATTGTTCTTTTAATGCTTTATTATTTACTTCAAATAAATCAGTTGTTGGTATTGAGTCACAAGGATTGTAGCTTATAAATCCTCTTTCAACATTATATATCATATAATTATTTATAGCTGCAAATATAGCACGTTTAGTTGTACTACTATTAGTTATTGCTCCTTTAACTAGGTTTTCTATTTCTACACTTGTAAATTTTCTTAAATCTTTGTTATTAGCTATTTCCGAACTATGCACATGCACATCTAACAATCTATAATAAGTTATCTTTGTTTTTTCTGCTATATATCCGTTATTCTCATCATCGTTTAACCAGTTTATCTTATTGTTCTCGTACTCATCAAATTTTAAATTTTTATTTTCCAATTTAATTCTTTCATTTTTTATTAATTCTTCAAAAGTTTTCATTATTTAATCACCTCGCTCAGAATTAAATCTATACTACTATCTGCTATATACTTTTCATTAAATGTGTTTGTAATTTTTTCGCAATTATTTTCTATATACTGGATCAGGTTGTAAATATCCATTCCATATTTTTTATCTCTAACTTCTGCTGCAAACTTTATATACATTTTAAATATATTTCTATTCAAATAAATACTATTAATCATTTTTTCTAAATTGTTCTCATATAATTCTTTTAATATATAATCTAATATTTCATCAATTACTTTTGCTACTTTTCCTCGACTTATTGTATTCTTCAGATCGTCATTCATCTCTATATTAGTTTTCTTAAATGCATCTATTAATATTCTTTTTTCAGTATAATTATTTTCTAATTTCATTTCTTGCTTAGTTAATGCTGTATGTCCGTTTAACCATTTGCATTCTTTTATAAATTCATCTATAAAAATATTTTCATCATTAGGAGTAATAGCATTTAAATAATCTAGATTAGTGTCGCAACGCTTAAATGTATCAATTATAAATTTACGAATTTCTGCCTCATTATCAAATATATGAACAAAACATCCTAACTCAGCTTTTATTGTTTTTCCTTCTGCCTCAGCTTTTTCAACCGCATTACACATAGCTGTTAATCTATGCCACCCATCAACACACATTAATGGTAAATAAGTTTCAGATTCAAAATCAAAATTCGGCTTAATCCACATATCACCTATATTTTCATACATTTTTTTAAATTTAAAGTTTTCGCTTATTCCTGCCGTATTATTAACTAATATAGCAAAATGAATAGATGTTGGTGTCATTTTTTCTTCTGAAAACTCTTTTTCCATATCTAATATATTTTCTTTATTCGCATCAATTTTCTTTATAGTTCTTCCAGAAGATGTTTTAACCATTTTAGGCGCACGTTGAAATAACTTGTTATAGGAATATAATGAATTTTTTCTCATTTCTACTGCTTGCTTTCCATCAATAACACCTAAAAAATTCTTACCATCTATCTGTCTAATTCCTTTAAACAATACATAATCTATTCTTTCTTTAACTTCTATCTCATTGTTGTAGCTAAATATTTCACCTTCACTAAAGTAATTAGATAGTTTAAATTTTTCAGAGTCTAACTCATTCTTAAATACTTTTGTTATAGCAATCAATACATTTTTATCTAAGTGATCTTCATCTATAGACTCACTAAACAATTGGTTTGGTATTGTTGAAGGTAACTTTTTCTTTATAAATTCCTCTCTCAACTCTTTTAATAATTTTTTATTGTTAATATTATCTTCTACCGATTCTAATATTCTCTCTTTTAATTTTTCTAAACTTTCCATAATACAAAAAACACTCCTTCTATAAATATAATTATATATAAAAACAACAGTTTAATCAATCTTTTTTATTATTTTATATATGTATTATACCCTAAAAGGAGTGTTTTTATGTTTATATTTTGTTAATTTTACTTATATGTTAGCACTTAAATGTGCTTATTCTACAACAATAATATTAATTCATTGCTTTGTAACTTTATGTATACTATACTTTCATCTCCGAAAAACTCGGCTTTTATAATTTTTTCTTTATGTATTTCTTCCCATAATTCATCTGAGCCAACATCAAACATTTTTTCTCCATTTCTCTCAATATTGAATCCCTCCTTTTCTATTAATATCGCCTCTAAGTCTAGTAAACTTAATTCTCCCATCCTAATTTCCCCTTTCCAAAGAACACACGTTCTCTTTTCTTATTGCTATTATATCAAATGAGGCAACCATTTGTCTACAATAACATTATATAACATTTTTCTCACATTTTTATTCCGTATAGTAATATTTGTCGTTTATTTCTTCCATATTTCTTCATTTTTTGTATTTGTATTGCTTTGTTTTTCTTCCATTTTTTAATATTATTAAATATAATAAAAGTATTAAGAAAGGAATAAGAATGATAAAATTAAACTTAAAAAAACATAGGATAAAAAATAAACTCACACAAGATGAACTAGCTATTAAATCTAAAGTATCCCAAACTTACATAAGTAGATTGGAAAATAATAATTTCCGTTATCGTGGCTCTAATGAACGTGACAGATTTATTGAAATTTGTAAAAACTTAAAAACCTGTCCTAGTGAAATAATTCAATACAATTGTAATAATTGTGTCATTAAGAAGACAAAACAAGAAAGAAAAACTTGTCGAAAAAATTATATAACTAAAGGCTGTTCTCATATGTTTCTGTTAGAAGAGTAGGATTTTCCTACTCTAATATTTTACTACAGTATTCAACCATTATTTTATCTATCTCTTCGGTACTATGGAAATATACCGTCATACCCATATCACCTTTGCAACTCCATCCTAATATCTTGTTTCTTATAGAGTCAGGCACACCAACAGCCATTAAAGCTATATTTGCATAATGCCTAAAACAATGATTTGTAACGCCCTTAATTCCTAACTCATCACAATATTTTTTTATCATTATATTACTAGACTTTGTTTCTAATTTCTTTCCTGATCTAGCAGAAATAATTAAATAATTATCATTTTTTAAATCAAATTTTTTCTCATATTCACTAATATAATTTTTATAATACTCTAATACTTTACCTGCAATTGGTACTCTCTTATTTAATTTTGTAGAATCTTCATTATGAATATTTATATTTATCATCTTACAATTTTCATAATCATCAATGTCTTTTAATTTAATACTTAATGCTTCTTCTATTCTTAACCCTGTAGTAGATAACAATGCTAATAAAAATCTATCTCTTTGTGAATTAAAGTCAACATTTTTTTCACCGTATCTTTTTGTTTGAGTTTGATTTAATATTTTTCCTACTTCTTCTTTTGTTAATATTTTTTTCTGTTTAGGCATTGTTTTTTTATAGCCTTTTAATCCCTGTGAAGGATTGCTGCCGCTATACTTTGAATAATAATTAAAGAATGTTTTCAATGCCATAATAACTCTATTTATAGTTGATCTTGAATAATTCTTATCTTCTAAGTAGAATACAAAGTCTTCTAACTCTCTATACTCTATTAAAGATAAAGATTCTTCAAATCCAATATCATCACCTAAATTTATCTTTATGTAATCATAAAATTTAGCTAAATCACTTTTATATGCTTTTATAGTATTTACCGATGTTTCAGCTCTTATTAATTCTCTTTCAAATCTATTAATTATCATTTCCATTTTAATTACCTCTCATTTTTCTTAATTTCTATAATTGCATATTACCATACTTTTTAAATTCAGTCAATAAGTTTTGTTAATTTATATTTGAAGGTGGTTTTTTGATCTGAGTCTAATCTTGATACTACTGATGATACGTTACTTTCTGAATATTCTAATGCTAAACAAATATCTTTGGCAACAAACCATATTTCTCCATCTTTATTTATAGCTCTAACTTCTCCAAATACTTCACTTAAAAATTTTTCTACATTATTGTTCATATTTTCTCATTCTCCTTTATTATTTTATATTATATATTGAAAATTAAGCAGATATCTTTCGACACCTGCTTCTTATCTTTTGTTAATTTCAATTTTATCCCCACATTCCTTTGTCACATACAGAAACTCCATTTAAGAAGCCCCACATACCTTTATCTCTTGTTGTAGCTCCAGCAACTAAGCTTACGCTTAAAGCTACTGTTAAAGCTGCTAAAATAAATTTAATGTTTTTACTCATACGGGAATCACCTCCTTTCATCGTTTTTATATATAAACAGTTTATAGCATTGATGCTACAGACTGGCTTACAAGCATGTCTACAAGTTCCTCATATATTTTACTATCTTTTTCTTTTAACCTAAACATTAATCTTTGTTGAACGTAATCTATTTTTTTTAACATATCGTCTGGAATAGGTTGCATATTAATTTTCTTAACCACTTTATAATTATGTATTACCTCGCATAACTCACCAACCATTTCATAATCTTTTTTTATGAAATGTATATCAGCTTTAGCCATTAATGCCTGATCGAGATATTCAATTTTGTCTTTATATGATAAATATAATTTTTGCTTGTCCTCTATTTGCTCTTCCTCAGAAAATAAATAATTATATAAATTTAATACCATAAGGTATTTTTCTTCATTTGTGCTTAAATACTCTTTATCTTTTTCTATTTCGTGTTTTATAATTTTAACATATTCCTTAGCCATATCTTTTTGATTTATTTGATCTAACACCCAAGCTAAATTATAATATACTAATCTTTTTTCTTCTGTTGTTGTCTCGCTGTCAATCTGAAAACTTATCCTTCTTAATGTTGTATATCCTTCTTTCCATTTTGATTCTTGAAATAATGGAAATACATTTTCTTTTACAGCGCTTTCAATACTTTTAATCATATTCTCATCTCCCAAATTAAGTTTATAACACTTTTAATTTATTAGTGTCTTTTTCACGTAAAATTGATTCATATTTAAATTCATTGTAAACCAAATAATCAGATAAATAAACTCTTGAATTGCTACATATTTCTTTTAATTTGCAATATTCTATTTTTAATTTTATAGCCCTTTGTTTAATTTGTTCTTGTGATGCATAAATATCGTCCAGTAAATCATCTACAGATCTCATCCAATATTCAACTTCTTTAACTTGTTTTCTAACTTCTAAATCTCTTTGTGTCTCAAGCCCTACACTTATCCTCATAGCCTCATCTATTTCCTTCATAGTTTCTCTATCTGCTCTTCCTATGTAACTTCCTTCGATTATTCTGCTTTTGTCTATAGTTCTAATTTGCTCTAACATTACAACTGAATCTTCTTTTAACCCTAATTCTTTGTCTAAATTTATATGTGTTGGCATTTTATCTTTTTTATTTTTAGTTGTTATTAACGCAACTACTAATGTTGGACTAAATTTATTGCCAATATTATTTTGTAGGACGATAAACGGTCTTAGACCTTGCTGCTCACTTTTAACTCCGTCAAATACTGCGCTAAACATACCTCCTCTTTTAACTATCATTCCATTCATTTCTCAATTCTCCTTAATTTCTTTTACTTACTATACCTATATATTACCATATTCTTCTTATAGTTGTCAACATATTTTATTAATTTTTATAGAATTATTTTCTATATTAAACCTATTTCCTTGAAATTTTTTACAACATAACTAATAGGATACACTTTCTTAATAATATCATAAGTTTCTAACAATGTTAATCGGTTAGGTATAAGCAATATTTTATTCTCGTGTTCTATTATTTGTTTATCGTATACAATTATATAGTCGAGTTTAGCCAATCTTTTTATAAATCTCATTTCTTTTGCTGGATCTGCTTCATATACTTTTGTGTTATTTACTATATATCTTTTCATACAACCACTTCCTATATTATATTATTACCTTCAATCTGTCTCTATATGCTATTAAACACTGTTTAACATCATAATCTTCTGTAGAACATAATAATTCATCTATAACACCTAAGAGCTCTTGTATAGTCTCAGTTTCTCTTCTATTGAATTTTTCTTTTATAGCATTAAATCTGTCATCTATATTATTTTTAATTAATACATCGAGTGTATTACATAACTCTTTGTATTTTGTTAATTTACCTATTCGTTTCATATTTTCACCTCTTAATATATTCTCATATCAATATATAATTTTTATATACTCATATAAGAAGCCGATAAACTCGGCAAACTTATTTTAATTATTTATATAACCTTTATTACCTAAATAGTTATAAACTAAATTTTTATATTTTTCTGACCCACCTGCAAGTAATACGCAACTTGCATCTAAATCACTGTTGATTTTTCTCCAAACTTCTTTGCCTAAATTTTTAATTATTGTCTTGTTAAAGTCTGTCAAGTTTAACTCTAATATTGATTTTTTCAACATGATTATCACTCCTTATTTTTATTAATTTTTATGTATAAATAAAACAATTCATTTATATGCTTTTTATATTTTCATACCATGTTGTCATTAATTTTTCTAAAGTTTTATATTCTGTAATTCCTGCACTTAGAAAGTTGCACATACAATCTTCAGCTTTTCCAATTAGATCAACTTCTTCTGTTGGTAAAAAATCTCTTAGGTTATCTTTTTCTAATAATCCTAATTCTTCTTTATATTCTTTACAATCCATACCAAATACAATATTATAAACCAAGTTAGTGTATTTAGCATAAATATATCCACCTTCTTTTGTATTTGGAGGGTTTAAGGCTTTCTTTATAGCATCCGTAACACTTTTTCTTATACCTATTCCCCATTTTCTCAATATATATTTTTCAATTCTTCTATCAGATTCCATTTTTATTTGTTCTGGTGTCATATTCTCCATACCATTTATGTATACACCATATTGTCTTAGATTAGGTAGGACTACTTCAGCTAACCAACTTCTAAACTTCCTACATCTTTCATTCCCTACTATAAAACTCCACAAATATAGTTCACTTTCAGTTATAGTCATTGTTTTTAATTGTCCTCTCACTTCTTTCTTCTTTTCATTGCTGAGATTTTTGTAAAGTCCGAGGTCTTGGACTTTTTCAATTTTAACTAAATCGTCATAAACCTCATCGTATCTTACTACTTCATAATCTGTACCATCCTTATATTTCTTTTTCTTGGTTACTCCTAATGCCTTTGCACAATCTTCTACATATAAATACAACATGCTATCCCCTTCAGATACTTCATATTTTATTAAAGTATCCCCATAAGTAAATTCATCACTAAATCCGATTTGATATTCATTGTTCATATTCCCATCTCCTTTTTTTAATTTATTTTACATAAAAGTATTATTTTAAATTTTACAATTTAATATTTATGCTATTTTCTTTAAGTATTTATTTTTTATTTTATCATCAAAAGTTATATCGGCTAATAATCCCATCATTTGTCTAAAACTAAAATTATTTAAAGTTTTTATATTATCTTTTTTCTTCATTTCATTTATAAAATCATTTGTAAATTCTGTGTAATCATTATTATTAACTTTCCCCTCTGACTCTTCTTTTAATTGCTCTTTCCTCCAACCTTTTTTATTTACTTTTTTAAGCATGTCAACTAGCATCCCACTCAATATTTCATCTAATCCAATAGTAAACAACTCATTATCTGGATTATTAAAATACATTTGTTTAACCTCTAAAGTTTTATAATTTAACTTGTTATATAATAATTCTTTCTTGTCCATTTTTAATTCCTCCACTTTCAATAAAACTAATATTCTATTTATTTTCTAAGCTACTTCATCTAGCTCTATATTAATCATTTCAAGTCTTTTCTTTTTCTTTTTATGTATTGGTCTTCCGAACAATAATTCCCTTAACCATGTTTTAGATCCTGTAATAGCTGTTATAGTTGCTAATATCAAAAATAAAACTATTCCACATGTTCCCCATATAAACGCCATTTTCGCTAATACCTTTAAAGTTAAAATTAAATTATCCATTTTTCCACCTCTATTTTGTTAATTTATATAGTTAGTTTTTGATGAGATACTAACAAACTCTTTTATTAATATAAATAACATTCTGCTTTGTTATCATATACAAAGTTATAAATAACTTTTCTTTCCTTCTCTCCTGGTAGTAAATTATCATTTGTATTAAATTCTATTTCCTTTACTTGTTCTGATAAATCACTGCTTAGAAAATTACTATCATTATAATGATTTATTACATCTTCTTCGCTTCCATTTATCTTAGTATAGAAATAATCTCCATTAACTTTAGTTACTTTTATTTCTCTACTTTCAACTAATTCATAAACTGAAAGATCATATTTATTTATATCTTTATACCAATGAGTATTTACTTCAAATATCTTTGTTCTTTCCTCATTTGCATAAGTTGCAATTTCTGTTGTTCTATTATGCTTTTCTTTGTAACTGATCTCTTTTAATCTACTTATGTATTTATCTAACTCCTTATCAGCTATTGAAAAATCTACCTTATTTAATTTACATACTAAAACCATTTGTTTACACATTTTAATCACCTCATAAATTATTTGTTTCTCATCTACAATTATTATTATATTACTTTACCTTTTGTTTGTCAACTATTTTTGTTAATTTTTATTTATTATTTTTGTTTATATCCTAGCAAGTTCATTTTCAAGTCTAGGCAACATTTTAACCGTCATTAATTCTTTATCTTCTTTAGTTGGTATTAATGAAATTATCTTTCCTGTGTCACATTTATATAAGCCTTCCATAAACGCCTTCAAATCGCCCTTGTATCGCTTTAAGTTGAACACGTCTATTCTTTTGCCTTCGTCAATAAATTCCTTTATAGCTTTACCAGTAGCCAATACAACACCATTAAAATATTCATTCTTAATTAGTCTACTATCTTTTATGATCCAGTTATGACTTGCATTAACTTCATATAATTCGACCTCTTTTATTTCCTCAACTGCTGCAGTATATGGATTATTTTCTATATTAGCATCTATATTATTTTTTTCTATTAAATCATTTAATAATTCAAATATAACTTTATATTCATTTTTATAATTCTCTTCATTAATCCATTTGAATTTTTCTATATTGTTTATAATGTAATTATATTCAGCCTTTTCCTGCTCTAGTATAAATTTAAATATATTAGTAGCTAGATTTAATTTATTATCTATATCATATCTAAATTTATAAGTTTCATTGTTAACAGTTAATGTAATAAATGTTTTAGAATATCCTTCGCAGTTCTCGTTATATTCTGCTAATATTCTTTTATTCAAGTTTTCGGTTGCTTTTATAACGTTGCTTGTTGTTATAGTTTCAACACTGCCCTCGCCCTCAATATGAATTATTAAATTATCGTTTAATTCTTCTCTACCTTCTAAATTATTTACTGTAAATCCTTTATATAAAGACCATTGGAATAATTCGGCACCACCTGCAGATATTATTTGTATATCTCTGCTATTTTCTATACCTACATTAATTTGCAAAGATGCAACGCCCTTATTATCTTTATATAAAACTAGTTCTTGATTTCCATATATCCAGTATCTATCACATGATAGTATGAAATTTTGTAATTCTTCAGGTAGCTGATCCCAATTAATACAATAAACATTCTTAATAGTTGTTATATCATTAAAGTCATTACAATTAATTAATTCTTCGTATGTATTTGTATTTTCTTCTTTTAACATTTCCTCAACTTCTTCAGTAACGTCTATTTCTTCAGCTTCAGAAGTTGATCCACCAAATAACTTATTTACAGTTGTTATTGTATCATCGTTTTGCTTAGCTATCCATTTACCTAATTTAAAGAAATATTTAAACCCAACTGCTTTTAATTCTGCTCTAATTTCTTCTGTAGCTAATTCCTTAGATGCAAATATTATTTCTATTCCATTCTTTTCATCGTTATAAACAACTTCTACACCTTCAGTATTTGAAGTATTTTCTATTGTAGCAACTTCTTTTTCTTCTTCTTTCTTTTCTTCTAAGTTTATATATAAATCTCTATAGCTGTATCCATAACACATTGTTATTTTTAATGTATTATTTTCTATTCCTCTACAGTAGATATTTGAATTTCTAAACCAATAATCTGGAATATTATCAATTGTGGCGTCCATTTTAACCGGTTCAACGTCATAGATTTCATCATATCCTCTATAGATCATATAAGATACAGCACCTTCTTCGATTGCCTTTTTAAGTTGATCCCTTCTAACTGTAACCTTTCCTGCTTCATAATTTTTAACCATTTTCTCAATTCTTTTATTCATTCTCAACAACTCCTTAAATCAATTTCAATCTTTAATTATATTATAATGACTTATTTAATATTTGTCAACTAATTTTATTAATTTATATTAAAATATTTTTAATCACTAAATTGCATTTAAATAGCCTTATTTACTCTTTTATTTTCAATAGTATAATTCATCATCTAATCACTAAACGCCTTAAATTCAGCCTAAAAACAGCTTAAAATCCTTATTTTATATCTATATATTTATGTTTCTTTAATTCATTTAATACATATTCAATTAAGGCCTTATTATTGCTATTGTGACTAAATTTATAATTCTTTCTATTCTTTAATTGCTGCACTTTTAAACGTCCTTTTAACTTCTCTATGCCTTCAAGATCCAAAACTGTAATGTTATAACTATTTATTGTTTTAATGCTTGTTATAAAGCCGTTAGCCTCTCTATATTCTTCTATTATTATTTTTCCATTGTTTTTATTTATAACCATCTCAAATTCCCCACTTTAAACGAATGTTACGCCTTGCGTTACTATTAATCTTTAATCATTATTCTTGTATAGCTTTTTCTATTATATCTCTACAAGATTTTAATACTTTGTTATACTCCTCTTTCTTAACCCCTTTAAAACCCTATTATAAATCCGTCCCAAAAAGTGTCTTTATCCAGCGTTTCTGGTTTATACGCATATATTCCAGCTAATATTTTACGCTTTTTACTACCTTCCGCAAACTGTTTACTTAATCCTGTTATAACGCATTTCTTAGCATAGTCTTTAAATAGTCTGTCAAACGCTTCTGGACTAGCACACAAATTTAAACTTTGTTCTATTTTTATAAATTCTTTACTACATCTTTTTAAATCTTGTAGTATAGCTCCTACGCAAAAATAATATTCTTTGTCATTTTGTATATATAAATCGTCCTTTTTACACCTTTTTAATATATCCTCTTTTATTAACACTTAATACACCTCCTTTCTATATGTTAACATAAAGTTATACTGCTAACAAGCAAATTCTTCCTCTAGGCGTTGTAATAAGCTCCAATTCAAAAACCTTCTTAATTCTGGCTTAGTATTATTGTACTTTTCTAATAAATCCGCGTACAATTTCTTTCTATAAGTATTATAATAAAAATTTGTAAAATCTTCAAAATCAAATACCGCAACTTTGCCTTTATATTTAGCCACACATTCCCCATCCGTTCCTATTCCATTGTAATCTCCAACAAAAGCAATTACAACAAAATCTTTGTCGTATTGACCTACATGCGCCATTAAATCTTCTATTGTACTTTCGCAACTTTTACCGTCTAAAACTTCACTTCCGTCTGCTTCGGCTTCTCTTGCACTACTGTATATCATTCCCCAACTTTTAGATTTATATGTCATTCTAATGCTTGGATCATGGAATCTAAAATATACATCTTTGTTATTATTTAATTCTTCTATTAATTCCATTGTTGCCTTATTGTCTACTTTATAACTAAATTTACTCATTTTAATCTCCCCTTTTATATATTTATTAATTTATTTTATAATTCAACTTATTTACTTTATTCCCTTGCCTTGATTATATAATAACATATCTATTTAATTTTGTCAACACTTTTTGTTAATTTATATTTATAAAATGTACTTTTTATTAGAATAAGAAAAGCACCAACTTTATTCCGTTTCTCGTTGATGCTTCCCTTTATGAATATTATAGACTTATATTTATATTATATACTTAGTTATGTTAATTTATCCATAGTTGCTTAAAATATTTTCAATTTTATTTATGTATGAATTAAATTCCAATCCTATTGGCTTTATCAAGTCGAAATAAACTGATTTAGTCCAATTAGTATTATAATAACCTTTATTATATATTTTATAATTTATACTCTTTAAAGCTTTAATTTCTAAATTAACATTAAAATTAGTTAATCCCTTTAATTTATTTATTACCCTACCAATACCCTCTATTTCTTCTTTGCTTATAATTTTGTCTTTATATTTATATGTTGTTGAAACTCTATTTTTTAAAGAATTAATTAAACAATCTATAATAATATATTCGTCTTTGTATCCTGCTTCATTTAATTCTTTTTGAAGTTCTATGTATTTATTGATATTTACTTTACACCCTAATTGATCTACATTTAAATGATTCTTAAATCTATCTGCCAATGAAGTAATTTTATTGTAAAAATCTCTATTTATTTTGTTAATTTCTTCAATATGTAATAATGTTATACATTCTTCTAAGTTGCTTAAATCCCTTTCTAATTGCATAAAGTTTAAATGATATATTGTGTAATCTAATTTACTATTTTGTACTTGTTTATTATCATCAAATAGAATTAATACATTATCATTGTTAGATGTCTTAATATAAATATCGGCTGTTAAAATATCATTTACTTTATGATCTATTTCTTTATTTATACAAGTCACTTCATTTAAAAAAGGTAATGTTATAATCTCACCAACTGAAATAAATTTATCTTTCCAATATTTTTTATAGGCTTGTTCACAGTTGCAACTTTCTAAGTTATTATTTTGTAAATGGTAAAAATGTCTTTCAACTAATTCAGACTCTAAAGCTCTGCCATGTAAAATTTCACCGCATGATGGACAATAGTAATCTGTATGTATGTCTGTCACTTGATCTATTGTTATATATTCTCCTTCTTTTGTTAATCCTAACCAATTATTTACTTTAAATTCTCTCATATCTTTTATTCCTTTCTTTACTTTTAGATTTTATTATTTTGCTTGAAAACTTTATTTTATTAATTTATTATATTTTGAAGTTTTAGTCTATTATCTGTTATAAATGGCTTGTTTACTAGGTTTTAATGATATATTTATTTTTATAATTCCCTCAAAAGTGGCTATTTTACTAGGTTTACAGACTAAAACTTCATTTTATTAATTTCTTATACTCATCAACTCAAATTGTAGAAATTTTTAATACTTCAAAATTCAAATTGTAGAAGAAATTAATAACACAGTATAGTGTAACAATATTACTAATTATCAACATAAATAAATAACAACATCACTAATCTATAAATATGAATCATTGAAAACCTAACGATTTTCAAGTTTGCTATACTCTCCTTTTAGTAGTTTTATCTTTTCTCTTTCTATCTCATCAGCTGTGTTATTTTCTATCTTTTTATTTATATAATTTATTTCTTGTGTTATTCTTCTCTTTAGGTTACTTTTATCTTTTTGTAATTTATTTTGTTTTATAAATCCTTTTGTGCTTCTTTCTCTTTCTAACTGCTCAAGTAATATTTTACTATCTTCATATCTACAATAAAACATATTTCCATTTTTTATTTTTCCGTCTCTCATTTCCTTAAATCCTGCATAGTCAAAATTTAATATTTTTAATTCTTTTAAAGCGTTGATATGTTTTAATACTGTTTTTTCTGTTACGTCTACATTTTCAGCTATTGTGGTCATTTTAGGAAAAGCTAGTTTATAATATTCATCTTGTTCATTTTCATTTATAAAGCTAAGAATATATAAACATATTTTTAACATTATACTTGTATCTAGTTTGTTTTCTTTAGAATAGTCTAATATGTATTTAATTTCTTGATCTAATATGTAAGTAAATCCTTCAGAATCTAAGTCAATGATATGTGCATAAATTAAATTGTTTTTATCATAGTTTAATATGTTATCTATTTCTTCAGTGCAAAATATATCGGTGAAATACTGTAGTATATTTTCATCCTTAAATAACTGTAATATATCCTTTACTTCTTTTTTAGTTTTTGTATTATTACTTTTTATTCCTAACGTACTATAAATAGATTGTAAATTAAATATACATATATTTTTATTTCCTGCTCTAGTAGTTAATATAATAGTTAATATTAATAATTCTTTAGTAGTTAATTCATTTTCTAATTTAATAACCTCATTTGGTATCATTGTAAAGTTTTCCGTTATATCTTCTAATTTCATGCTTTTTAATTCTCCTTTTAGTTTTTAGTTTTGACTTTTAGCTTAATTGATTAATTAATTAATTAATTATTTTTAAATTCCCTCATTGCTGCATGAAGCTTTGGAGTATTCTCGTATTTCCATACAACAAATTTAGGTATGTAAATGTTCGGTTCTATCTCAATTGGATATATACCCTTGTTACATAGATGCTTGTACATTGTTATTGTTTTAATTACATATAATTTATTCATTCTCTTATTTCTCCTATCTATATATTTATTTTGTTAATTTTTATAACACATTCAACTTAACCATCTCCTTTTTATTAGAATATTTATATAAACAACAAAAAGACCTTTAGGCCTAATTGTTAATAACTTCCTGTATTTTGGATTGATGCATAAGTTTTAATGCAGTTCTCAAAGTCTTGTAAGTTATTAAAGCTATAATCCCAATCACCTAATGCTGCTGGTTGAAATGTATATTCGTTAGTTATTAAGTTAGCTATTGCATATGATCCGTTACTAAATTCTATTCCTATATCTCCATTCTCTAAATAGAAATCATT